GACTTACTACGTCTAGCCTTACGTGATCCGGACTTACTACGTCTAGCCTTACGTGATCCGGACTTACTACGTCTAGCCTTACGTGATCCGGACTTACTACGTCTAGCCTTACGTGATCCGGACTTACGTGATCCGGACTTACTCTTACGTGATGGAGAAGAATTCAATCTCTTTATAAGCTGATCTTTTGTACCAGAAACAGGAAGACCCTTTGATCTTAACATATCCTTTAGTTCTGCAACTGTTGGCATTTTATATAACACATTTTTTTTCGAATTTAGTTTATAAGATTAAATATCTTATAAAATATAAATGAGATTAGTTACCGTCGCGACACATTCTGCTGGGTACTTTGACTTTTTACAACAATCATGTACTAGAAATAATGTAAAATTAGATGTGCTTGGTTTTGGGGAGAAATGGCAAGGTTTCGGATGGAGAATGAATATGGTACAGGATTATATAAATAGTATACAAGACGATAACGAGGTGGTATGCTTTATAGACGCGTACGATGTTATCGTGTTAAGACCTCTTGATGAGATGGAGGCATTGTTTAGATTATTTTCAAAAACAACCGGTACAGATATAATAGTCGGACATGAAAAACATGTATCTATATTTATACATATCTTAGGTAAAATAATATTCGGAGACTGTGACGGAGTTGCTATTAATGCGGGTACTTATATCGGCTTCAAAGGCGCTATAAAAAAGATGTTGGATACCGCAAAGTCTTATGATAGCTCACTTGATAGCGATGATCAGGTTCTCATAACAAAGTATGCTACAAATAACATTAACAGTATTTACATAGACACTGGGTCTATATTTTTTCTAACAATTGCAAATCAGCTTTCAAATTTTGACATAGATACTGTAGTTATAAATAACGGGGAATTATTTTACAAAGGTACAGCTCCCTTTTTCGCACACGGATGTGGAAATACATGCATGAACAGTCTTGTAGAAAGACTTGGATACAAGATGACAGAACTGCAAAAACAAAGCTTGACAGATTGGAACTATACAAACTCCTGGAAAAAGATATGCTATTATACTAAAATGTACACTGTTCATGTTACAATTGTAATATGTATTGTCATATTGCTTGCGGTATTTCTTAACAGGAAAAAATAATTTGTTACAATTATATAACAAATTAGGTTTCAATTTCTTTAATACTTTTCCCACATTTTTTAATGATTGAAGCAAATTCATAATAAGAAGGTTCCATGAACAATCCAACTTTCCCCGACATTATGACTTTTCCGCTCTGAAAAACCAGAAAAGTGTTGTATAATTTTTTGCGTAGATCCTTCTTTTTGTATTTGAGTATAAACTCTTCAAATGTTATAAGTGTAGTTTTTACATCAGATTTTCTATATTCTTTTAGTTTAATCTTGAGATCTACGTGATCTACATCTACTGGAATTTTTATGTTAACCCCCGTGTATCCTAATGTTGTCTCCAATAGACTCGTATAAGGAGTGTTCATGTTTATGTAGTCATCCAATGATTCCCTGTTAACCTGAAAACCAAGGGAAAAATCTATGTTATGCATAACAGGATCGTATATAGCTGTAAGGTTTGATCCTTCCGAGAAGGAGTAAATATCTGGCGTATCTTTGATATATTTCCAAATGTACAATACACACTTTTCTGCCTGTCCATCGTGCTTACAACCAGTAACTTGAAACTTACCGTTTCTAGACAGCTTAAAATTAATAAGTTTATTTTCAACGTACATGACAATTGTAACAGAGTTACGGAAAAATCCCGAGTTTTCTTTTGACTTGAGTAGTACACCTTGATAATCCTTCATATATTGAAACAAAATTATAGAACCACATTTAATATCTTTATTCGGATCTTCGTCTGAGCCCTTCTTCTTACGACCTCGCTTCTTTTTAATTACAATGTAAGGTGTGATTGGAAGTATATTTTTCTGGAAAAGATCCACTATATTGATTATCAGGTTAGTATTTACAACAAAAGTCTTTGTAGACGGGTCATAGCTTTCAAAATTCTCTTCCATTTTATTAGTTGATAATCCCTATTTAAAATCAATTTTGATTTTAAATGCTATATTATATAATAAAATGGACCAGGCTACTCCTATGTCATATGTAATAATTACGGGCTTTCCAGAATCAACTTCTTAAACATCTTGATCGCCTTATCTTCAGGCATAAACTTTTTGTATGTGTCAAGAATTTCTTTATGTGTCTTTTTGATATTTTCTTCTTCAAAATGACCTTCTGCATATTCTATTTTGAAAAAATTCCGATTTAACTCCGGATCAAACGAGAAAATCCTATTTCCATATCTGTCTCCTACTTTGGAAAAGAAAGTTAATCCTTTTTTCACTGCTTCGTGTACATCTACAAAACCCCTTACACCTTTGTTAGGACATCTGTCGGGTGTATCGAGGACATTTACTCTCCTTCCAAAATTAAGATCCCCCAGACCCGACAAAGATGTATGAGATAAACAGAAGATGCGATTCCTTCCTGTGTATGGAATATACTTCCCGTATAATACTCGATATGCAATAGGACCTTTCCAACCATATGTAGCCCTTATAAATGTCTTATCTTCAGTCATAATCATTTCCAATTCGCTACATTCTAATTGAGACTGATTAAGACCATATGTATTTATATTTGTTATATCTACAAATCCATCACCGTTCATAAGAGGATACAACGATGGATCTGTTCTTAGTCTTTCTACTATCCTGTCTCTTTTTCGTATCAGATCGTATTTTGTTAGCCTAGTAACAACTTTGGGTTTAGGAGGAGATTTAGGAGGAGATTTAGGTTTTTTATATGATATATCTCTGACACATCCTCCTCTTACTCCACATTTTTCCCATATTTCACAATCTTCTTTTACTCTACATTTTTTTGCAGGAGAATACTCTTTTCCTTTCCAAAGTGCGGCAGCTTTCCTTAAAAAATCACCTCCTTTTAGCGATTCAGATTTTCCGCTTTCTTTAAGGTATTTCAAAAAATCTCTAAAATTACCACTCATTTATACACTATTTTGTAAATAAAAATTAAATTTTTATTTACGCTTTAGGAGTCTTTTGGGAAGTACTTCATCAGCCTCTTCAAATTCGATAATGGGTTCTAAGCCGGGTTTAGGATTTACCCCTCCTTCAAGTTTTTGTATCCTGAGTTCAAGCTGTTCGACACGCTTTAGGAGTACATCTACATTTGGTTCCACACTTGAGTAAACTCTGGTTGGTTCTACCCTTATCTCTTCTGTATCTCCCCCATCTTCAAGTGTCTTCAAGAAAGCCTCTAATCTGGGTCGAGAACTATTTGTAAAAACCCATCCCGGACGACCCTTGAGATTTGAATTATATTTTCCTCCAAGAGTTTTGATACGATCCTTTACCTTTTCCGTATCTCCGAAAAGAACTATTGCTTTTTCAGAATACTGTTCAAGTATAATCGGCATTTTTCTAATTCAGATAATAAATTAGAAATCATTTTTAATTTAGCGTCTTTCCATATGACGTCTATGAACATTTAGTCTAACCTCTTCTACTACTCTTGGATTCACGTTGCGTTTTTTCAAATCTTGTAAGACTAGTTGTCGGTCCACTTCGGTTACCAATGGACGATTTTGTCTTTCCATATCACGTCTATGAAAATCCTGTCGCACCTCTTCTACCACTCTTGGATTCACGTTGCTTTTCTCCAAATGCTTCAATACTAATTCTCGTTCAACTTCAAGATTGTTTAGTTCTCGTCTCTTATCATCTATCATTGCCCGAGATTCATTGTAACCGGAACATGTCCGTATAGTCTGTGTATGAATTGGGGCTTCGCCATAAGCAGTGTTGATAGTATGATAACCGCGTGCGGTAGATTGATTAGGATGAAGCTTATATTGGTTAAATGCATTATGGAACCACTTATATGTTCTATCATACGGGCTAAGTACTGCCATAGGCGAGTCTGGGGCAGTTGTAGATGTCGACAATGTAGTATACATATCTTGGGCTACGGTACGATGTGTCGGTTGCATCATCATCGACCTGTTAGTATCGTAGTATGGAGAAATATAATTGTTGCTCATTTTATTATAGGATTTTTTATTTTAAAAATGAATTAAACAAGTGTAATTGACATTTTCTAATTTGAATATTCAAATTAGAAACTTGTTTAAATCAGGCTATCTCATTGTAAATTACCACTACAAGAACGCTGAATTTGAGTTTGAATAGGGGCCTCTCCATAAGCAGTGTTGATAGTATGATAACCACGTGCAATAGATTGATTAGGATGAAGCTTATATTGGTTAAATCCATTATGGAACCACTTATAGGTTCTATCATAGGGATTAAGTACTACCATAGGCGAGTCTGGGGCAGTTGTAGATGTTGAAAGTGTGGTATACATATCTTGGGCTACGGTACGATGTGTCGGTTGCATCATCATCGACCTGTTAGTATCGTAGTATGGAGAAATATAATTGTTGCTCATTTTATTATAGGATTTTTTTATTTTAAAAATGATTTAATCAGCCAATTATTACATATTTTAATTCAAAATGGACTCAACCACTTGCAAAGTATGCAAATCCTCGGCTGCCAAATTCGGAAGCAAAAAAGCAGAAACTCCAACTCATTGCAAGAAGTGCAGCGAACTTGACATGGTGCATACACATACGCATCGTCTTTTCGTAGACTACTTTGCAACACATGGAACTGCTCATATGCAGATTGATTCTTACAACAATCTGATTACTACTGGACTTCAGCGCATCGTAAACGAGACTCCGGAAATAGTCGTCCCTCATCAGAAAGGAGTAAAGTATGTGTACACTTTTGGGCAAGTATACGTCGATACTCCGAAAATCGCATGCGACGACCGCTCTCTTCGCCCATTACTTCCAAACGAAGCGCGTTTGCGCGACCTGACCTATGAGTCGGCGGTGTGTCTCGATGTTACATCCCAGATGTACGACAACGAACGGCTTGTAGACACCAAGCTTGCTCAGCGTGTGATAGTCGGCTATATTCCAACCATGCTCAACTCGGTCATCTGCAACCTCTATAACAAAAACGAAAGAAACAAGATCGAAGCAAAGGAATGTACTTTTGATCAGGGTGGATACTTTGTTGTAAACGGAAAGGAGCGTGTGATTATATTCCAACAGCGCCCCAACTACAACTTTGTACAGGTGATTGAACAGACAATGACTACAAGCACAAAGTACAAGTACGTTGCCGAGATTCGTTCTATTGCAGAAGAGAGCGGATACTCTGTGGTAGTTCGTGCGATGATCTCTCTTTCGGGCAAAGGAATTTACTTTTCTCTTCCAAACATCAAGGAAGAAATTCCAGCAGGAATTGTTCTGAAAGCTCTCGGTGTCATTGAGAATTCCGATATCGAAAAGATTATCAACATGACGTTTGAAAACGGGAAAAAGTATATCAAGTACATACTGTATGACTCTGCTCACATCAAGACGCGAGAAGAAGCTATCGCGTATATCGGAAAATATCCTATGTACGCCATCCAAAAGGATAAGCAAACAGCATATGCAAAGCAGATCGTGGAAATGGAGCTGTTCCCACACCTTGGGATAACTGCAACTCTTGCAGACAAGGCTTCGTTTTTGGGCTACATGCTTCATAAGCTCATCTCTACCATGATCGGTGTCAGACGAGATGACGATCGCGATAATATTGCAAACAAACGTTTTGAGACTTCTGGTGCTCTTATCGGAGAACTTTTCAGATCGATGTTTAGCAACCTTGTGAAAAGCTTGTCTCTTCTTCTTCCGAAGTCGCCCGAGATTGTGTATCACATCAACAAGTACTCCTCCAAGTTTACAGAAAACATTCGTAGATGTTTTTCTACTGGAAACTGGAGTGTGAAAAAGAAGACGTATATGAAACAAGGTGTTTCGCAAGTTCTTGATAGGATGACATTTGCATCTACAATGTCTCACCTTCGCCGATGTATTATTACAACCGGAAAGGATAGCAAGAACGAGAAGATTCGTCAGATACACGAGTCTCAGATTGGTTTTATTTGCCCTGCGGAGACTCCCGAAGGAGGCCAATGCGGTATTGTTTCGAACCTTTCACTGCTCGTAAAAATAAGCCAACGTGTTTCTACCGTACTTACAAAAGACGTAATTCTCAAGTGTGAGAATATATCCGAAAGCGGTATTTTCGTTCTTTTGAACGGTGTGATTATTACAAACACTGAGAATCCAGACGAGCTTATTCAGGAGATCTACACACATCGTCTCAATAAGCTTATTGCGAGTGATGTATCCGCCGTGTATGATACCGTCGACAACGAAGTTCGGATCCTTTGCGATGAAGGGCGTGTACTTCGCCCTTTGTTTGTTGTTAAAGACGGAAAAATATACGAAGGACCAATTACCAACTGGGAAAAGCACATGGAAGAAGGTTACATTCGGTATATTGATAGCAGCGAGATTGAAAACTCTGTTGTTGCTACCTCTTACGAAACTCTAGAAGATACAGAAGATAATTATGACTTCTGCGAGATAGACCCCTATGCGATTCTGGGTGTTTGCGCTAGTATCATTCCTTTTCCGGATCATTCGCAGTCTCCTCGTAATTGCTACCAGTCTTCTATGGCAAAGCAGGCTCTTGGAATTCCAATGCTGTCATACAATCATCGTGCTGATACAACGGTTCATGTTTTGGATTATCCACAACGCCCAATTGTTAGCACGAACGCGGCCGAAATGCTTGGGTTCAATGACATGCCATCTGGGCAGCTTCCTATAGTTGCAATTCTCACCAAGGAGGGGTTCAACCAAGAGGACTCTATTATCCTAAACAAAGCATCTGTGGATCGTGGCTTGTTCCGAGTTACTACCTACTTTACCATCTCAGATCAGGATGTGAGAAACGACAACAAGGGATATCAGTCTATCGAAGTCCCCCCTCTTGATATACGCAAGGGCGATCTCAACTATTCTTATCTTCAAACATCGGGGCCAGAGGCCGGGATTGCAAAGAGAGGATATCATCTTAAGAAGGATGATGTTATCATTGGCAAGGTGTTTATAAAGAACAACAAAGATAAGACGGAAGAGCGTCGCGATATCTCAGTTGCTATAAAGACCGGAGATGAGGGTATTGTACACAACATCATCGTTACAAGTACCCCAGAGGGTCACAAGCTGATCAAGATTGTGATGCGTGTTATTCGTATACCAGAGGTCGGAGACAAGTTTGCTAGTCGATCCGCCCAAAAGGGTACATGCGGTATGATCTTTAGTCAAGAGGACATTCCTTTTACGAAGGATGGTATAACTCCCGACTTGATTATAAACCCGCACTGTATCCCTTCTCGTATGACTATCAATCAGCTTATGGAATGTATCCTTGGAAAATATGGTTCTGTGAAGGGCAAGTTTGGGAATGCAACTCCGTTTTCCAGATCCAGCACAAATGTGCTTGAAACAATATGCGATCAGCTACAGGGTGTTGGTTACGAGAGACATGGGTGTGAAACTCTCTACGATCCATATACAGGAAAGAAGCTGGATGCTCAAGTGTTTATGGGACCAACATATTACCAGAGATTGAAGCATCTTGTATCCGATAAGATGCACTCGCGTGCAAAGGGTCAAGTAACAAGCCTTACAAAGCAACCACTCGAAGGTCGCAGTCGAGATGGTGGGTTGCGTTTCGGAGAGATGGAGCGAGATGCAGTTATCAGTCTCGGACTTAGCCGCTTTATGAAAGAAAGATTGTTTGAGATGTCGGATCCTTACAGCGTGATCGTGTGTTCTATATGCGGTCTGATTTCTACTTCGCAGACGGAGTGTAAGACATGTAAAGATGATAAGCTTTGTAGTATCAACATACCATACGCTGCAAAGCTTCTGTTCCAAGAGCTCAACGCAATGAGTGTCAAGATCGAACTTATTCCTAAGAAATAAATAACTTGTTTAATTTTTAAACAAGTTGATATATAATAAATGGTTGTTGAAAAAGAAAAGTATGGAGGAGATGTGCGCATAATTGAACCTCGACATGGACATATATATGGTATAGGGCCTTATGGTGAGAGACTTGGAAAATGTAGAAACTGCCCGTACGGAGACTGTAGAAATTGTCCTCTTAGAGGTAGGTGTAGAAACTGCCCATACGGAGACTGTAAGATTTGTAGAAATGCAGGATGGTGTAAACACTGTCCGTATGGAGAGTGTAAAAATTGTCCCGAACTCGACGAACCTATTATCATCGAGGGTAATACAAAGGAGAATTACATGTCCGACTCGAATAAGACATTGCTTATGATCTTAATAACGATTTTCGTTTTAATATTTTTGATTATTTTAATTAAGCTCGTTAAATAAATGGAAGATGTTATAGTCTCTTTGCAATTATCCAACGATTTGTGGCGGCAAGAGGTTATACAATTGAATAGTCAGATACGTCTTACAGAAACTTATTTGGAAAATGCAAAAGATAGAATACGGATATTAGAGGAAATTATAAGACATTTCGAATCAGATATCAAAAAGAGAGAAGAACAAAGCAAAAAAGTAGTAGAAGAAGACGGAATTTATACGAAAATTAAAAGTTATGTGTTCGGTTGAAATGATACATATTCTAAGTTTGGAAAATTCTCTATCGATTTAAACTGATGATATGTGTGGAATCTCTTACGGTTAAAATGTATATTGATAATGGTATAGTCTTTTACATCATTTCGTAGTCAGAATGTAGTATGCAATCCGAATCACAAGATAGGCAGAAAACTAATTCTGAAACAATATAACGATTATATTAATAAAAATATTAATTTTTTATTAAGATAAATGAAAGACTTTTTGAAACAAATACAACACGTGAAAAAAATGTATTTTGAGGGTATGCATCCGTCTATCAATTCATCAGGAATGGGTTTAGATATAAAAACTGTACTTGATTTCAAGTTTTCTGAAAAAACATTTGAACTTATAGATATTATAATTCATATGCTTGCAAAGGCTCTTTGTAAGGATTTCAAGAATATTCAGGAGAAAGACATTTACTATAATTTGGACCGTATTATGCCCAAGAATCTTCCTGCACATATGATAACTTTTAGAGACCACGTATACGAACAAATTAAAAAGGCAAAAATAAATTCTAAATATAGTATTGCTTTTGGTAATGAAGAAACATTTAATCATCTCAAGGCTGATTTGGGTATTTCTGCAGATGAAAAGACTATGATTATTCTTTCCACTATACTCGAATATGTAACAGCAGAATTAATAGAAATGGCAGTAGCGGATGAATTGTGGGGAATCAGGACAGGTCGGGATATCGAGTATACAGTCCTGTTAAATAGTATAGAGAAAGATAAAGAGATTAAGGAAATGTTAACTAACATAGGGTTTTTTAAAGAACTACCTGATATTATAATGAGTCTAAACGGGGTCCCCACATCACCTATAAAGCCAGAAAAATCTCCTGTTTATCATCCTATAATTACATCCCCATATGGTACTACAGTTGATTACAGTAAGTCACGTTCTCGTAAGTCTCCCGTAGTGAGACGTTCTCGTAAGTCACCTAAGGCTAGACGTTCTCGTAAGTCACCTAAGGCTAGACGTTCTCGCAAGTCACCTAAGGCGAGACGTTCTCGCAAGTCACGTTCTCGTAAGTCACCTAAGGCGAGACGTTCTCGTAAGTCACCTAAGGCGAGACGTTCTCGCAAGTCACGTTCTCGTAAGTCACCTAAGGCTAGACGTTCTCGCAAGTCACCTAAGGCTAGAAGTTCTCGTAAGTCACCTAAGGCGAGACGTTCTCGCAAGTCACCTAAGGCGAGACGTTCTCGCAAGTCACCTAAGGCGAGACGTTCTCGCAAGTCACGTTCTCGCAAGGTGAGACGTTCCAGAAAGTAAACTAATTTCTTTTAATTAAAAGAAATTAAACTCATTTCGTACCTTCTGTAGCAGTTTCCCCATTCTACAGTATTTATGGTTTCTATCTCTATTACAAACATCTTTGTCGCATCCGTGTTTTCTAATCTCTAACATGCTCGGATAACATTTTATAAAAAAAATATTATCGTTTTAAACAACTTACTAGATACATAAAATGTCGGAATATGCAGAATTTATAGGAGGTGACGGTGTTGATTTGGATACAATAGAAGTTTACAATTTCGTAACACATTACTTTAATAACCCTCTATGTAAGAAGATAAAGAACATAGCAAGCGGACATGCTATGTATTGCTGCAAGATAAAGTCGTTTCTTTCAAAGGATAAGAAATATATATTTTTAATATCAGACGATACGGGAGAACAGGTTATGCGAATGTCTGATATCAAATGGAAGGTATTACAAACGCGAACAATAGAAGACAATTATGACGTCCCCCTTCATACATATACTCCGCAAGGTACTTCCCTTCAGATTCGCGTATTTGAGAAGGGAGATGATATGTACAAATACACGTGCTCCAATTTCAAAAATATTATAGTTAGTTTGCTTGTAGGAAAAACTCAAACACGTATGTATTCAGATTTCGGAGAGCTGGGTACTGCTATAGAAGTATATAACACGATAATATCGTTCTAAAATTGACTTTTAAAGTATTAGTATCATATGAAAAATGAATGAACAAACGCGGTTGATTGTGCGAAAAGATTCGAATGATTATAAATTTATACTGTATATAACAGGTGTAAGTATACTTGCAGGTGCTCTTGCATTTTCGCTGATCTACGCTCTTCTTAAGTAAATAAAAATGATTTATTTACTTAATTTTCAACCTTCAATCCAAGATTCAACCCAAGATGACAACAAACTTGGACGCTTTCATTGAAAAGGACGACTCTACCGGACTTCTGCAATTCCTTCCGAAAAACTACGCAGACGTGGACGACTCAAAAATCGAAATACTTGAGGACGACTACTATACAACGGTGGACCATGATATGGCAGACCGCTGTCGGGATATCAAAAATGCGGTTTTTCTCTGCATAGAGAAAGGGAGCATCGTATGTCTCGAGATTCTTTGCCGTCTCTACCCCTTTCTCGACTTTCCAATCATCGCAATCCAAACACTCATAAAGGGAGACACCACTATGTACAAATTGTTGTTGAACTTCACAACCGAGATTAAAGTCGCAAAAGCACACATTTACTTCAACCAATTCTCTCATATGGATCTAGTCAAATCACTCGAGATGCTTTTGAGTATGTCTCCAAACAGCAAAGAAATATGCAATACTCTCTATCAATGTGTCAATCTCGCCTGTGCATCTTTTGTTGAAGACTTGCACACTGTACTTGTGAAGTACGCAGATGCGGAAAAACACCACGTCTTTGAAGAACGCGTACTGGAACTTCTGAAATTTGGTTCCCCGGAACAGATACGCCCCGTCTACCGTTTTATCGCGTTGCACCCCGAGTACACTTGGAAAGACAAAAAAGGGAACTGTCTCTTGCACTATCTGGCCGTCTCAAAAATACACTACGAGTATATGCGGAAGATTCTAAGTGCTAATTAATTTCTTTTAGTTAAAAGAAATTAGATGTTGAATTGAGTTCGTTTCTGTTCTGTGAGATGTGTTTTTAATATACTATATGATTGAGTAGGGCAATTCATTTCTTTTAGTTTTAGTATAAATCCTAACAACATAATCTCATAGTTGGGTACTCTTGATTCTAGTTTTTTCATAAGCTTCTCATCTATATGTTTTGAAAATCCAAAATCTATTATATAAATCTTCCCATTTCTCAGCATATAATTTAAAATATTTGCATCGCCTTGGAAAACCTTGATCTTGTCTAGTTTTTTGAATATTTCGATAAGCTGTTTTTGATGTCCTTCAGATAGTAATCCCCCCATATCTTTCATGCTATCTAGAAGGTGACATTCCATTTGCTCCATAACGACATATTTCTCGTCTAATGAGTAGTCTATAATTTTTGGAGATATACCTGCATCTGAACACTTGCGCTGAAGCGTTATTTCCTCCATTAACTTTTCAGGTGGTTTGTTGCGTCTAAATGTCTTCATTGCGTATTCACATCCAAAAATATCCCGCACAGATAGCGTTCTGCCTTCCTTTCCTTTTTCTCCCAATTGACCTACCAGCTCGTATTTTATCTCAGGTTTCTTTTTTGACATTTTATTTATTTATACTCCATTTAAATAAATGAAAATCCCTTTTTCTCTAAAGTTGGGAAACTTGTTCTTTGTTACAGTTTTTATGTCGTTCTTTTTTGCGGTATTATATTGGAAATTGTTTAAAATAGGTTTCATGTCTTCTTTGTACAAATCGATATCTATTCAAACTATAGGAGGAGACCCGTTAATACCAAAAACTGATACGGAAAAGGCTATCATATCATTACAATGTATGATAGCGTATATGATGGTATCTGGAATTATTATAGTATCTGTTGGATTGTCATATTAACGACCTCCAAGCATTCTGCGAGCCTTCGAGATAGGAGCAACACGACGTTGCCACATCTCAGAATTTGTCTTTCTCATAAGTTTAGATGTAATGTCATCTCTAAAAGCTGTAGTATCGTCTATAAATGACTTTTCGGCCATTTTCCTGATTTCATTTAAACTTAGCCCTGTATTTTGCATTGCACCGTACATATCTCCAAAGTTGTGAGTATCTATCTTGCTCCTTACAATGTAGTTAGGCATCTTTACAGCATTGATATCGTCGTATGGATATTTGGCTTTTCCAGTAACTGGGTCTAGATAATTTCTGTAAGATGTGCCGTACCCGTTAAATCTGGGATCATATGTATTATAAATGTCGGGCTCCTGCATCTTCATTATACGAGGAGGATTCGGAGCGTCATTCGGATCGTGATCTTCAATTAGCATACCATTATCAACATCCTTAAATGTTCGAGGCAAAAACTCTTGTTGAAAAGAGATACCGATGTTAGAGTTGATTGGTTCTATTATATCATTTTTATAGAATACACCAGGTTGCACGGTTTGTGTAAATATTCTTCTGTTGTATTCGTCAAATGCCTTATCTTTTCCACAATTACCTTGTGGTAAATTTCGGGGAAATCCGGATTCCATTTTTCCATATCCATTTGCCATATCAATCTGGTTAGACCAAGATTTTTCGGCGTACTCTACATGCTTTGGCTCGTGCTCTGTAAACGAATAATGTTCTACTACTTCTTCCGATTTTTCTGGTGTTTCTAGATCTACAGAAGAAATATAACCAGATTTGTATAAGTTCTCGTTATTCGAGCCGTTTATTATATTAGGTATAACCATTGTCGTATCTCTCCAGTCAATACTATAACACGGTCTAGCTATCATAGGAGGTATAAGAGTCTTTGGATTAGCCCCTCCTTGTAACATATGATTTTTAGAACAAAGGTCTTTTCCTACTACTTGGTCAGAGATTGTAGTAGGATCATTGAGAAACTTGGAACACCCAATCGAAACAGGCTTTGGACATGTTGTATTTGAATATCTACTTCCTGATATGTCAAGTCCCTTTGTAGTAATATAGCTAGTCTTTACAGTTTTTACTTCGGGATCTATAATATAAGAACCAGGATTCTTTTTAAACTTTTCGGAAAGTATCCCGGGCTGTGGTATAGGCGCGGTTCCTTCGGGGTATGTCTCTCTGCGAACATAATAAGACCCACCTTCATTATTCATATCATCTTCTGTCTGTTGGTAGCCTCCTCCATAACGATTTGAGCCTTTCATCCTCGTTTTTACAGGTTCATATCCTTCCTTTATATCACGTCTTGAGTATAATATCATTGAAAATAATACCAAGAACACGATGGAAACGCATATGCCTATTTTTGTACTAACAACAAAACATAAACTAAGAATAACAAACAGTACAACAAAAATAGTTGTCATGCTAGTTTGTTTGCATATATTGTCTATATCCATTTTATTATACAATAAAAATGATTAATTTTATTTAGCAGAATATCGAAATGAGCAAGCGAAAGACTACAAAGAAATATATATTCAGTATTCGCCTTCCTTTATCTTTAAAGGAAACATATACAAAATATGGTATCGAATTCAATTCTTCAAATGTTACAGGAATAGAGGAGATTTTGGGTTCTCTTACCTTTGTAGACGAGACTCGAAAAATGCACCACTGTCTCATTTCAAGTATTGATTTTAATTCGGGTAAGAAGTATTGTTGCTTTTGGGACAGACATACATTTACTACCACGCCTCTTGGATGTCCTATAAAATATGTCTCGAATGTTGTATCTAGAACATATTTTTCCGAGATTACAAAAGACAAATTTACGGTAAAGGAAAGTATTTTTCCAGATCAAAAAATAGATAGAAGTATCGAGGTCAGAAAAGATACGAATGATTATTATGAGACAGACGGGATATTTTGTAGCTGGAATTGTATGTGGGCATTTATACTCGATAACAAGAAAAATCCAATATATGCAGATTCCGAGTACCTTTTCACTAGGTTTATGTTTGATGTAATGAAGATCTCTAAAGTAATACCCGCTCCACACTGGAGATTGTTAGAAGAATACGGAGGCATATTGACAATAGAAAAGTTCCGAGAGTCGTTTTCAAATGTAGAATATGAAAACAAAGGATTATACAAACCATTCCGATCTATAGGATTTGCATTCGAAGAAAAGATTAAACTCTAAATAATTTTCAATTTAAAATTGAAAATTAAAGTTTTCTTTGTCTGAATATAGCATCATGGAAAGAAACGTCAAAGTGAATACAAATCCTAGATACAGGAACTTCACACAGACGTACTTTACAGCCGGAGACGAAGAGCAATTCAAAAATGGAAGGGACTACTCCGATTCTAACCCCCTCGAAGGTGTCGTTGATGTGGACAAGTATTGGATAGGATACCACAACTTGTCTGGCGAAGATGTCACAAATACATTCAGATATCTCTTTCACAAGTTCAAAAAAGCGATATACATCCGAATCAAAGACAACCAGCTTATAACCTTCCTGCCATTCAGCAAGGCAAAGTTTATAAACGAGTGGGGAGATAGGATAAAGGTAAGGGGTAATAACATTATAAATTTTCTCAGACATGTTTCCTATCTTGAAGGGAGACACTTCAATGGGAAATACGTCAATACTAATACATCTGGTTGGTACGCAAACAACTGCCTTGTGAGATATGAGTTCCCGCTATCGGAAGGAGATACCGGCACACATCATGTGTATGATATGATTTCTGAATTGTGCAAGAATAGGAAAGTCCCAGATATCGAACTGTTTATTAACAGACGGGATTTTCCTCTTCTAAAAACAGATGGGACAGAGCCATACAACCATATGTGGGACGATGATGCTAAACCTCTTGTGTCTCATAAGTACGACAGATATATTCCGATATTGTCGTCTGTTACAGGTGAAAAGTTTGCAGATGTTGCTATACCGACAACAGAAGACTGGTCTAGAGTGAGGAGTTTCGAAGGTGTATCCTTCCCAAAAACAAGTGATAAGTGGGACTACGACTTTTCCACTTTCTGGGAAGAGAGAAAATCAATTGCCGTATTCCGAGGCTCTTCTACAGGTGCAGGAGTAACAATCGAAACTAATCCCAGATTAAAGGTCGCCTTTTTATCAAGTCTAAACGAAAAAGATGAGGATGGTCTTCCGTTTCTTGACGCTGGCATAACACAGTGGAAAGTCAGGCCAAGAAAAGTACAGGGATCTCAATTCCTACAAACGATAGATCATACCACTTTTCCTTTTAAGATGATCGACAAATTGTCTCCAGAAGAGCAGGCAAAGTATAAGTACGTTATAAACATAGACGGACATGTTAGCGCTTTTCGTTTGTCTTTGGAAATGAACATGGGATGTTGTATACTGCTTGTCGAGTCTGAGTACAAGATGTGGTTTTCAGATGACATTAAACCATATGTACACTATGTTCCTGTAAAGGGTGATTTGTCAGATTTGATCGAAAAGATCAAGTGGTGTAAAACACATGATTCCGAGTGTAAAAAGATGGCGGAAAATTGCAGATCTTATTATGTCGAGAACTTGTGTAAAGATTGTATTTTGGATCATCTGAAAACCACTCTAGATGAATTGAAAATAATCGGAGGCAACTACAAGTACACTACAAGTCCATCTCTTATACAATACAATGAACAGAAAGAGTGGTTGAGTAAAAATCAAACCACTCTTAGAGATGGACCTTCGTATGGTGTAAGGGTGCCAGATATCGGAGCAAATTACCCGAGATTTTTTAACAAGTTTTATGCTCTGTCTAAAGTAGATTTCAAAAGACATCTCAACCTTGTATCCGTGATTTGCAGAAACAAGCTGTCGTGTGTTGGACATTACAAATACGGAGATTTTGACTTTACGGTTAAAACTACGAGTGACAAACATAAGTTGGAAGAGAATATACACGAGGCCTATATCGGAGTAAACGTTATAAATCACCTTCTCAAGAAGGTTCCAAACTTTAACTTTACATTTGGGACTACGTTGGCCGACGATCTAGTGTCAGAAAAAATAAATGGAGTTAGCATGTTCGATTGGCTTTCTAGCGAGTCTTTCAACATTCCAGATTTCAAGCTGATTCTTATACAACTCGCTCTAGCTCTACAAGTTGCTCAAATGGAATACGGATTTGTACATTACGATCTCTTTCCTTGGAATGTGATTTTGGAAACGAGAGACAGGGACTATATTTTTGACTATGTTGTTGAGCCCGGCAAAACAGTTGAAGTTACTACTAGAATCATTCCGGTCATTATCGACTATGGGAAATCGCATGTGGTGTTCAACGGTTTGCATTATGGTGTGATCAACATGTTCACCTTTAGCTCAATTCAGGATATAATGTCAATCACTCTTTCGTCTGTAAATGTGATATTCAAACGACATGTTTCTGGAAGAGATGAACACATGTTGAAAGATCTTGTGAGATTTTTTAGACCAGACGTAAACAGCGTATATGATGCAAAAAATGTAGCACGTGACTGTTCGTTTTCGAACATGATAAGCCGAAATAAAGGAGATATAGAATATTCTCCGTTACAATTTGCAGACGCTATTTCAAAACTTGAGTACAAGCCAAGGAGTGACTTCGTTTTGAACATCGGGAGTCCTAGGTTGTTTTTCTCTTATGATAAATTAAAGTACGATGCCTACAAGGTGTCTTATATCATTCCAGATTTTGGAGGCGATAGACTAAAGATTCTGTATTACTTCCAGCGTCTAGAAGATTCGTTTTACGAGTGCACGATCTCTAAAAGATTAATACATAAGAAAAGGGACTTGTTACTGAGTTCTGAATTTCCAAATATTTCGGTTCCGAGTGTACTTTCTATCTCAATAAACGACGAGACGTTTAACAACAAGGAAGTAGTAGAGAATATACTCGAGAATAACGAGGAAGTAGACTCCTCTTTTCTGGACTACTACGATATGATCGCATACCTTCTTGCGCGTGTAGATGAGGATCTGCGCAATACTATAGAGGATCTGTATCACAATGTTATCGGTATAGACAAGTCTAGAATACTGTGTAATATAGCGTCCAAAAATACAGTAAAAAAATATAAATAATTTGATTTTAATTTGATTAAAATCAAAAAAAAGTATAAATGCTAATACCCACATAAATTTCCAATTATGCGAATCTCGTTGTACTACTTCCTAGATAAGTGAAAATTCTTAAGCATATAGAACAGTATAATTATCCCCACACATTTAATTCCATATAATACAAGAGCGTTATTAGAGCTTGGAATATTTTTAGTAATTATATCGTTTACTTGAGGAGAAGAAAAAATCACAAATAATATGCATATAATTATACCATCTTTTAATTCAGATGATATAGTACTGAGAAGTGACTTGTTCTCCTGAAACAACATGTTAGCAATCTTGACCTGTTGTTCTGTATGATTTACTTTCTCTGTGGGAAGAGCTTCAATTAAATCTGCGTTCATTTTTGAAAGTAAATATATTATTTTAAGTAAATAATAATTCCCATAATTATCAAAACTAAAAGCACAACTATAATCATAGGTATAACGATGCTTTTCTTCATCTCGAAACCTTCGAAATAAATCATAACCGGGCCGTCGTCTTCCACACTTTCAGTTACTTGAATACTGTTACAGTATCCAAGTTCTGCATTTCCGTTTGTAATATCAACATATCTCTGTGGGTTCTGACACGCCTCTATAGGAGTGTTATAGCATTTTTGTCCCCACGCGGAATGATAATAAAACTTACCATCCGATACAAATGAGTTTGTACAATCCATTTATTATAACTTAATTTTTTCTATCCCTTTTTCAATACCTTTTAATGTTTTTTGAGTTCCTTGTATACTGCTGGGTATTTTTCTGTCTTGATCTGTTAGCATCGGATATACAAGATATGCATTTATAATGTCATAATTGTCTATTAGGAATTGATCTATAGGTGTGGATATTTTTTCGTTTCTTGCGATATTAAGAATCTTATTTAATCCCGACCTTCTAATCACATAACAGTGTGTACCCCCAACGTTGAACCTCTTTTTGGATTTTACAAGTTGATATACCTTATCGTTTATTTTTATATCTGTGTCTTTTATTGCCTCTTCAAAAAATAAGAATCCTAGATAACATATGTCCCAATCATCATCTCTTATTGTCTTGTATATATCGGACCACTCAGATGCAAAGTTGTGGTTAAATACAACATCATCTTCTAATACCATCCAAATATCCGATATAGTGTCTTTCTCAAATTTTTCCCATAATCTAATATGAGAAAGAGCACATCCAAAAACGCCTATATTGTTTTCGTATTGTATGTAGGGATGATTATTATCTTTCAGTTGAAACCATTCTTCCACTTCTTCATTCCATTCTAGATCATAACCGTCAACTGCTTCGAACCTTTCATACATTTCTATACCCGCATCCTGTATCTTTTTTATACAACTTTCTAATTTTTCTGGTTGTCGTTTCAAATTAATAAGATATGTTGGTATATGCGGGGCAAGTGTATTTGATATGATTCTCTTTAGTTTTGGGAACATCTGAAGATGATTGAGAATACGTTGTTTTTCCCTTTTAATTGCATGTATTCTTTTTTCCCATTCATTCTGCTCTATGCATTCTTTTATCTTTTTAAGAGACGATTCGTGGTCTGTGATATCAAGTAATATATAAGATTCGCTATCTATATACTGAGAAATGTTCGGACATCCCCAATAAAAGCATAGACACTCCCCTAGAATAGCATCGACTATTTTCTCGGTAAAATATCCTATCCTACTTGTATTTTCAAAATTCATAGTGTACTTATATGGAAAAATTGCATCATCTTTTTCATACTGAGGAAGCTCTCTTATATGGTTATCATAATTTTTATCTCTTCCGTATATATCAAACTTCATATTCTTGTCTAAATACTTTACAAATGCTTTACGTAGTCTGTGTCCTTCTAATAACTCCATATCCGAAATAACAGTAGATAATATTTTCGTCTTTTCGATATGGGCAGACATTAACTTAGAATAACTCCAACTAAGATGCCACTCTGTATTATGATTTGTAAAATATTTAACTCCATATGGGTTTGTCCATTCTAAAAATTTTGTACTTGTTGGAGTATCTATCGGTTCCATCAAAAATACTATTGTTTTTTCATTTTTTGGTACATATTCTTGGGGGGAATTTAATACAACGTTATAATCACAATACCCAGACGAAACGAGTTCTATAGTACCATTGTTATCCATTCTTTTGAAAAAATCTACTACATGTTCTGAGCTCTGCCAACTTGGATATACTCTTACTTTTATTTTTTTTATTTTTCCATCGTATAAGTCTGAGTTGAAAAAAATTCGCAATGAGTTGAGGAGGAGCTTTATAGTAGGCGCAACAACGCAATCCCTATCTGCTATATCTGTAGATGTAATACATAGGCATCCTCTGTCTTTTGCAAGTGATATATTTCTTATAGAGTTTGAAAAGCATATTTCGGCTGTGCTTACACCGTTGTACTTATCTGGTTCATATGATATATACCTAGACGTAACTAACAACTCTAGATCAGGCTTTGGAATTTTTAAAACATCACAACACACAGATAACGTTACATCCGGAAATTCATGTTTTATTACGGGAAACAGGTTAATAAGCTCAGACAATCTGTTTGCGTAGTCGTCTAAATAGAGTAATTTAAACTTCGTTTTTTCCATTTAGTTATATATATTTAAATATTTAAGTTTATTTCTAAAATGACTATTCTACTTAATATGATAGTGAAAAACGAATCTAGTATTATAGAAAAGACACTCACAAATCTATGCGAAAAAATAAACTTTGATTACTGGGTGATTTCAGACACGGGATCGACTGATAATACAAAGGAGATTATAACTACTTTTTTTGAAAAGAAAGGGATAAATGGAGAGCTACACGAAGATGAGTGGCGGGACTTTGCTTGGAACAGAACAAAGGCATTGGAATACGCGTATGACAAGACAGATCTCCTTCTTGTCTTTGACGCTGACGACGAGCTACACGGAGAAATTACTATTCCGACCGACGATTACGACTCATATCATTTTCGTTTTGGGATTGGTAATAGTATGGGGTTTTGGAGAGTATGTATTGTTAATAACCGAAAAAGATGGAAATATGTAGGTGTGTTACACGAGTATATACACTTAACAGAAGGGGATAATAGAACTACCTATTTACAGGGTAATTATTATATACAAGCTAATACTAACGGAGAAAGGGCGAGAGACCCTCTGAAATACCAAAAGGATGCTGTCTTGCTCACGAAGGCGTTTAACGAGTTGCCAGAGGGTGATGATCTTAGAAATAGGTATGCATTCTATTGTGCAAATAGCTATAAAGATGCCGGAGATTATGAGAACGCAATAGAATGGTATAAAAAGACAATAAATTTAAACGGGTGGACACAAGAGAAATATAGAAGTTGTATATGCTTACATAATATATATAAAACCCAAAACGAAACGGAAAAAGCATTGTACTGGGCTGTAAAGTCTCTGAAGTTTGACAAGACACGAGCAGAGGGAGTTTTTAAACTTGTTCAGCACTACTGCTGCGAGGGACAAAACGATGTTGCATATATGTATTATACTATGATACAAGATTGGTATGAGAATAGTTATATAAATGACACCTCCCTTTCAGGTAAGTTATTTGCAGATATGCTTGATTTTGATTTCTACTTACCTTACTATATGATTATTGTAAGTGACAATGTTGGAAAAAAAGAAGTTGGAGTAAAGATGTATAATATGATCTTTACAAAAAAGAAAATGGCACCGCAATGGTGGATAGATAATTTACTTTATAATTTCCAGATCTTTTACACTATCATACCGAAGACTGATACAGAGTTTATTTCCAAAGCAAAAGAGTACTTGAAACTATTAGAATATAATAAGTACAATATAAAAGATAACTTCTACAGGAACTTATACGAACTGATAAGTTAAACAGCTAGTTCTTTCATATTGCTATTTGGAAATTGTGGAATGAAGAAGGTATTCGTAATTAAATAAACCATTCATATTATTTTTTTTAATAACATTAATTATTTTGTAATAATAAATGTCACAAGAAGAAATTGAGATAATCAAACGATTTGACGAACGAAGCCCCTACGATGACAGATACGGCGGATACAGTCATCCTAGACAGAAGATGAATATACCAACATTGCAATCTCGAAGGTATGAAAAACGATCTGAAGAGAGTGCACGGGCTCACTTGCTAAAACAAGAACGAGACAGAAAAATTGCAGAACAAGACAGAAAAATTGCAGAACATAATGCAATCGTGGGTAACGAGATTGAACGTCGTTCGAGAATCATGGCTGATGCTCGTGATCGGGCCTCACGCGATCAATACTTGCGCGATAGTGAACCCAAACCTGAAAGTTGGGGTCAAATGTTTAAACGCATACTTTCGGGGTCGAAACAAATGGGGCCTTACACGGGAGGAGACCCAGAAGAAGAACGCAATGAATTTGAGTATTTTCTAATGAATGAAAAAATGCAGTTTCCTAATGCCACCCATAATGAACTTTATAATGATTGGTTACAATTTATAGAGCACAGAAAACATGTAGAAAGGCAAAAGATGAAGGAAAAGGCATTGCGGATGGATGAACAAATAAGCAGAAGAATGGAACTTAGTTTCAATAATAAACGGTTACGGTCTCGTCGTTCTCCCAAGCGTAAGTCTCGCCGTTCTCCCAAGCGCAAGTCTCGCCGTTCTCCCAAGCGTAAGTCTCGCCGTTCTCCCAAGCGTAAGTCTCGCCGTTCTCCCAAGCGCAAGTCTCGCCGTTCTCCCAAGCGTAAGTCTCGTTCTCCCAAGCGTTCTCCCAAGCGTAAGTCTCGTTCTCCCAAGCGTTCTCCCAAGCGTTCTCCCAAGCGTTCTCCCAAGCGTTCTCCCAAGCGTTCTCCCAAGCGTAAGTAACATAAGAAGTCTCGTTAATCTAAGCATAATTTTACAATTTCTAATAAAGTACTTATTAGAAACCTTAATTACCCTCGGTTCCATAATAGTTCCGCGTTTCCATGCCGAAGATTGCCCCGCATAAGCAAGAGAGTTTGATTACTGATTAACTTTCCCGCATGTGTTTGTAATATGAAAAATTCTGTAGCCAACAGCGGTGTTAATATCATAATTTAAATAACTCATTTCTGGCTGTGACGCGCTGTAATATCCACCGGAATAGTAAGTTCCAATATTATAGATACTCATTTATTCTAAAGTTAGTTTTTGTACAATTTATCTTAGTAACGTAAGATAAATTATTGTTAAAATTTTATAGTACTGGTGGTATGTAGTATGCGAACTCTCCAGTACTGACATTATAATATACTTGTCTAAAAGAATCAATTTCTCCTACTTCAACAAGACGAACTGGTTTTACAAAGAATGCGTTTCCGGTTACACCGTTCAATTCGGTACCTGATGCATTTAAAATTATCGTATTTGCTTGTTGATTTGTATATCCCGCACGATATCCTATTGCAATCGAATTAATTCCTTGACCTTGATTTCCTGCTTGATTTCCAATAGCAACACCTCCAGTTCCTTGTGTTGTTTGTCCTGCTTGATCTCCAATAGCAACACCTCCAGTTCCTTGTGTTGTTTGTCCTGCTTGAAATCCAATAGCAACTGCTGATTCGTGTTGATTACTCTCCCCTGCACCACTTCCAATAGCAACTGCAAATTCTTGTTGACCCGTGCTTCCTGCAAAATTTCCAACAGCAACTGCCGATACGGCTTGACCTGTACTTCCTGCATTATTTCCAATAGCAACTGCCGATTGTTGTTGACCCGTGCTTCCTGCAAAATTTCCAATAGCAACTGCCGATCGTTGTTGACCTTGATTTCCTGCTTGATTTCCAATAGCAACTGCCGATTCTTGTTGACCTTGATTTCCTGCTTGATTTCCAATAGCAACACCTCCAGTTGCTTGTGTTGTTTGTCCTGCAAAATATCCAATAGCAACACCTCCATTTCCTTGTGTTGTTTGTCCTGCTAGATTTCCAATAGCAACAGCTGATGATTTTTGATCAAAATTTCCTGCAGCATATCCAATAGCAACTGCCGATTGTTGTTGATCTGTCTGTCCTGCTTGATATCCAATAGCAACTGCAAATGTTCCTTGACCTGTCTGTCCTGCTTGAGGTCCAATTGCAACTGTAAATGTTCCTTGGCCTGTCTGTCCTGCTTGAGGTCCAATTGCAACTGCCGATGTTTGTTGACCAGTCTGTCCCGCAAAACGTCCAATAGCAACCGCCCCTTCTTGTTGATCGGTCTGTCCTGATTGATATCCAATAGCAACACCTCCAGTTCCTTGTGTTCTTTGTCCTGCATTATTTCCAATAGCAACACCTCCAGTTCCTTGTGTTGTTTGTCCTGCAAAATTTCCAATAGCAACTGCCGATTCTTGTTGAAGATTATATCCTGCTAGATTTCCGATAGCAACTGCTGATTCTCCTTGATCAAGACTTCCTGCGGCATTTCCAATAGCAACTGCCGATCCTTGTTGACCTTCGGCTCCTGCTTGATTTCCAATAGCAACACCTCCAGTTCCTTGTGTTGTTTGTCCTGCACCATTTCCAATAGCAACTGCCGATTCTTGTTGACCAGTGCTTCCTGCACCATTTCCAATAGCAACTGCCGATGTTTGTTGGCCAGTCTGTCCTGCGTTATTTCCAATAGCAACTGCCGATCCTTGTTGACCTTCGGCTCCTGCACCACTTCCAATAGCAACTGCCAATTCTTGTTGATTACTCTGTCCTGCACCAACTCCAATAGCAACTGCCGATTCGTGTTGACCCGTATTTCCTGCATTAGTTCCAATAGCAACACCTCCAGTTCCTTGTGTTGTTTGTCCTGCACCATTTCCAATAGCAACTGCCGATACGGCTTGACCTGTCTGTCCTGCACTAGTTCCAATAGCAACTGCCGATACGGCTTGACCTGTCTGTCCTGCACTAGTTCCAATAGCAACTGCCGATTGTTGCTGACCCGTGTTTCCTGCAAAAGCTCCAATAGCAACTGCAAAAGCTTGTTGACCATCGTTTCCTGCACTAGTTCCAATAGCAACTGCCGATTCTTGTTGACCCGTGTTTCCTGCAAAAGATCCAATAGCAACACCTCCAGTTGCTTGTGTTGTCTGTCCTGCACTATTTCCAATAGCAACTGCAAATGTTCCTTGACCAGTCTGTCCTGCTTGAGGTCCAATTGCAACTGCCAATGTTTGTTGACCAGTCTGTCCTGCTTGAGGTCCAATTGCAACTGCCAATGTTTGTTGACCAGTCTGTCCTGCTTGAGGTCCAATTGCAACTGCCAATGTTTGTTGACCAGTCTGTCCTGCAAAAGCTCCAATAGCAACAGATCCAGTTCTTTGTGTTGTTTCTCCCGCGTGAGCTCCAATAGCAACGGCCCCTTCTTGTTGATCGGTCTGTCCTGATTGATATCCAATAGCAACACCTCCAGTTCCTTGTGTTATTTGTCCTGCTAGATTTCCAATAGCAACTGCCGATCCTTGCTGATTACTCTGTCCTGCATTAGTTCCTACGGCCACCCTATTTGTCCCTCCTCCCGTATTCCCTGCATTAGTTCCTAATGTAACATTCTGTGATCCAACAACCCATGTATTCGTATTCCAATATATATAGTCCCCATTATAGGTTCCAGTTGGTGAAAATGAACCAGTAGGTCCTGTGGCACCCGTAGCTCCTGTAGCTCCGGTAGCACCTGCGGATCCTGCGGATCCTGCGGATCCGGTAGCTCCGGTAGCTCCGGTAGCACCTGCGGATCCTGCGGATCCTGCGGATCCGGTAGCTCCGGTAGCACCATCGGCACCTGCGGATCCGGTAGCACCGGTAGCTCCGGTAGCTCCGGTAGCTCCGGTAGCACCTGCGGATCCTGCGGATCCTGCGGATCCGGTAGCTCCGGTAGCTCCGGTAGCACCATCGGCACCTGCGGATCCGGTAGCACCGGTAGCACCGGTAGCTCCGGTAGCACCGGTAGCTCCGGTAGCACCTGCGGATCCTGCGGATCCTGCGGATCCGGTAGCTCCGGTAGCTCCGGTAGCACCATCGGCACCTGCGGATCCGGTAGCACCGGTAGCACCGGTGGGTCCAGGGCCAGTAACAGATAAGGCACTATCGTAATAAATTTCATTTGTTAATGTGTTGTATATCAATCCAAAGGATGGGGCACCAACTGATGTATTCCTCACGGGGTTGACATAGAAAGCGCTGCCGGTGGCTCCGTTAAGTATAGCACCCGACGCGTTTATAACAATGCTATTATTTGGTTGATTTGTATTTCCCGAATTGGTCCCTATAGCAATCGAATTAATTCCTTGACCAGTGCTTCCTGCACCATTTCCAATAGCAACTGCCGATTGTTGTTGACCTGTAAATCCTGCAAAATTTCCGATAGCAACTGCCGATTGTTGTTGACCTCTTCGTCCTGCATTATTTCCAATAGCAACTGCCGATTGTTGTTGACCATTATTTCCTGCACTATTTCCAATAGCAACACCTCCAGTTGCTTGTGTTGTTTGTCCTGCAAAAGCTCCAATAGCAACTGCCGATTGTTGTTGACCATTATTTCCTGCACTATTTCCAATAGCAACACCTCCAGTTGCTTGTGTTGTTTGTCCTGCTAGATTTCCAATAGCAACTGCCGATCCTTGTTGACCTTCGTTTCCTGCAGCAACTCCAATAGCAACTGCCAATCCTTGTTGATTACTCTGTCCTGCACCATTTCCAATAGCAATTGCCGATCCTTGTTGACCCGTGTTTCCCGCACTACTTCCAATAGCAACTGCCAATGTTTGTTGGTCAGTCTGTCCTGCACCATTTCCAATAGCAACTGCCGATTCTTGTTGACCTGTACTTCCTGCACTATTTCCAATAGCAACTGCCGATTGTTGTTGACCCGTGCGTCCTGCTTCATTTCCAATAGCAACTGCCGATTGTTTTTGACCATTATTTCCTGCACTAGTTCCAATAGCAACAGATCCAGTTCCTTGTGTTGTTTGTCCTGCTAGATTTCCAATAGCAACACCTTCAGTTCCTTGTGTTATTTGTCCTGCTAGATTTCCAATAGCAACTGCCGATTCTTGTTGACCTTCGTTTCCTGCTTGATTTCCAATAGCAACACCTTCAGGTCCTTGTGTTATTTGTCCTGCAAAAGCTCCAATAGCAACTGATACAGCTCCTTGTGTTATTTGTCCTGCACTAGTTCCAATAGCAACACCTCCAGTTGCTTGTGTTGTTTGTCCTGCTTGAGTTCCAATAGCGACCGCCGAATCTTGTTGATCATCGCTTCCTGCTTGATTTCCAATAGCGACCGCCGATTCTTGTTGACCATCGTTTCCTGCAGAAACTCCAATAGCAACTGCCAATAGTCCTTGTGTTATTTGTCCTGCACCAGCTCCAATAGCAACTGCCAATTGTTGTTGACCATTATTTCCTGCACCATTTCCAATAGCAACTGCCGATTGTTGTTGACCTGTTCGTCCTGCACCATTTCCAATAGCAACTGCCGATTGTTGTTGACCTGTTCGTCCTGCGTGATCTCCAATAGCAACTGCAAATACTCCTTGACCCGTGGTTCCTGCAAAATTTCCAATAGCAACTGCTGATGTTCCTTGTCTTGTTTGTCCTGCTTGATTTCCAATAGCAACTGCCGAATCTTGTTGTTCTGTTCGTCCTGCTTGATTTCCAATAGCAACACCTCCAGTTCCTTGTGTTGTTCGTCCTGCACCAGCTCCAATAGCAACTGCCGATTGTTGTTGACCTGTTCGTCCTGCATTATTTCCAATAGCAACAGATCCAATTCCCTGTGTTGTTCGTCCTGCATTATTTCCAATAGCAATTGCCGATGCTAGTTGACCCGTGCTTCCTGCAAAAGATCCAATAGCAACTGCCGAATCTCCTTGACGATTATTTCCTGCTTGATCTCCAATAGCAACTGCAGATGAGCCTTGACCTGTATATCCTGCTTGATCTCCAATAGCAACTGCCGAATCGTGTTGATCTGTCTGTCCCGCAAGAGATCCAATAGCAACAGATCCAGTTCCCTGATCTGTAAATCCTGCGTTATCTCCAATAGCAACTGCTGATTCTCCCTGAACAACACTTCCTGCGTTATCTCCAATAGCAACTGCAGAACCTAATTGATTTATCCGTCCTGCTAGATTTCCAATAGCAACACCTCCAGTTGCTTGTGTTATTTGTCCTGCTTGATTTCCAATAGCAACTGATGATTCGTGTTGATCAAAGGTTCCTGCGTTATTTCCAATAGCAACACCTCCAGTTGCTTGTGTTGTTTGTCCTGCCAAATTTCCAATAGCAATCGAATTAATTCCTTGACCCGTATTTCCTGCTTGATTTCCAATAGCAACTGCCGAATCTTTTTGTTCTGTTCGTCCTGCATCATATCCAATAGCAACTGCCGATTGTTTTTGACCAACGTTTCCTGCACCACTTCCAATAGCAACTGCCGATTGTTGTTGACCCGTGTTTCCTGCAAAAGATCCAATAGCAACACCTCCAGTTGCTTGTGTTGTTTGTCCTGCTTGAGTTCCGATAGCAACTGCCGATTGTTGTTGACCCGTGTTTCCTGCAAAATTTCCAATAGCAACTGCCAATGTTCCCTGATCTGTTCGTCCTGCACTATTTCCAATAGCAACTGCCGATTGTTGTTGACCCGTGCTTCCTGCGTTATCTCCAATAGCAACTGCCGATTGTTGTTGACCCGTTCTTCCTGCTTGAGTTCCAATAGCAACTGCCAATGTTTGTTGATTACTCTCCCCTGCATTAGCTCCAATAGCAACTGCAAAATCTTGTTGACCATTATTTCCTGCACCATTTCCAATAGCAACTGCCGATTCGTGTTGATCAAAGGTTCCTGCAGCAACTCCAATAGCAACTGCCGATTCTAGTTGACCTGTACTTCCTGCAAAATTTCCAATAGCAACTGCCGATTGTTGTTGACCTGTTCGTCCTGCAAGAATTCCAATAGCAACTGCCGAATCTCCTTGATCAACGTTTCCTGCAAGAATTCCAATAGCAACTGCCCATTTTTGTTGATCTGTCTGTCCTGCTTGATATCCAATAGCAACAGATCCAATTCCCTGTGTTTTTTGTCCTGCTCGATCTCCAATAGCGACAGCAAATTCTCGTTGAGCATCGTTTCCTGCCTCAGTTCCAATAGCAACACCTCCAGTTCCTTGTGTTGTTTGTCCTGCTTGATATCCAATAGCAACACCTTCAGTTCCTTGTGTTGTTTGTCCTGCATCAGTTCCAATAGCAACTGCAGATTCTCGTTGAGCATCGTTTCCTGCAAAAGCTCCAATAGCAACTGCCAATAGTCCTTGACCTTCGGCTCCTGCTAGATTTCCAATAGCAACACCTCCAGTTCCTTGTGTTGTTTCTCCTGCTTGATTTCCAATAGCAACTGCCAATCCTTGTTGATTACTCTGTCCTGCACCATTTCCAATAGCAACTGCCAATCCTTGTTGACCCGTGCTTCCTGCACTAGTTCCAATAGCAACTGCTGATTCTTGTTGACCTGTACTTCCTGCATTAATTCCAATAGCAACTGCAAAATCTTGTTGACCGGTTAGTCCGGCATTAGCTCCAAGTTTAATTTCATTTGTCCCAATCGCCCAAACGGTTCCAGTTGAGTAAATATATTGCCCATATGTTGTTGGAACAAGATTGCCCGGTCCTCCACTAGGTCCAGTAGGTCCAGTAGCTCCAGCAGCTCCACGAGGACCACGATTACCCGTAGGCCCTGGTGGGCCTCCTGCCGGACCTGCCGGACCTGCCGGACCTGCCGGACCTCTGCCTGTAACTTCTTGTACGGTTAATATCACACTCGGATTATCCGGATCTTCTTCTTGGTCAAGGGATATACTTATCCCATCGGCTCCACTCCACATAAGAGCAATCTCGTCCTTAGCATTGCAGTTTACAATAAAGTTACCAACTGCAGAAATAAGTAAAGGGTTGATTAGATCGGCAGAAGGTGTAATTGTGTACACACTTCTTGAATTGTCTATAGGTGTAAAAAATCCATTTACAATTTTTGCAAGGTAAACATAAGCTTCGCCTATATCCGAATTTTCATTAATAAACTGTATTCTGTACTGTATATTATAAGTACCTTCATTGTCAATTACAACACCATCAAAAGTGCCATTTAATTTAACACCCTTTTTGGGTGTAACCGCATCTTCATCAAACTCGATTGCATCAAACTCGATTCCCTCTTGAGCGGTTTGCGGCATAATCGCTATAAACATACCATAACTACCTCCTCCGCTTGTACCGACGACTGTTTCTATTACATTTTTTAAATATCCGTATTCTGTAGAAGTAGATCCATATCCTAACTCCATTTTATATATGTATTATATAAAATATATAAATCTTTTTAAATTGTTAATATAGTAGTTTTCAAAAGAAGAATCATTTTATGAATATGACATTTTATATTTTTTAATATAAAATCTTTAGAGTAGGAATGTATTTAATCTCTTAAAGTCTGGATTTACATATAGTTTTGTTATTTTATAGTCCACCTTGTTATCTAACAAGTAGAGACACATGTCTTCTCTCTGATCATAATACGCATGTACAAAGAGCTCTGATAATCCTATACGACCTGTAGACTTGAGCCAGATCTCGTGTCTAACACCTTCGTATTGCTTCATATTTAAAATCATTTCTTTTGCCTTGTCAGAAACGGAAAAACCAGAATTTCTATATTCATTCCAAATATCTTGTGCGTTCATTTTAAGTTCCGGACACTTCTTATAAATAGTTTTAAAAGATAAATAGTATATATAAAATGCCTCAAAAAGACGTTTCTATTTTTTCAACTGTAATGCGAATTACCCGTCTGTTTAATAACCACCCCAATATTGATTATAACGCGGAGAGTACATTTGCACGTGTAGATAGGGGGAAGGAACACTTGTTTGTTTCAGAGTGTAAGCGACGGGGAATCCAGTTTATGAGTTATCCACCCAACTTTACACTTTAATTAAATTAAATATATCTATCCATTTAAATAAATGGATAAAGAGTGCTTGTTGGCAGTGTATGTTATACATATACTTGTGTGGGTTTTTGTTATATTCGGCGGTATAGTATCCCCATATATGTGTAAGTTTAATTTGTTTATACTTGTGCCTGTAATTTACATAATACACACATTTCCATTTCACGTACTCCTGAAAAAGAAGCTAGAGATGATAAATCAGAATATTGAGAGCTTCGAAAAGGTGAATAGAGAAGTAGATCCTGTAATAGCAGATCAGCTCATGAAGTCGGGTCCTCCTAATATCTCACAGGAAAGAAAGCTTAAGATTGCACAAATCTATTTTGCAGAAGAGGATAAGCTACTTATCCCTAAATTGTTCAGACAGTTATGCGGAGTATTTTCAGACTCGTTTGCAAATCCATTTTCTCCTCAGGGACTTCTTATTCTTGGAATGATAACAAACGTATATCTCCTAAAGTTTTATTGGAAAGAGATAAATTAAATTGATTTTCTAACGCATATTAGAAAATTAAAAATGGATGCGATTATTCAAAAGTATAACTCTCTTGAACTTTCAAAGTTCCGATCACATATTTCAAAAGTAACCACAGAGAATCTCCTTAAGATAAAGAGGAACCTAGATAACAGATATTATAATACAGGACAACCTGTTATCGAAGACGTGAGATACGATATTCTTGTAGACTTGCTTACAGAACGCGGAGAAGACCTTAAAGTTGGGTGTAAACTCAGAGAGGGAGATAACAAGACAACACTTCCTTTCTATCTGGGGGGCATGGACAAGATTAAAAAGGGGGAGGATTCAAAGCTAAAAGATTGGATCAAAGATAACGCGGCAAAAGAGTACGTTGTAAGCGACAAGTTAAACGGTGTATCATGTCTCGTGACATACAGCGACAAAGGGGAGATCAAGTTGTACACACGAGGAGATTGCACAGAAGGTGCAGATATATCTTACCTTGCACCAATGATAAACAGTATCCCAAAGAGTCCTAAAAATATAGCAGTTAGGGGAGAGTTTATTATGCCTGTTTCTGTGTATAACGAAAAGCACACAGATAAGAAGAATTGTCTTATCACTATAATTGGGCTGATCAACTCAAAAACAATGAGAGATGGGGTAAAGGATCTCATCTTCATTGCATACGAGATTGTAGATGACAAGGTCGGACATACTCCGTCTGATAGCTTTACAAAGCTAAAAACTCTTGGGTTTTTAACAGCCCGATATACAATCTTAGATTCTATCAGTTCGGATGTCCTCGCTGGCGAGTTGGAAAGGCGAAAGAGCGATTCCATATATGAGATAGACGGACTTGTGGTACAGGGAAATGTTCCATACAACCGAAACAATCTTGCGGCTTCTGGAAATCCAGATTATGCATTTGCATTTAAGATGCTAATGGAAGTAGCAGAAGTAACCGTTGCAGATGTCGAATGGAATGTAAGCAGACATTCTATTATTAAACCACGTATTCGAATCAAGCCAGTTCACCTAACTGGTATCACAATAGAATATACGTCTGGTTTCAATGCTGCTTATATTAAGAATAACAAGATTAACGTGGGTTCAAAGCTTCTTATAACACGGAGCGGGGATATCATTCCTTATATAGTACAGGTTCTAACTCAGTCTGAAGAACCAAAGATGCCAGATATAGATTATCAGTGGAACGAGACAGGAATAGACATTATCGCAAAAGACGGAGGAGATGTAGTTACAATTCAAAAGATTACACACTTTTTTACTACCATTGGTATCAAGCATGTGAACGAGGGACTAGTAAAGCGTTTCGTGGACAACGGATTCGATACCATACTCTCGATTCTAAGAGCGGGAGAAGACGACTTTATAAAGATTCCGGGATTCCAGAAGAAGATGTCTGAAAAAATTTTCAATAGTATTCACAGTGCATTAGAAGAGGTTGATATTGCAAACCTCATGTGTGCAAGCGGTGTATTTGGGTTTGGACTAGGAGTAAAACGTGCAAAATTACTTTGCTCTTCCCTAAATCCCCTCGACGGAGATATCACAGTAAAACAACTAGAAAAGATAGAGGGATTTTCGGAAAAGACAGCAACACGCATCGTAGAGTCTATCGAAGCCTTTAGAGATTTTGTTTCTGACATCTCGGCATATGTAAACATAAAAGAAGACAACAATTCAAAGACTAACAAGTTAGAGGGAAAGAAGTATGTATTTTCGGGTTTTCGAGACAAGGAACTGGAAGAGTACATTATCAACAATGGTGGTTCTGTCTCTACAAGCATCTCGTCTAAAACAACTGCTCTTATTGTAGCAAAGTTGGGAGAAAAATCTTCAAAGGTTACGAAAGCAGAAGAATTGGGAATAAAAATAATTGGAAGAGATAAGTTTAATATTGATTTGTAATATCTTTTTACGTGTAGAAAAATGAATATACACAGCAACTACATAGATAAGAGAATAAAAGATATAGAAAAAGGAGATAACTGGAAGACAAAAATAATAGATACGTCACATGAAGATTTCATACGAGATTGTGCGGCGAACATTTTTACAAATCTAATACAAAGCACATTTACTAAGTCATATGTTAAGAAATTTAAATGCCCGGATTGCGGGGATAGATCTACAGATAGATGTCATGGTATAGGAGAAGAAAGGCCTGTACTATTAAGGAAGGCTTTAGAAAAAGTCTGGCCAGATACAACAAAACCTATTACACTCAAGCAAATAGTAATAGCATTCTTACAGGAACATAAGGATACAAAATTTACATTCAAATGTCGCGATTGCCATAAGAACGAAAAGAGATTCATTTTCATTTAAATTAAAATGAATCGCAAAATATTTAGAGGTCAATAAATCCCACATCCCCCTGCAAACCCTCTTGCGGGGGAAGAGCACAGGACCTCGTATATACGGGTTAAAACGACTTCTTTTCATATCACCATACATCATACGATGAGGAAAATATGGCTGCCGGAATTCGTTAACGGGTATATAGTTGTCCTTCTTGCGGAAAATAAATACTCCTGCTACAATCAACAATACCAATACTAAAACTCCCGCAATTATTATGTTAGTTTCCATTTTTTATTCTATTTTAATTATTCTCCCCGATGGATTAGATTTATCCACGTTTACCCACTTTGGCATCCAATGTTCTTCTACCGGCCTATGAAAGTTGGGATACAATTCTCGATATATGTTTCTGTAATAAAGCGCTTCTTTGCTGGGAAATTCATCTGTTATTTCGTCGGTAACTTTGTCCTCTACAAACTCTTTTATATATTCATACCACGGTTTACCCATAGCAGACACACCGTCACTGAACCCATCTTTGCGTCTCCATAATATATCATTGGCAATGTCCCCGACAAACTGCTCTCTGATTATACGTTTTTCGACTCCGTTTTTCGGTCTCTTTACGCTACCGGATAGACTAAGACAATAGTCCATTACATTCTTATCTGCAAATGGAACACGCAACTCGAGTCCGTGTGTAGAGATACATCTGTCCGCCCTTAATGCGTCATATTTATATACATTAGAGACTAGACGTTTGCTTTCCGCATAAGCATCTTCGTCAGTCGGTGCATGATGGAAATAAAGATATCCACACATCAACTCGTCTGAAAGTTCTCCTGAAAATATAACCTTGTCATCTGTATTTTCTGCTATATATTTTCCTAATAGATACATACCGACACTTGCTCTCACAGTTGTGATGTCGTATGATTCCAGTGCTTTTATAACTTCTGGAATAGCACGTATACCCTCTTGAGGAGTAAACTTTACTTCGGTATGAATTATGCCCAAATCCCGTGCAACCTTATCTGCATAATAAAGATCAATAGAGCCTTCCATCCCGATTGAATAAGTCCTAACATTTGTAACTCCAAGTGCCTGTACGAGAAGATATGTTACAACAGTGCTATCCAATCCACCAGAAAGAAGACATCCAATAGGACGATCGCTTTCTAGTCTTAGTTTAACCGCATCATCAAGTATCTTTCTAAATTCTCCTACTTTTGGATGTGACAGTATGGTTGGGGTTGGCATTTCCCAATATCTAACTGTACTATATTCCCAGCGTGGTCCTCGTTTGGAGAACTGATATATATGTGCAGGGACAATATGACGCACAGATTCACACATCTTCATAGCTTTTACTTCAGATGCAATTATTAGTTGACTATTTGTTGTAAATCCGTAAAATAGAGGTCTTACACCGACTCTGTCCCTTGCGGCAATAATTAGATTTTCATCTACTATAACAAAGGCAAAATCTCCATTTATCATATTACATAGTTCATCCATATCTACACCTGAAACATATGCACGCAATATAACTTCACAATCACTACGTGACTTACATTCGAGATTATAGTGTTTTTGGATTTCGAGATGGTTGTATATCTCTCCGTTACACATCATATGTACATTTCCACTTGACATTGGCTGATTTCCATTTTCAGTGAGATCGTTGATGCATAGTCGATTGAATCCAAGAAAGTATTTTTCCCTCTCGACTGTGTTTTGGTTGTCAGGACCTCTTGATCTTATAGAGTCTAAACACTTTAAACAGTCTTCTCTATCATAATTTCCAAAACATCCAAATATTCCACACATTTTAATCTTTATTCTTTTTGTTTAAATATATCTTGTTCGTATTCTAAAAGTTGGTTGTAAAATCCCATATTTGGTTCTATTACCCATCTTTTATTTTTAACAATCCAATATGCTTTGCTTACAGTCAATTTTCGAGTCTTCATAATATGTGCCATAACAAGGGTTGCAGATCTGGAAATACCAGCAACACAATGTACGAGTACAGATTTCCCCTTTTCTATCTCGCGTGATATAAAGTCGGAACATATATCAAAACACTTGTATATGTTTTCATTAGGTGAATCTCTAATTTTTAATTTCATGTACGTATATGTCGGATCATCTTCAAATGTATTTGGGACGCTGTCTGTTACATCTGTTACATTTACTATACTCTTTATACCATAGCTGGCATGTGTTACATTATCATCTGCGTGGTTCATTCCAGATAAAAATAGGTTTGGAATTATTTCCTGTATATCAAGTCTCTTTTCTAGAAAAAATGATACCCGTGTCATTTCTTGTACACCCGCTAGGTATTCCGAATAGTGAAGATTTAGTACCTTATCTGATATCTCTAAGAATATCTTATTTGGAAAACTGCTCTGCAAACACTCAAAAAGAGGACATTTTTCGTATGATACAATAAGTACAACCTCATCGTCTGGATATGTCAATAACATAATAGGACTATTAAGAGACGTCAATACATCACTTATATCTACACCGCGAAGTGAACCATAAATAACATAATTAAATTTAATCTCTACTCTATCCTTTCTATACTCTCTATAATCAATAAACAACATTTATTCTTGCAATTCATTTAATTAAATGAATTACTTTTCCTTTACCTCTCCTTTGAACACAATACCGGTTAACTTTGACATGTCAACCTTCAATTCGCATACTCCTGTGCCGAACTTCCCAAGCTTTCCACATATGATACTTGCGGATACACCGTCTGTGCACTCTCTTTCTCCATATACTGCAGCGTTTAGGAGATTGTCAAGTGTTTCTTCGAAAGACGCTTTGGAAAGCGCCCCTGATCCTTCCGCCCTCATCGCATATCTAGAGATAGATGTGATAATCCCGTTGTATGTCATCTTATCCGCTAGGAGACGAGAATGACAAGGATTGATGCCAGACATAATCGAGCCAAACTCCTCAATCAGACACTGACGTGTTGCCTCAATGCCCAGCGTGTTGTATATCTCCCAGATATCATTTGTCATTGTATTCTCTACGTCTACATGTGGGTGTGCAAGCAGATCTGAGAAGTTGCTTCCTTCTGTTTCAAGATGCCATGACTCAATCTTTGTCTTCGGATCTGTCTCGTTGCAGTAGAATATGTTCGCAATTCCTGATATCCCGAATACCTGTAGATCTTCTAGCTTTGGAATCACTACTTCCTCAATGTAGACCGGAACCATATTATCCTGCGTTATAAAGGATAATATGTTTTCGGGAAGCTCGATAGACTCGGTATCTACAAAAATATCCATTTGACACAAGTGGTTGGGAGAGAATACACATATGAGATCCGAGTAGACAGATTCTATCCTCTGTGCAATCTGTTTCAGGGTAATCGAATACTCGTACATGTACTTCTTGTTGAACATAATGGTAACACACGTGCTCATATCCTCAAAGTCGTCATTGTGAAGTATCTTAAAAGACTCGTACCAAGGCTCCGGTTCTTTTTTCAAGTTCATAGTGATGTTGTCAGCGAGTTTTTTGATTTTGAACTCGAGAATAGATGACCCTATCATCTTCCTGAGACTTTGTATACTGTCATTTTCTGATTTGAACTTGATGATACATGCGCGTCCCTTGGGAGACTTTGTAGCTCCAATTAGCTCTGCAAATCTTGGAACTCCGGATACGACGGTTTTTTCGGCTAATCCAGCCTTGTGGAAAGAGTTCAGAGTGCTTTGTGTTTGAAATTGTCCGAAACTTTGAGCAGCAATAGTACCAACACTTTCTCCCGACTGTACGCGTGCATTCTCATACATCGCGAGAATGCGCTTCCCAAGCTCTGGGATCATCTTTGGATAGATCTCCTGATCTTCGATTTGTTTCCTGATCTTACCTCTTATCTTTTCCGCAATCGCCGTGGCAGTAGCAACAGGAATTCCGCGTTGATGTTGAATTGTCGCGAGAATGTTCTCGATTTCAGATTCGGTAAGCTTTCGTTTTGACATGGCTATACAATTCAAAATATATATTTAAATTTTCAATTTTAATTTAAAAATAAGGAACATTTATATGTGCACGGGTAGCTCAGCTGGTAGAGCGTCAGGCTGTTAACCTGAATGTCGTGGGTTCGAAACCCATCCTGTGCGTATTTTTATTTCTTAGAAATAAAAAATTAATGCATATACTTCATATTAATGTATACGAGCGCGATTCCAACAACAAGAAGAATAAACATAATAAGAAATATGTGTTTATCCTCTATCTCACCGGCTTGTTTGTGTTGAGTATTTTCCTCATAGTTTTCAGTTTCAGTTTTCGGATATGTACTATCGTATGCATCTACATAATCTCCAAAATTATTTATTTCTGTTTGTATTTGTTTTGGCTTACTATGTAAATTGGGATTTTTATATTTACACGGATATTGTTCAAGAGATAGACATCCATTCGTATAACTTGGCATACTCACAGAACCTGTTCCGGGACTTATTAAATTATCAGCTTGTCCAACATTGTACATTTATTCTTGTATTAAAAAATATAATCAAAAAAGATTATATTTATTTAGTTACTACTTACATGTTCTGACGACAGAGCGGGCAGGATTCCGATTCGATGGCGTTGTAGCATCCGTAGTGCAAAAAGTGCCCGCACTTGGTTTTGTAGCAGAGATGTGACTCGGAACGCGACATACAGACAGAGCAAGTCCAGCCTCTCGGAGCCTGTTGAGGCTCGACTACACCGTACATGTATTTGGTCTTCCTGATTTCAACGCAAAGCCGACCGGTAGAAAACGATTTGATACGGTCGAGGAAAGCTTCACATATGTGAAAATCTCTGAACGCCTCTTCGTACGACTTTTGGGCGAGAAGTACCAAGATACGAATTGCAACTGATACAAACACTTCATTTGCGGATTGATGTTCGTCGTTGAGTTCCGCTGTTTCCTGGTCGATGCGAGCTACAAAGTCCATATACTCTTCGACAGTCTCGAAGAACTTTTCTCGACGGAGTTCCTCCCGTGTGAACAAGATGCTCATCACGGGGTACGGAATGAAGCTCTGAATGAATGACACGGCAAACTCAGATGAAGAGGTATCAATCATCTCGGGGAATACCTTCGAATATTTTTTAAAATAATTCAATTTTAAAGGGAAAACTCAAATAATAAAATGTTTTTGATATCTTTCTTGCTTACTTTTGCTTTGACAATCTCAAAACCTGTTGTGTTGATGCACGGTATTTTGTCGTCTGCAGACGACTTAAACGAGATTGGTGTTTGGTTTGAAGAGAATACTGGAAACAAGGTATATAGTATAGAAATCGGAAATGGACAAATCGATAGCATAAGGAAACCAATGATGTGGCAGCTAGATGAGTTGAATTCTCAACTCAAAACTCTAGACATTAGAGATGGGTTTCATTTTATCGGATTGTCTCAAGGTGGCCTTCTAGCGCGTGGATATACCGAAAGATACAATGATCCTCCTGTCTCTTCTCTTGTAACATTTGGAACCCCGCATTCTGGAGTTTACTATTACGATATTCCCACTGTATATGAAAAATATAGCCAAGACCATTACTCTTTTGCGGGATACTGGAAAGACCCATATAGATATGAAGATTATGTCAAAAATGCAAGTTACCTTCCGTTTATTAATAATGAGAGAGTTGATATTTCTACGGGTCATGTTATCAGCTTAGATAATTTTGTAATGGTCTGGTCAAAAGTAGACGGTGTTATTGTTCCAAAGGAATCTTGCAAGTTTGAATTTTACAACGATAACTCCCTTGATATAATTCCGCTTAAGGAGTCGGATCAGTACAAGGAGAATCTCATTGGATTGAAAACATTGGATGAAACCGGAAGATTGCACATTATAGAATCGGACTGTATACATGTAGAATACAAAACTCGAGAATGTATGGAAAGTATAAAAGAGAAGATATTGGGGTTTTTTAATTGAATTAATCTATATTAAAAAACTAACGAGCCATCTTTTTTAATTTTCTAACTTCTGCGACTTCTACTTACGAGACCTGCGGGAACGCTTGGGTGACTTGCTCTTACGAGACTTACGAGACTTACGAGAACGCTTGGGTGACTTGCTCTTACGAGACTTACGAGAACGCTTGGGTGACTTGCTCTTACGAGACTTACGAGAACGCTTGGGTGACTTGCTCTTACGAGACTTACGAGAACGCTTGGGTGACTTGCTCTTACGAGACTTCGACTTGCGAGAGCGACGAACCTTGCGGGAACGCTTGGGTGACTTGCTCTTACGAGACTTCGACTTGCGAGAGCGACGAACCTTGCGGGAACGCTTGGGAGAGCAAACACATGACTTGCTACCGCAGACCTTGCAAACCTTCGACTTACGAGAGCGACGAACCTTGCGGGAACGAGACTTCGACTTACGAGAGCGACGAGAGCGCTTGGGCGACTTCGACTTACGAGAGCGCTTGGGCGACTTCGACTTACGCGCTCCGGTAGATCTCTTTTTTCTTAATGCCATTAGAAATGATAGAGTATCCATTTTATAGATAAAAAAATATTTTTTTATTTTTTATTTAAATTAAGCTACAATTGTTAAAAGTTCAGATAACCGACTATCATCATTAAGAGTTATCTTAATGATTTCGATCAATGGATATATTTCCAGAGTATTCTACAAGTTCGTCGCTATAATGAGTCTTATTACGTCTCTTTTTTATTAAAGATGACAACGTGTCCATTTATAAATAAAATAAAATTTTATTTACCAGTTCAAACGCACAAAATACCCACGTTTTCCCCTATATTCAAGAGTAGTAGTACAACTGGGGAATATGTCTAAAATCCAATCTCTGAAGTCAGAGCTGTTAAAAAACTTTCCACTAGAATATGAACGTAGCACTTCTGTACCAGAAGAGAAGGTACGAGGCTTGTCTATATCATAGGATATCTTATCGTCTCGTTTGAGTATATAAACAATCTCCTTCTCATCAAACTCCCAGATGTATACATGATCATATCCCTCCATAGACCTGGATAGCATCATCTCTTTCCAGTCCTCGATGTTATCTTTCATAACAAGGTCTAGATCTTCAGACAAAACAACATTAGTTGAGTTACTTTTTGTGTTTTTCCGAATAGTTTTAATAAAGTCCATTTTATTAAAAAAGTTTTTTCTTTAAACTCGAGTCAATCCGAATAAAGCAGATAGTTGAATAAGGCAATTTGGGGCCTTTCCGAGAGGATTCTCACTTGTAGCTGGCGTGAATATAGATCCATCAGGAAGTCGCACTGTCATTTTCATATCTGTATTTGACTTGAAAACAAGTGTTTGTGTCATTCCATTCCCAGTAAGCTTAACGAAAGGCGTAGTCGCGGGGTGATTAAGATCTGTGATAGGAACCTTGAATACAGCTTTCGCCGCGTTTGGATTATTAGAATAAATTGCATTTCTATTTCCTCCAGTAGTTGTGCTGAGATTCTCAATTTCTACATATACAAAAGGATAATATGCAATTCTCCCCCCTGTTTTAAGAACGACATTCGGAAGTACAAGGCTGTTTAGAGTTACATCATATGAGACAGCTTGATTCTGAGAGGACATACTTCCATTGTACGAAAACGGGGAATAATTATCGGTATTGAAACTCATAATCTCGCATAGAGACGGGGCCGCGGGTAAAGCATATATGCTTGTGTCAAGAACAGCAGATGACGTGTACTGTGCAGTGGTTTTAGCATTATTGTATTCATAGTAGGCAGAGCCATCGTAATCTATAACATACGTTGTCCCACCCCCTCCAACCGGAGTAAGCTCTAAGACTATTCCAATTATTTTATTTACTGTATAGTCAGTTGTGTTTTCAAAAAATCTGAGGAAGCTGTTTATAAATGAAGCGCCTAATGGTATTGCCGCACCTCCGTTAGTAATAGAGAGATCGACTACTCTATTGGGTGCGATAGCGTTAATAGCTCCCGTTGCAGACGGAATCACCGCAAATTGCGTATAAGGAAGCACATCCGAATAACTTTTAGGAAGCTGTTTACGCACAATTAGGACGTCTGTTGCATCCCACTCTATAGTTGTTGTTATTTGAGCAAGATGAGTGTCTTTATCGTATGATGTTATCAAAGAAGCTAAATTTTGAGTCTGATTGTATATATATGATCCTGTATAGTAATTTGAAATAGAAAGACTGCTTGGTATGTAGACATAATGTTCTCCACCACCTACGGCTGTTATATCCGTAGAAGGTTGAAATATGGTTATAGTGACATTATTAGCTGGAGGAGTTGCTGCAGCTGCTACTGCTAGAGGTACAGGAAGTTCTGTAGAAACAAGAAATTGTGTGTCTGTTAATTTAATCCATTCTGTGATTCTAAAATTAAGAGGGCCTCCGGTTGCTTGAACTGTACTTATAAATGCTATAGGGATACTAAGAACGGCACCGACAAAAAACCCATTTACTGCATGAGCAGCAGCATCACCACTTGTTAACAAAAATTTTGTCTCAGAAGAAAATCCTGTATTTGCGATTGGTTGAGTATATGTAAAAGTTGGAGAATTTGTCTGTTCATATGTAAAAACTATATCCGGATACGCGTATGTTATAGGGTCTACAGCAGTAATCTGTGTTCCCATTCCTGTCTGGGCTATCTGAGAGATAAAACTTCCCGGACCCACGTTTTCGTTTAGATTTCTATTCCTATACGTACTATCTAATTCGAGATATTTAGTAGGCATTTATTTTAGTATTTTAATATTTAAATAAATTTCGTCTATAATAAAATGTCAGAGACAATAGATGTTATCCCCCAACTCCCCCATACGCCCGAATCAAGTCCGGTTCCAACTCCTGTGGTTCCGGCAGATGTTACTCCGGTTCCAACTCCTGTGGTTCCGGCAGAGGTTACTCCGGTTCCGGCAGAGGTTACTCCGGTTCCAACTCCTGTGGTTCCGGCAGAGGTTACTCCGGTTCCAACTCCTGCCGACTCCACTGCTTCTATTTTACAGCAAGTTGCAAAGCAGTTAAAGTCTTTTCTTGCTGGAAATAAGATTACCCTTGCAAATCTTACAGGTGTAATTATTGATCTTTACAACTTTATTCAGTCTTTCAAATCTCTTACGACAAATCAGAAGTCGATGATGATGGTTACGGTTTTGAGAGAATTTGTAATCTCTGAGATGGATAACGATCCCATTATGATTGCAGTTGTAGAGACTCTTGTGCCCCGTGTTATGGAGACGTTGGTAGGTGTGTCTAGTGGTAATATTAACATCGGAGAGATGGTAGAAGATATAGTAGAAGACGTAACGGAAGATATACGGGAAAAAGCCAGTGGATGTTTAAGCTGTTTTTCCAAGCTGTTTAAGAAGTAAATAATTTGTAATGTATTACAAATTAAATTAGTCTTAAGAATAAATATATAAATAAAATGCCTACAAATGAAGAACTAAAGGAACGTCTTAAGATGCGACTTGGAACTGCAAAGATGGCTCGATTGCCAGCTAGTGTAAAGACAGAGAAAATCGAGAAGATAAAGGATGGTTTGGATGAGATCTTAAAGCCTGCTGGAATGTCCGCAGATGAGTTTTTAAACAAGCTTGCCCCTAAAAATCTAGTCGGTAAACGTTAGACGCGGAACCTCGTCGATTGTGATAATATGCATCAGCCTCTCGTATGCTAGAAAATAAAATCTATATATTCCATATATACGGATTTCATCATCCTTTTTAACGCTGTATGTAATAAGAGATGTGTCTTGGGATAAGATATCGTCACAGAGCTCTTGTGCGGCGGCACGAGCTTCTGTCATAGTATAAGTCCACCCATAATTCTTGTCGTTTAATCGGATAACAAAAATATTCTCATCTTCCTCTTCTACTTCGGTATCCTCGACATCATCGGTATCTGTTTTGAAATGAGAAGGGGTGGTAACCTCTTCTGCCGCCTCGGTACTCGTATTTTCGACGACGTCTGTCTTCGAATTGCAAGAAGTATCTACTTCTTGTGTTGTTGTAGTTGTATTTGTAGTATCATCAGTTACTGGAGCCATTTGAATATATAATTCAAACTTTTAAACTTAATATGCCCAGGGAATATCAGTGTCTGCTCTTATAGCACCTCCCTCGTGCCATACAATAGGAGGATTGAATGCGAGAGCCTTGATACCACCCATGTTTGGAAGATTCTGATATACCTGATCTACGTGTTTTCCGGCATCATTGTCTATTAATTCCAAAAACTTCTTTGCTCCCTTTCTGGAAAAGGCATAACACCAACTTCCTCCGGCGTGATAAGGTATAGAGATGTGTTCGGTTACTTCGGTGCAATCATCCTCGTCATCGTCCTCGTCGTATCCGCAAGGCACTCTCAAGTCATTGGGATGCTGAGTGTAAAATTCCATGTTTGACATCGCTTCTATTTGGTTGTAAGTAGTCATATGTTTTATCTGTGAAGTCTTGTCATATGACAGTCCTCTATTTCCGCATTTACCTCCGCATCCAAGGTAAAGCACATCCCAGTTCTCGTGCTTTGTACCTTTTAGCTCGTCTATTCCCCTCTTGAAATTCTTTTCGAAATTTCTACCGAGGTCAATATCATCTTCGCATATCAATATATGATCGTAATTATTCTTAACCATGTCGCGGAGAAGTACAATAGTACCGATGGTAAGACTTGCGGCAGGAACCATAGAGTTAATATGCTTTCGGCTCGGGTTCTTGATCTTAATAGAGTAGACCATCTCGAACGTCTTCATCTTTGCCATGCAACCAGCGACTCCCTGAGACTTGCATCTACCGTCAACGGCGATAAATCTTTCAACCTTTATCTTTCTATTTCTAAATTGTTTTTCCATTTTCTTCCATCTCTCCTCCTTATCAAATAGGTTAATAACATATACCTTGTCGAAAAATTTATTTATTTCGTTACTCATTTATTAGAATTAAAATATTATACTATTTTAATTAATTTGCCCACGGAATATCGGTATCTGCTCTTATACCACCCCCTTCGTGCCATACAATAGGAGGATTAAATGCAACCGCCTTGATCCCTCCTTTGTTGTCGAGGGATTGATATATGTGATCAACGTGATTTCCGGCATCATTGTCTATCAACTTTAGAAACTTCTTTGCTCCCTTCAGAGAAAAGGCATAACACCAACTTCCTCCGGCTTTCCCGGGAACAGACATGTGCTCTGATATTTCAGGACATTCACCCTCATCACATACCGTTCTCAAGTCGTTTGGATGCTTCAAGTAAATTTCGTAATCATAGGCCTTGGTTTGTGTTGCCGTACTTAGATGTTTGTTTATAGAGGTCTTTTCAAGGGAGACTCCGCTATTTCCACATTTGTGTCCACATCCAAGGTACAGAACGTCCCAATTCTCATACTTTGTACCCTTTAGCTCGTCTATGCCTCGCTTAAAGTTAGAAGAGAAGGACCGTCCCAACTCGATATCATCCTCGCATATCAATATGTGTTCGTATCCATTCTTAACCATGTCGCGGAGAAGCACGACAGTACCGATGGTAAGACTTGCGGCGGGAACAACCTCTTGAAGAGGGTACTTGTTCTTGTTACTTATCTTAATTGAGTAGACCATCTCAAAGGTCTTCATCTTTGCTATGCATCCTTCCTTGCCTTGTGTCTTGCATCTACCGTCAACGGCAATAAATCTTTCAACCTTTATCTTTCTATTTCTAAATTGTTTTTCCATTTTCTTCCACCTCTCTTCCTTATCAAACAGGCTAATAACATATACCTTGTCGAAAAATTTATTTATTTCGTTACTCATTTATAAATGAATGAAAAAACAATTAAAACAATTAAAAAAATATTAAAACGGATATATTACTCAGAAGATATATATGATGCTCGAAGAGCCGTCTATAACGAGTTTCTTGGTATTCGTGCGAACATAGCAAAAAATGTTCCAGTTAAAATACTCATATTATGTGTACCATGTCACGGGTTCGGAGATATAATTTTCGGGTCTAAGATAAAGCGGTACATAAAAGAATGGTATGGTATAAACTCACATATAGCAACAACTACACCCGAACTCTTTCAAAAGATAGGAGAACCCAAAGAAAACATAATTGCACTTGGTGGTATACGTGGGAAACAGTGTAGGCGGTTTTCAAAACTAGAAGGTAATATCGGGGTGTATGATCTTATATTAGTTGCACCTCTTATGGCAGATAGTGAAATATCGTTTGGAGATGTGAAACAGTTGATACCTTATTCGACACGTTCAAATACATTTTTCTTTTCTGAATATAATGACGAGCTGGATAAAGGATTTGATGTTAATACCGGAATAGGAAAAGGTAGAGACGGCTTACTATTTACTAATACAAAATGTTCAAAAAGTCATATAGAAAAGTTTTCGCTTGATAAGGACTATGCATTGGCATACATAGCAGAAACCATAGACGATTCAGACCTCTGTATATTACGCTTTGTAAGAATGGTAATTAGAAAATATCCAAATGTAAGGCAAATTATCTGTCCTCCTTGGGTTAAAGATATCGACCCGAGTCTCGTAAAGACATATGTAAAAGCCGACAATATATACATAACAACGTCTGAAAAAACAAAAGTGTTAAAAGAGGAAGACTATGACGGGAAAACTATTGTTTTCAGATGTGACGTGTTTCCAGTTGCGAATGAGGTGATGCTTTCCCTTATACATTACTCGGTTAGAGATGTGCTTCTTACAGGAGACCAAAGTATTACAGATGCTTTAAGCTGTTGTTCAGATAAAAATATATTTTACCAGATAGCGCCTTGGAAAGAAGATTTTGGGAAAAATCTAGCAAAGTATATGCCGAATAAGTATCTGTCTAAAATAAGCACATCTTGTGGTACGTTGTCTGCTCTTAATTACAAATCAAACTATAAGAAGTTTGTAACTAATTGGGATTTTAGAAAGTTAGGAAAAGTAAAAGTAGATGCGATGATCGCATCTGCTTTATTTGTTAAACATAACACTTATATACGACATATATTAGAAATTTCGAATAAAAGTAAAACAATAGAATCGGCTATACACAAGATCGAGCGGTTAGAAGTGTAATAGATAGTATAACTCCCCTGATTTGTTTACTACAATCTTGAAGCGCGTGATGTGTTAAAGGTCCGAGATCTCCCGTTTTTATATCTGCAAGGCTGTATATAGTTCTAACACATCTTACATTAAAAAATCTCCAAGGCTTTTCCATACCTAACTTATGATATACAGTAGATAATATAGGCTCGTCAAAGTTTGCCCCATTACACCATAGGAATTCGCACTTGTTATCTTTCCAAAACTTCGTGAAGTGTGTCAGTGCATCTTTTATATCAACACGATTATCATCGCTTTCCAGCTCTATCCGGAATCTCTCATCTTGTTTGCGCCAAAAGTCTAGAGTCTTTTCATCTCTGTACAGTCCAAGTCTATCACATGAGTTTCCGTCTATACGTCTATAAAAATGTGCGTGCTCTTTTCCTGTCATATCAAATACAATAGCTCCAATTGTCATTACGCATGCATCCATGGTTGTAGCGTAAGTTTCCAGATCCAACATGAGATTCATTTTACGTTACTAAACGAGATTTAAAAATCATTTTGATTTTTAAAAAGTCTTTTTCATAAATATACGATGGAGAAGCTGAAACAAAATCAAATCGTCGCAATCGATGAAGCAATATCGCGAGGACTAACAGGAGGAGGACTTTCTCTACCGCTTGGTTTCGGAAAAACCAGAACTAGCATTTGTCTCGGGTTGAAATACAACAGGGGTCCCATTCTCGTTGTTGTATCGAAGACTCTTCTTGCTGGCTGGCTAGGGGAAATCGGAAAGGCATTCGGCGAAGATCTAAAATATGAGATCATGTACAAGCCATATCTCAAGAAGAATTTCGGCATCTGGGAGCCGAAACCAGACACGCAACTAGTGCTTACTACACCTGAAGTACTAGTCGACGCGTACACAGAGTATCACTTCGAAGATCTGTTTTGTAACCACATTGTACCAGAAGCATTTGGCCCTATTATCTTGGAATATATAGTGCCAACAGAGCCGATGTTGAAAGACCATTCAGGATACGGGTACCTTTACTCTGTGAAATGGGGATGTCTTATCATAGATGAGATACAGACTCTTACTAATGTGGAAACAAAGAAGTGCAGAGCCATATCATGCATTTCATCGCATTACAGATGGGGTCTTTCCGGTACTATGTTTGACGAACCCAAAACAGGGCGTTTTCTCGGGTACTTTACTATGCTGCATCTCAAGGGACCCAGGACAATTCCAGATATGAAAGTTCACATGAAGACGAGCTTTACAGGCTTCAGACGGTTTCTAGTACATCGCGAGACCAACGAAGAGTTTGTAAAGCCCGAGTATGTAGAGGAAATTGTATCGCACGATCTGTCGGAAACAGAACAATACGTGTTTGAATGCTCTAGAGAGATTCTGAACTCTCTTAGCAAGTCTGTTCGCGATGCGAAACGAACAGGAGACGTGAATGGAATGAGAACATTCAACGCGTACCTTCTTGCTATGATAACGTACATCAGGCAATTCATAATTTCCCCTATCATACCAATCACGAACATATACTGTGATATTGCCGATTTTTCAACCAAGTCCGAGCTTTCAGAAATAATAGGAAGGCGTTTTCAGGAGCTCAAGCTTGATGGGTGGCTGAATTCCGAAGAGTCGTTCATCTCGACTCGATTCAAGGCTATACTCGAGAAAGTAGAAAAGCACAAGGCGGAGAGGACGATTATTTTTTCCTGTTTTCGCACTCCTCTTGTGCTTCTGCAACATATTTTGGACTCGAGAGGATACAAGACGCTTACCATAGATGCCGGAATGTCTGCACATTCTCGCAAGAGTGTATTGGAGCAGTTTGAGCAAACCGATGAATGCATTCTCCTGCTCACATACACTACCGGAGCAGAAGGTCTCAACTTGCAGTGTGCAAGTGTTGTAATGCTGGTCGATCTGTGGTGGAACTCTGCGAAGATTCAACAAGCTATTGGACGCGTATTTCGCCCCGGACAAAAGAAGACAGTCTACGCGTACATATTCATCTCAAACACATCAATGGAATCTCAGATGATTGAGAAGAACAAGCTGAAGGCGGAGATGTTGAAGGAACTGGAGGTGGGAAAGACAACTAAGAGGATTCCGAAACTCACTCTGAGGCAAATTATGAACATCATCAACTCGGAACACAACGGAGAATCCCTCAAGCAGATACGAACATAATATTGATTTTTTTAACTAATTTTCTAAAAAAATCTGATGAACACAAACTGCGTAATCTGCTTTACGGACTTCGAGGACAAGAAATACAAGTGCTCCGACTCCACATGCACAGAGGCGATGTGCAACGACTGTATGATCAGATACATCGACATATCGTCTACCGAGAACCGAAATCTTGTTTGCCCAAGAGACTCGTGCACTGGCGTGTATGATCAAAAGTCGCTTTCCATTCTGGACATGGAATACTTTCAAAAATACAAAACTCTGATCTACAACCACTTCAAGACGTCAAAAAATACGGAAGTAGAGAAGATCGAGAAAGCACAGGAGATACACAGACTTATGAAAGAAGAGCGTGCCAAGTTTTTTGTAGAGTCAATGCCGGCCACAGTTTTGAAGGTTGCGAACATCGCCTTCACCAGAAAGCTAAAAAAGGTTTCTAAGACTCAGGTCAAACGCGAGACTGAGAACGATAATCGCGTTTCGAGAGTCTGTTTCAATCTTTTTTGCAAGGGCTTCATCACATCTGATATGACCTGTACAAAATGCGCCACTCTTTTTTGCAAGGATTGTGAGGAACCCAAACGAGAAGGCCACTCGTGCAAGAAAGAAGTTCTAGAGTCTCTACATCTCATCAAGAATATGGTAGAATGTCCAAAGTGTAAGGTCAAAGTCGAAAAGATAGACGGATGTGATGCAATTACGTGTGCTGTGTGTAATACCAACTTTTGGTATACAACGGGTGAGGAAGGCGAAGCTGGAAATCACGGCAAGTTTGTACAGGTAGTTATGAGGTCATACAACATAAGTAGTATGTACTCTTCGAGGTTGTCGAGATCTCTTTTTTCGAAGATAAAAAATATAGAAAAGAGTTTGGAAGAAAAGAACATCGAAGAAGACACTCTCGTCGGAATGATTGTTCGTATACAAAAAGGGCTCGAGAGCGATGATGCATTTTCTACTATGTACTCCAAAATGGTCAGAAAGAAAGAGAGCGATAAGATAAACTCAAAAAAGCTATCCATAATTGAGAGCCTCCTGAAGGACGATAAGGTAGATGAGCTCGAGAAGCTATTTTCAGAGGAAGATCGACCTGTGTTGCAGATGAGAGTGATTAGGACCTCGGGCAAGATGTTGTTTGTAGATAAACCAGAGGAGCATTACGACTTAGAAAGAGCTTCAATTTCTACAAAGATAAGTACGCGTTTAATTGCAAGTGCGATCGAATCGGGTGAGATAGTAGGGAACAGTTATTGGGAATTTAAATCTACTTGATATACAGTTTCTCATTTATTAAAGTTTTTAATTAAAAACTTTAACTCACCTTTCCCTAATCTTAAAAATGATTATTATATATAAGTAAATAGTATAATTTCAACATGATCAAAACTATCATTTCTCGCACTGTTTCTCTGCCGCCTTCGATGCTGGATTCGAACGTTCTAGCCCATCTTCTCCAAAATGTGAAAAATGAATGGGAAGGAAAGTGCACAAAAGACGACGGTATAATTACAAAGATAGTGTCAATCGAAAAGATACTCGACAACTATATTTCTCCGGCCACAAGCAATATCATGTTCGTACTCTCCCTCAATGCAGAAACAATGAAGCCACAGGTGGGAGACCTCTTTACAGAAAAAGTGAAGCAGATTACAACACGTGGGATCTTTATCAACGATTCTATCACAGTTATTATTCCAGCACACACTTTGACTGGCTACACCTATGACAGGGAAAGTGAAAAGTTTGTGGGGGATGGAGTCACTATTTCGGTCGACGATACTATTAAGATATCGATAACGGCAATCAAATACGAAAACAACAAGTTCAAATACATCGGATCTCTTGCTTAAAAGGATGTGAATCTAAATTAAATGTCTAAGATTCAGATCTTGATTGATTTTAAGGCCGCATTGGTTAATTTTTTTGATGAGCTCATTGAGCAATTCCCGGAAGAGGGCGATCTTGTTATGCTTCGGATATTTCTAAATGATCAAGTCCCGATTGCAGATGTAATGTCTGTATTTATTTCCAAACTACTTCCTCTTAAGGACTTTGTAACTAAACGAGATGTAAACTTCTTTTTAGGTACCGGAGCAGCCTCGTTGTTTGAAAAACTGGACAAGACCAAGGTAAACTATTTCAAGATACTGTGGCAGAGCGACAGACTTGACGACAGTGATAGGGTGCAAATTTGGAAATGGTATGATTACTTTATGATCCTAGCAGAAAAGTATCAGAAAGCATCCATTTAAAATTTACATTCTGGACATTTAATATTTTTATAATATTAAATAAATGTATGTCGTTAATCCCGAAACAGGTAGAATGATTACAGTAGGAGGACCCACATATAAAATGTTACAAAGGGGAAAGAGTACCAAGATTATTGTGGAAAGATCTCCTAGATCTAAACACAAGGGTACAAAGGGATGGGCAAAGGCTTCTCCTAGGAGCAAAAAGCAACGGGCTGTTGTAAAGAAGAGATGTGGTAGCAGATGTTTTTTACAACCCAAGAAAAATAAGTATCCTATATGTACAGTATCATGCAAGCCTGATTGCAGAGGCATCAAGTCTGCAAAGGTTCGTTCTGGACAATTTAAACACAAGAGCGTAATGAAGTTGGCAAAGAGAATGGAGGAGAAGTTTTGCTTATGATTTTGCACACAATCTGGCAAGAGTAAAGAAAAAATCGCTCAGGCGGTTCAAATACCTTTGGATGTCTTCATGTTGTATTTCAGCTTTCAAGAACTCCCGTTCGGCACGTCTTGCTACAGCCCTACACACGTGCGCCTGAGACTCTTCTAATGTTCTACCACCTACAATAATAAGCTGTGTAAGAGGTTCCAATTTTTTAGTCATCTCGTCTATGTGTTGCTCTAGAACTTCGGCTTTAGTTACATCATGAAGAACTAAACCTTCTCTAGGATTTGGGGTTGCGATTACACTACATACATGAATGAGATTTTGCTGTATCAGTGTGAGTATAATTTTATAATCGTCGTTCTTTATGTAAAACCTTAATAATCCGATATGTGAAGACAGTTCGTCAATCGTTCCTAGAACGTCAAATATCGGCTCTCGCTTCAAAACACGACTTCCATCATATAACCCGGTAATTCCCTGATCTCCCGTCTTTGTGTATATCTTAACCATTTTATTTTTACAATTTGTATTTTAAATACAAATTTAATTTTTATTTAACATGTGAGCATCCGGTACAAACTATCTGAAGATTCCATATTTAGAACAGTAACCACAGTTGTCAGTGTAACTGGTTTTCGATTCTGGAGGTAGAGACTGTGGCACTTTTTGAGTACTCCATACCGAGTAGGATCTACAACCGCATACTCCTTTGAAATAAATCGCTTCATATAAACAGTGTGAATGTTACGCGCGATCTTCATCAGGTTGTTCTCAATATTCTCAAACTCTTTTGAATTTCCGTATAGATACATAAACTTTCCATATTCTTCCTTGTCTGTTCGTACCTCAAGATATCGCTTTGTCAAGTTTGGCTCGTTTCCGCGCACATTTGCAAGCATGTGATACATTCCATTTACAAACTTGTGGAAACCGTGTTGTCCCGTCACAAAAACGCCTTGAAAAACATGAGGATCAATACTAAGGATATGCTTTCGTACATCTTCCGGAGTTTGGAATTTCAGTTCACGCGGATGTGGTACATACACGTCGTCATCGATGTTATATACATCTCCAATGTAAGTTCCAACATGGAACACTGGAGGAATAGACGGCATATCAGCACGTGCAACAATGCGGTTATCTTTTGTGCTCCTGAGCAAAAACATGTACTGGTTGTTCTTATCCAATGTCTCGAAGAATGTTTCATAGTTGAATTTGCCGTTAAGTTGTCCTACAGTGTCGATACCTTTTCGGAAAATACATTCAAAGGATTCTTCGCTTCCCCATCGGCTAGTAGATGCGTCCAAACGTTTTGGGGTTGAAACAAACCACTTTTTGTGATAAAATACACGTATGATAGTGCCCTCAAATGAATCGAAAAATCGAGATCCTGAAAAGATCTTCTCTATTTGGTTTACAATGTCCGGATTATTAGGAGTCACAACATATTCAGGAGTAAAAGGAAACCCGCGCATAACTAACTTATCGTTTGCAAAAACTAATCCCCTTGCTTGTTTAACTAGATCTGTTGATTCTTCGTCACATCTGCGATAGTGAAAAAGAGACACAACATCTCCGTCTACAATCTCTGTATCTTGAAGTCTAATGCAGTCTACCATAGTTTGGAGGTGCTCAATTGAAAGCTGGGTCATTTTATACTTGACTTTATTCTTTTAGATCATACATTAGACGAGACTGTATATCTTTAAGATTATTCTTTATTTAAAAATATACGTTTTTAATTAAAGCACATATGGCCGAGCGGTTAAGGCGGTGGACTTAAGATCCCCTACTCGTAAGAGTGCGTGGGTTCGAACCCCACTATGTGCATCTTAATTTATGATTCCTAATCATAAATTATCTTAAAGCTCTTTTTATTGTTTTTATTTTTTTTAAAAATTTTATATATTATAAATGCTAAACTCTAACTTTGTAATTACATTGGTTACTATCTTGGCTGCTCTTGTATGTCTTTTCCAAGGCGAGATCAAGGAGGCTTACCACCCCTCAAACCCCCTTGTATACAACTCTTATCCGTATGACGGTATGGTTAAGAAGCCCGGATTTTCTTCTTGGGGAGGTCAGGGTATCCAGCTCGGACAAAAACCCGTTGAAAAGGTATGCGATCCCAGAGGAGTTGATATTAATAAAGAACACAGAACTCTTGGGTTTGATTTTTCCAAATCATACAAGCTTCAGCCTAGACTCCGAAATTCTGGACATTCTGGAAATTCTGGAAATTCTGTACATTCTGGAAATTCTGTACATTCTGGAAATTCTGTACATTCTGTAGAGAGATATAGTGATTCCATTCCACAAGGAATAGAGGTCGAGGCCAGACGTAATATGCAACCTCTTGTAGGTGGTGCTTCCCGTTTTATGGTTACTGGTCCCAAACTCAATCACTATGCTCCTATCGATATGGCCCAACACGCTGTCGACACCGATAACCCGATTGTAGACTATGGTTGTCGGGATGTATATTCCGCATCTGGGCAGTTGTTGAAGAAGGCGGCCACTCGCGAAAATTATGAAGACGCTCAGGTTAAACTTCCCTGTGATATGATGGGAATGTACGGAAAGACCACAGAGCACTTCGCACAGCCGGTTGTAATTGACCGCATCATGTTTGCAAGCAAAAAGTCTCGTCTCAATCAACACAATGACCAGATCAGAGGCAGTCTTAGAATTGCTCCTATCCATCACGGGTATTTCGATGTACCAGTCAATCCGAATCTCGATCTTTCTACTGGTTACTTCGTACAGCACAGTAAAAGAGGAAAGGAAGTTCCAGAAATGTGCTCACCTCTTGGTCTCGATGAAGACAATGATCTTACTCATGGTCGTAATCACGACCTTAGCGTAACCTGGGGTACTGATGTCCACACTGATTCAAAAGGCCTTTAAAAAGATATCATATATTAAACAATATATGACAACATACATTGCAAGTTTTGATATTGGGAAAAAGAACTTTGCCTTTTACGTAGAGGAGGTAAATATAGATGTCTTAGAAAAGATGACGAGTATCCCAAAAAACAAAAGATACAATGTAGACGGAACTCCAAAGGATGAGTTTCAAACTCTTATAAGCAATGTATACCTTACAGGAAACAAAATATTATACAAAAATCTGGATCTTACAGAAGGTACAAAGAAAGAAAAATATCTAGATTCTCTTATATATCATAACATGATAGAAGCGCTTGATACATACAAGGATGTGTTTGACAAGTGTAGTATTATAGTAATTGAACAGCAAATGAGCTTTAAAAATGCGCAAAATACAATGGCTTTAAAGTTGGCTCAACATCTACACAGTTATTTTATATTCAGATATCCTATCACAAAATGTGGAAACGTTGTAATAGACGATAGTAAGGAGGTAGTAGAGTTCCCAGCATACTATAAGACGCAAGTTTTGGGAGCGCCAAAGGTAGGGGGGAAATCAATGAGTAAACCCCAGAGGAAAAAATGGGCAACAGAAAAGGCAATGGATATCCTTATGGAGAGAGGAGATACAGAAACGTTGGAAGAGATAGAGGGGAGTAAGAAGAAGGATGATCTCGCAGATACACTTATCCAACTACAGAGTTTTAAATTTTTGAGATTTGTAGATAAGTTCTTGTAGGGTTAAATTTAAAGACCAAAGTATATAAAAATGATAGGATTTATAATTTATTTTTTATAACCAATGCCAAACTGTAAATTTTGTGTAAAACCAGCTTATTATAAAGATTTGGTTGGAACATATTGCGGACAGCATAAAACTGTAGAAAGTCGAGATACCCGACATTGTAGACACGGAAAACAAAAAAGTTTTTGTAAAGAGTGCGCGGGGAGTCAGATATGTGAACATGGCAGACAGAAGAGTACGTGCAAAGAGTGTGGAGGGGGTCATATATGTGAACATGGCAGACAGAGGAGTGTGTGTAAAGAGTGTGGAGGGGGTCATATATGTGAACATGGCAGACATAGGAGTGTGTGTAAAGAGTGTGGGGGGAGTCAGATATGTGAACATGACAGAATAAGAAAAATATGCAAAGAGTGTGGAGGGAGTCAGATATGTAAACATGACAGACATAGGAGTACGTGCAAAGAGTGTGGAGGGAGTCAGATATGTGAACATGGCAGACAGAAGAGTACGTGCAAAGAGTGTGGAGGTAGTCAGATATGTGAACATGGCAGACAGAAGAGCGGGTGCAAAGAGTGTGGAGGGAGTCAGATATGTGAACATGGCAGACAGAAGAGCGGGTGCAAAGAGTGTGGAGGGAGTCGGATATGTGAACATGGCAGACAGAAGAGTACGTGCAAAGAGTGTGGAGGGAGTCAGATATGTGAACATGGCAGACATAGGAGTACGTGCAAAGAGTGTGGAGGGAGTCAGATATGTGAACATGGCAGACATAGGAGTGTGTGTAAAGAGTGTGGAGGGAGTCAGATATGTGAACATGGCAGACAGAGGAGTATGTGCAAAGAGTGTGGAGGTAGTCAGATATGTGAACATGGCAGACAGAAGAGCGGGTGCAAAGAGTGTGGAGGGAGTCAGATATGTGAACATGATAAGGTAAAATTTACATGTGTAATATGTACTCCTAAAAACGCATGCCAAAACTGCAAATATAATTATGTTCCTCCGAGGTACAGATTTAAGCCATACTGTTTTAATTGTTATTGTGTCCTCAATCCCAATATAGAAATTCCAAGGCGATATAAGACAAAAGAATACCATATGAGAGACGCTCTAAAAGATTTTTTTCCAGAGACGGAAATGGTTTTCGATAAGAAAGTTGAATGTGGATGCTCTGCGAGAAGGCCAGATGTTCTTATAGATCAAGGATTTCCAATTGTAATAGAATGCGATGAAAACAGACACGGTGGATATTCTTGTGAAAACAAAAGGACAATGCAGTTGTTTCAAGATCTTGGAAATCGTCCGGTAAGATTCGTTAGATTTAATCCAGATTCGTATCAAGAATCTGGAGTTCGTTATAACAGTTGTTTTAAATCTACTGCTAACGGATTAACAATAGATAAAAAGGAGTGGAACAATAGGATAAAAATATTAAAGGAAGTGGTAGAAAAATTGTTATTAGAAGTTCCGGAAAAGGAAGTTTCTATAATGCATTTATTTTTTGGTGATAGTGTATAATAATTCATAAGGAATAATATATTCTTACAAGAATATATTATCACGTGTGAGTATTCTCACATACAACATTTTTTCTTTATTTTAGCTTTAGCTTCTTTGCTCCACTCTTTCCGCACGTCTCATTGTATTCAAGAAGGCCTTGACTCTCTAACCACTTACGTATAGCACTGCAACTCACATCCTTTCTAGAGCTGAAAAAGTACAAAGCACATCTGAGCTTGTCAATAGGAAGATCTACATATCTATCCATAAAATCCCTTGCTTTTGTTGTACTTAATTTTTCTATTATCTCATCTATTTCCATACTCTTTATTCCCTTGAACTTGCTACTCTTATCTTCATATGGAACTCCGAGTTCTATAGCGATATCTGCCAGTTCATCTATGTGCCAAGACTTGGGGCAGCTTCTACCGGTAGTTGTGGCTCGCGTATCTGCAATTTCGGCTTCATCTACGTGTTTCTTGATACAGAAGTACTCGTCATTATACGAGCCAGAATACCCGTACGGATTTTCAATCTCGATTATCGGCTGTGGTTCTTCTTCAAGTTCTGTTTCAATCCATTCATCTTTTGCATTTAGTGTGTATTTAATTTTTCCAATAGAATAAGACATCCCGTCTACATTGTATTTTTTCAAAGTATTTAGAACAGCCCGATTCTCACTATTCATAGCACGAGAGTAGATTGCATGCCGTATATACTCGTGCTTAATATCTTCAGACATCATGTCTACATATCTTTCTATATTCTCTGGGTGTTCACATGACATATCAATACACATGTTATTAAACGCACCTTCATAACTCATCTCTTCTAGCACGATGAGATTTTTGGCATAGCTATTTGGAGTATACACAGAACCAGACGCAAGAGACTCTACTAGAAAATATATGTTATTGCTCTCTCTGAGATACGATGGAAAGCCGTAGCAATTTTTAATTTCTATATTTTCGTATATAATCTTATTCAAGGCTGAAAATATGCTAAATGGTGTTTCCAGTTTAAATTGGAGAAATAACTCATCTAACTCGCAAGAAAATCTCTGCCTAAAAAAATCTATAATCTTTGAAATAATATCTGTAACATTTTTTGCAGAATAATACAGATTGTAAGTAGAATAGTCTCTACTCGACTTTCCAACTGGTTTGAGAGATATAATACCATCACATCTGTAGTCGCAGTTCTGGTAATCACATTCACGTGTAAATTCTCCCTTTGATATGTTTCTATCATATGTCAAAGCGCAATCAAACGAAGCTTCTTTAATAAGCCGTTCTACATTCTTCATAGATATGTCTTTCTTTTCGGATAACTCGTATCTGTCCAAATCAATAGATACACCCTCTTTAGGAATTCCAACATGGTGATACACCTTTATCTTTGGTTTTATTCCAGCCTGAATAAGATCGTTGTGTACATTCAAGCGGATACCTCGTGCAATAGCCTGTGCAATCTCGGAATAGTTCCAGTGAGGAGTTATGACGTGAATGCTGGTTACGTTTTTGAGAGTGATACCTTCAGAAAGGATCTTGCTTCCTATGAGGACATTCGCATAATCGCCTGTCATGTTCTTTCTAGAACTGAAAAACTCTACAATTTTTCTAGTCGACTCATCAGATGAAGTTTCCTTAGATAAAATAAAATATCTCTTGTCCTTTGTATTTTCGGAACCCTTACCTCTTCTGTAACCAACGAGATTCAGGAGACATCCAAATAGTATATTTCCAGACCCAGAAACAAGAGTGCCGTATACAAAGTGAAGCTTATCCGGATTATCCAAAATAGTACGTATAACTGTAGCGTATACATGAGAACATTTTCCTATGTTCTGCAGGGTTTCTTCATCTGTGGAACCTTTCAATTTCTCTAGTTCCCTTGAGGGGGAAAATACTTTTATCTTTGCTCCCTTTTTGACAAAGGCAAGTGTCTCTGTCTTTTTAATAATATATTTTTTGAACCCTTCTTTGCCATAACTTCCGTCTGGATAAACGAAAAGCGTGGCCTGTCTAGAATTAGAAAAGACGCCAGGAGCGCTAGCCTCTTCTGCTTCATCTTCATCTTCATCATCATCGCCTTCGGAAGAACTCTTATCTTTTCTGTATGCTTTCACATATATTTCAGATTGAAATTCGCTCATATAAGAAGGTATTACATTCATAAACTTTAATGTACCCATTGGTTTGCCTACATAGTCAACTTTTACAGAAGACATTGATTTTAGGTACGATACACGCCCTTTCATAATCTCTTTCAACTCTTCCTTCATATCGGGTTTGATATATGTTATACCATCTTCTCTGTCGAAAAAGAGGTATCTTTCAATAAACCTTTTTCCGGTTGGAAGTTGCTTATCGAGAGGCAATATAAGATTCAAAACGGGTGCAATCTCATCTGCCGTGTCTCTCATAGGAGTACCAGACATGATTATCTTCTTACACCCTTTTACAACGTGTAAGAGTCTATGTATCTGTGTGTACTGAATAGAATCTCCGGCTTTTTTACCGTACAATCTGAGGTTATGTACCTCATCTATCGCAATAACCATATTTGAATATTCTCTTATAATCTCCGCATCTGTCATAGCAGAAAGTGTCTTTTGTATCTGGTCAAATGAATTGAACGTATAATAGACAGACACAAGTTTGTTTAATCTTCTCAATTTTTCGTTATCTGTAAGAACCCTGTTCTCATAATTATCTGGAGAATACTGGGAATACCGGGTAGCGAGCTCTTTCTTGAGATTTATAAGGATACGTGGATTTCGGGTCAAAATAAGAGCTCCTTTGTATCCCACATTTTCCCCCCTTATTTGTTCTATCGCTCCAAACATAGCCATACTTTTTCCACTACCCATTTGGTGCACAAGAAGTATTCCATCGTATGGAGTATGTCCAGAAGCATATCTTGCTATTATTTTCTGGTGGTTGTATAGAACCTCGTTCTCTGGCTTCTCCTCTACTTTGGATAACTTCAGTGATGCGAATTCTTCCTTGTTATACAAGGCTTGATAGAAATTATCATCATATGCATTCATAAATTCTAATTCAGATCTATCTATATTTGGATACGTTGGAAAGAAATCTTCTAAATCAAAACTCATTTATTTCAACAATAAAATTATTAAATATATATTAAATGGAAAGTAATGGGATAAATATGTTACAGGGACAACGTCCGAAAAAATACACTCATCTCTCGTCTTACGAGAATGTATTGACAAGGCCATTTGTAGAAAGTAAATTTTATCAAAGCGTAAATCCCTCTACGGCGATTGACCGAAATAATACGTGCAAGAACAACAACGGATGCCAAAGTAATGTAACATATACTTACATTAACAAGAGAGGTCCAGAACCAAGCCCGTATTTCAAGCAGGATACTAATGGAGCACAAATGAGCACAAAGGCAGATGCACGTCTTTTCAATTCGGCCCATAATCAATATACACAACTAGATTCTACTCCTATACAAGTTGTATACGATCTGATAAACGACAATATTAGTAATAATCCAAAACTTAAAGATTATGGAAAAAACTATACGGATTATAAATCTGTAACTGGAGGTCAAATACAGTACTATGTAGATAGAGAATTTTCTGAGCCATTTTACAGTCCAATTTACGGTACACGTGCTAAATCTACAGGTACAATGTACAAAGATCCTATGGACTCTGTAAAGCCTCATTTCGACAGAGAATATCCCGAATTTGCAATGTACAGAGATGGTACTTGTCTGTCGTATGTAGATGACACTACGAAATTTCGAGATGACATAATATCCAGACAACAACGTGTAAATAACCAGAAAGATTTCTCTCTTTTGTATGGAAAAGTTTAAAACTGAATATAGAAATAAAAAGCAAATCTACCGCTAAAATAAAGAAATAATTATATTCATTTTATAATATAAAATGAAACTATACATTCATTAATTCCTCCTCATGTTCTGATTCTGTATCAAATCTTTTCTTTGACAGTATGGTATTAATTGTGTATACTGCAGTAACTTCAAGTACAAACCATTTAATTAGGGCTAAATCAACTTGTGTAATTGATATTAAAATTGTAAACACGCTTCTGAGATTATTAAAAGCCCAATAAAGACTTGCGAGAACTTGCAGTTCTCTTTTCGAACTAAAGTCAGTAATGATCTTTTTATCTGGATTATAAATATTAAAACCAAGTATGGGTTGTGCAAATTCGCTTATTAACATATCAATAATAGAATTGAAAACGATAATCGATACCAAAACAGAATATTTTTCAGGTGTGTCGATAATTACACCTGCAATTATTAAATGCTTAGAGGGCCCAAATGAAAACCATCCATCGTCCGAAAAAAATACAGCGAGAAGTAAAGTTACAAGTGTCAACATTGCCGAGCCGGCTATACATAGATTAAGTTGTGCCTTTAACTTCATTTTTTTATATATTTTGGAGTATAACATTCAATTTTAAGCAAATTAAGTTTTAAAAACAAAAAATAGATTAAACAAATGACTGATAGAAAGATTCTAAGTTTGGAAGAACGTGATGGTTATAGTCTATTTACAGATCCTAATTTGAAGGCGCTATACGACCAACTTCCCGAAGAAGAAAAGAACGAATATAAGAAGTCTGGAGAATACATGTACAGCAAAGACTACGAGAATACAAACAACGATCTTGAGAGCAGACTGGTGGAAGCGGCTGCATATATCAATGAGGGTATGAAGAGCGGACTACGTCCTTCTCAGCTCGACGAGGACGAGGTTAAAGTAATGCGTGAGATTTTTGGGAGCGAGTGGTACAAGAAGTACTATTTCGATTCGGAACAAGATTAATAAAATTGATGTTTTATTAATCTAAGTGATAGGAAAATGGGAATCTCAGGACTTACAAAATTTTTACGTGATACTTGTCCGGAAGTATTCACAGAAATAAATCTCTCTGATTTGAGATACAAGAAAGGGGCGGTAGATATTAGTTTATATGTTTTCAAGTACAAGACTATTTTCGGTGATAAATGGATGACTGCTCTTCTTAACCTTGTTTCAAGGTTAAGGAAACTAGACGTGCATTGTTGTTTTATATATGACACTTCTGCTCCAGAAGAGAAGATGATTGAAAGAGAAGCACGACGTGAGAAGAGAGACAAGTTAGACGAGAAGATAGAGGCTCTTAATTCTGCTCTAGCAAAGGCATATTCTACAGGAGTAATAGATCCTATTCTGATAGAACTCAATAACAAGATATCTTCTTCTAAACAGAAAAGGTTGCTTTCAGGAGAACCGACGAGTAGAGGAATTGATCTGGAAGTGTTGGAGGTGGAAATTGAACGTATAAGTAAACAATCTGTCAGGATAGAGGAAGGCGACTTTGAAAACTCTAAAAAGATGATGAGTCTTCTTGGAGTTCCATTTTTCAATGCTGCAGTAGAAGCAGAAACAACGTGCTCTGATTTGTGTAAACAAGGTAAGGTTGATTTCGTGCTTTCGGAAGATAGCGATGTTCTTGCATATGGAGCCCCCATGTTTGTAAGTAAAGTAAATACAACAACAGAAACCGCAACTGTGGTTTACTATGAGGAAATGCTGAGTGCGCTGGGATTGTCAACAGATTCATTTCTTGATTTCTGTATCATGTGCGGTACAGATTACAATTCAAATATAAGGTTGATAGGACCAAAGAAGGCATACAAACTTATATCGGAATATGGGAGTATCGAAGCTATATCAGATTCGGGTATAGATGTGAGTGTGCTAAATCACATTCGAGTTCGTGATCTCTTTAAGGGTTATAAGAGATTTGACGGTGGGATTCCTTTTTGCGAGCATCCTAATATAAGAGAATTGGGAGAATTTCTTTTCAAGAATAATATTGGAATAAGTATTGATACAATTAAGAAAAATTTCTCAGAACCAGAAATTCTTTTTGAATAAATTATTCAAATGAAATTATTTTCTAATGAAATAATTTCCGGAAGATACCGACTTTTTCTATTATACTCTTCTATAATAATGGCTCTACACACAATTTTCGAATTTTCGAAGTTGAAATTTTTCAAGGCCGAATTTTACAAAATTTTACGGGATTTTACAAAATTTTACATTAATATTATTTAATCTAAAATTTAAACTGTGTATTATATTTTTTGCCGGATTTTGCAAGATTTAGCAAAATTTTGGCAAATTTTTTTCCTCCCTTATTATAAATGAATTGTGAATTCTGTAATAAGAACTTCACAACCAAAGGAATATTACTGCGACATCAGCAGACAACTAAGTACTGTTTAAAGTTACAGGGGGAAATAAAGGAAAAGGAGTTTATATGCAGAGGGTGTAATAAGCGTCTTTCTACTAAAAATAGACTGGCAACCCACCAAGAGATATGCGAACAAATTCCCAAAGATGATAATCTCATCTATCTTAAAAAAGTTATAGAGTTAAGGGATAGTACTATCGATATTCAACAGCAAACTATACAAAAGCTCGAGAAACAGATTGAAAACCTACAAGATAAGCTATTGAAGATCGCTATCAAGTCAAAGTCAAACACAACCAACAATAACAACATAAGCATTCTCCAACAGAACTTCACGGCAATCACAGACGAAAGTCTGGCTGAAGATGCAAAGAAAATAACAATAGACCACATTGTGGGTGGAGGGGAGAGTATCGCGAGTGTCTTTCTTGGCGGCTCCTTAAAAGATAACGCGGTTTGTACCGATGTCGCGAGGCGTATTATGCATCACAAGGATGAAAATGGAAAGCTCATAAAGGACGTAAACGCCCTTATCATTACTAAACGCGCTTTTTCAAGCCTTATGACATTCGCGAAAGAGATTAAAAATAAATTAGGAGAAGATATAGACACAGATGACGATGACCAAATAGAGACACTTGGAAAGGTGATGTGTGTGGTAGGAGAGATGGGACAAACTATCGCAGGGCAAACAACCGAAACATCCGCAGACTTTGCGAAGGCCGTGTGTCACGGTACTGTTAAGTGATATTGTAAATTAATTATTTACAATAAGAATTCTCTCTTGAACATCTCTTCAAACTCTTCGTTATTTGTATAATCGAGTTCTGCGTCTATAACTCTCACATTGCTTTCTGTTTGAAACCACTCCTCGTGTCGGTCGTGTATCTGCGTAAGATAGTCAACACTAATCCCAGATTCTTCGGATCGGCTTCTGATGTTGACACGTTTGTGGCTTGTTTCTGGAGTACACTTTAGGTACACAAAGTTTATGATGTTTGGCTTCTTCGCGTTTGACTCTATCCATTCAAACCATCTATTGTAGACTTGATATTCGATATCATTCATAAGACCGGACATGTAACAGTTCTTTGCAAAGATGTTCTTGTCGCTCCAAATTGAACGCTCTACAAAAACAACCTTGCTCTCGTCTATTTCAGACAGCTTTTCTATCTTTGAGATAAAAGCGATATTCTGGAACGTATAAGCATATCGTTTAGGGTCCTTGTAGAAATGACCCAGGATATTGACTCCTTCTTTATCTTTGAAGCTAGTCCACGTGTCTACTGGTTCGTATATAACTTGACATTCCGGATGATGGGTTTCAACCATCTTTAGAAATGTACTTTTTCCTGTACCAATATTTCCTTCGACAAAGTAGACGGGCATTTTTCTTAATATTATAACTTTTATAATCAATTTAATTTTTGGGTATATATAAATGTTCGACAAGATATCAGACTTTTGGGAGAAAAAAGGGTTTGAAATTGTATTTTGGGGTTCAATTATTATAATAGTTATATGCATCCTTACGAGAATTGGAAAAAGGTGTGGAACATATGACAAAAATATGTGGGACTACCCTAAAATATTTGATAATTATATTATACCCGAAAAACCAAAGAGACAACAGCGAGATAGCACTGGCGAAACCACTTGTAGACGGTATTTGGAAATGAGATTCAAAACACCGTTCTCAAAGGCTCGTCCTGATTTCTTACGAAACCAAGTGACATCTGGTGCAAGAGGAGATTACAATCTTGAACTAGATTGTTTTAATCCTGAAATGAAGTTAGCTCTAGAATACAATGGTATACAACATTACAAATTTGTACCTTACTTCCACAAGACAAAAGAAGCATTCCATAATCAAAAATATAGAGATGAGATAAAGAGATATAAATGTAAAGAAAATGAAATAGATCTTATAGAAGTTCCATATGATGTGAAAAATATAGAAGAATATATAGAAAAGGAATTGCAAAATTTAGGATATTAATGAATGGATAATATTCCTACTAATTTTACCCATATGGACTAAATCCCATTATGTATTACTTGGATTGCAGGGTTGGGTGAAGGATCTATATAGCGTAGTTTGGAACATGACTTGTTATTAAAAAGGAAGTACCGGAGCTACTGCATCTAAGTTCCAATTTTAAATAAAAAATACAGAGAAACAGAATTTCATATTTCATATTTTTTATTTAAAATAAAAAAAATCCTATAATAAAATGACGGATACCATATCAACTAACTTTGGTTATATGGGTTTTAACGCTCTTAGCAATAGTGAGAACGCATACAATGTTGAACAGGTCGCCGAGCTTACAGATGCCAGGTATCCTCTTGGTGATTCGATTTCACTTGCGTGTACCTCTACTAAGCTCTTACGATCGGTTAATGGTTTAAAGAATGTCGACATCACTCCTACTGGAGCGAATAGTTTGGCAACATTCACCGGTGTTGCAATGTCTTCTGGTAATACGGCATTAGTCGTAGGTACAAATCCTGTCGGTGCAACTACACTCCCCATCCTTTACAGCCCTAATGGTATAACTTTCACCAAGACTGCCGCAAATAATGTTGCAAACCTTGAACCAACGTGTGTTACTTGGAATCCTGCTACTCGCTATTTTGTTGTTGGATGCACTTCAACAGTCGCCGGTAATGCGGTACTTGTTGTAAACCAACAAGGTGCAGTCACGGCTGCAGCTGGTTCCGGAAATATATTCGACACGGCTGCGCCTGGTGGAGATACTTGCAGAGCCGTATCCGCGTACTCAGCAGCAACAGCAGTCAACAGCCCTGTATTTGTGGGAGGCCAACTTGCAGCAGCAGGCAACAGAGTTTTTGGTTTTGGGGTAGGAGACTTGAGCGACAATTTTACGGCGATAACCACTGATACTACCGGAGCCGGCAATGTGGGAAGTATTAACGCAATTGCAAATGATAACGGAACTTTAGATAGTACGTTTACTTATATTTTAGCAGGAGGTATTCTTACTGCAGAGGATCCCGCTACTACTATTAGCAATTTAGTATTTGTAGGACTTGACGCCGATCCAATAGCAGCGGACGCATGGGCTCCAGTAACAGATTCCGAACTTATTTTTCCAACTGGAGCAGTTGCCGGTGCTAACTCTCAAGTTAATGCCATTGCATACAACGGACAATATTTCTTGGTTGGTGGTCTTGGTACTGTTGGAGGTGCTACTAACAGATGCACGGTTGCAATTGCTACGTTTGAACCCGGTGAAGATTACGGAGCAGCTGGTGAGTTCACTTTAGCTGTTCCTACTGGATGCAACATTGCTACTTTGATGACCAATGTTCGCTCTCTTGCATGGAACGGATTGTATTGGATTGCAGGAGGTGACAATACCGCCGGTTTCGTATACGCTCGCAGTGCTGACGCTGTAACATGGACTCTTATTGGCGGAGCTATTGCAGGTGCCACTCGAGGTCGATCTGTTTCTTCTCGTTTCACTCCTCAGTAAATGTATTACCAATTTTAAATTTTACATAAAATTTAAAACTATATCATACCTGCTATATCGGCTCCTCCCTGTACAGCAGCGTATGTTTTTGAATGAAGTGCAAAATATAGATTAAAGCTGACGAGCACTATTATAAACACGGCAATAATCATCATACCAATTGCAACCCGTCTGTTGCCTTCTACTTTTTCGGAATATGTTCCAGTAGTGGGATCTGGTTTAGAAGTATGTAAAATAAGATACCCAATCATAAAGAATATAATTGCGGCGATAAACCCACCTACAGTATTCATAATAGACTGTATGCGTCCGTATGTTGCAAGTCCTGTATATGTAGTTCCGGCAGCAGATTGAATAAATGATTCCATTTATATAGTTTTAAATTTTATATAAAATTTAAAAATCACCCATCGCGGGGCTCGAACCCGCGACCTCAGGATAACATCACCCTCACTTAGTGGTGACTAAGCTCGGTTTAGAAGTCCTGCGCTCTATCCAACTGAGCTAGACGGGCTTTAATTAAAATCTTAAATCTTTAGATAATTATTCTACTGCCTCGTAATGGTTTCCGGTCCATTCCAAAACAATCCATCTATATCTCGTATCTTCTATAAACTCTATCTCCTTTTTGTTTGGGATACTGTTTACTAGGACGTTTAACTTAAACACCTTTGTAAAAGCCCGTATCTCAAGCGCTCCTCCAAATGTACTTCCCATTCGCATGTTTGATATATATTGCTCTAGATTAAGTCCTGTTTCATTTTTTGCAACTTCTGAAGCAGTCATATCGTCTATCATTTTTGGATCAGATTTCAAGTACTCGCATATTAGTTTTCTCATTAATCCTCCGTCTACTCTTTCATCTTGTATGAACCGTGACAGACTGTCAAACAAACAACTCATGATTTTATATTAGTGTAGTCTTTTAAAGTAATAATCCATCTCTTGGCTGCAAAAACAAGAGGGCCAAAATCCTTGTAGAACTTGAAAATATCGCTATTCCCAAATGATGTATAAAAATCTGTATATATCTTATCTTGTGGTTGTATTTGCATTATCATATAGTAGATATCAACATAGACTTGTATTTCTTCTATAAAATCTAAACGTTTTATATAATCATCGGGAGTGGGAATTTTAGTCAATTTATAACCCAAAAACTTCTCACAATAATCAACTATATTTTTTGGAATAACTATGTCTTTATACATCGACAGAAGTATCCTATCGTTGTCCATCATTGAATACTTTTCTTTTGGCTCATCATTTGCGTAGTAAATATACATTATATAACTATTACACTTGTTAAAGCATTCCAGTGTAGTTAATCCTATATTAGTAATAGACTTCAAGTGTGGTCCAAGTTCTGAAAACGAGTTTATATCATATGTTTTTCGGTCTACTATTGCTATTTTATCTGTGAGATACATAGGATACTTCTTTATGATATTTTTCAACATGCTTCCGGGTGTAAAGTTCGCACTTACAGTTCTTGATATTGCAGCCCAATAATTCACCTTATCTTTCTCGATATTGAGATTATACGGCGTTGTACCATAAAAGGTGGTAACTACATCTTTCATAAAAGCTTTTACATTGGCGTTTCCACCATAGATACACAAGTCTGCCATAATAAAAAACATGTCAAATCCTTGTACAAGAAATGAATATTTGCCATATTCACCTTCGTCAAATGCTTCTAAATATGGAGAGTACTTTTTTCCATCTACAAAAGCGGAAGACAAACCATAGTCTATAATAACAGGACAGTATACATCTTTGTACTGTATTGTCTTATCATCTATATTAACACTGTAACTAATCAAGTCATCTCTGATCATAATATTATTTGGACTGAGATCAAAGTGACCAAATCTACTTTCTTTTTGAGCTATTTCAAGGGCTGACAAAATCTGTATTAATACAGGGAAAAAATCTCCTAATGTAATACTAGACTTGTATAGAAAGTGGAACAAGTTCTTCCTCCCAACATATTCATAACAAATCGAAGGGCCTAGTTTTGGATGTTCAAAAGAGCAAAGTGTATAGCAAAAGTTGGGGCAATGATACCGTAAAGCATTTAGAACATTTACCCCAATCTCGTATTCTTTTTTAGTAAGCATGTAGTTTCCCTTATCTTTTGTGGTCTTAACTACTACTAAAGATTTTTCGAATATAGTATACATATCAACCTTTCCATAGGTGCCCTCCCCTATTTTTTTAGCATGCTTTGTCCATGTGGGACGTAGCCTTGGAAATATAGGGTTTTGACCTTTTTTTATTATAGCCTGAGAATGTACTTGTTGTGTCAAAAAACATTCCAACGCCCTCATTGCGGTATACGACTGAAAAAAGTTCAAAAGTATATTGTTAATGTAATCTATGTCTGGTTTTATATCAAACTTCATATCCTCGCATTTCATTTATTAATCATGCCAAATTAATAAATTAATATTTTACATACCTCTTTTCATCCTTTGCTTGAGTTCTTCTTTTCCATTTACAAGTTTTCTGCTATATAAAACACTTCTGTCTTGAGATGGTAAAGTTGACTTACCTTCAAAACCACCTACCTTAAGAGTATCTTCAAGATGATAGTTTCGGTTAATTTCTATATTTCCAAGACTATTAGAATTCGCGATGACATCCCTAGGTCTAGTTTTCTGATCAAATTCGTATTCATTTTCGGGCTCTATATTTATAAAATGATCTCCTGTAAGATTTGTAGTTGCCATATGGGCTGGTAAATTTCTTTCCAACTGAATCTCATCATGCATGTAAATCTGTTCTGCCTTTCCGTTTAGATTCGAAGTCTGGGCAACTTGGTTTATTTGCTTTGAAGCTTCCTTTACATTCTGTCTGTTTACAATTTGTATATTTGTCTTTGTACTCTTATTGCTTGCCACATTTGTTATAACAGGATTATTATTTACGTAATTAAGCACAAAGTGTTCTTTCACAGGAGTTTGAATAGTAACACTCTTTGTAGGCGTAACAAATCCCTTTACACGCTCTTTGATCTGTCTGTATTGTTCTGGCTTTTTTGCGGCTTCACATCTATTTGTCTTGGCATAGTCTACAAAACCTTTCGAAGATGATGCGAAGGTTATATTTCGAGGAAGACGAGAAAGAGGAAGGAGCTGCTCTTGTCTGAGCTGAGGAGGTCTGAACGATCCTGCATCCATAATTCTGTATGGCATCTTTCCAGGAGCACCAACACTGGATCCATTTCTATTTCCATATTCTACAGAAACCATAGGATTAACTCCTCTGGGAAATACATTAATAGCTTCTGCAAATCTGTCCCCGCTATGGTATAACATCTCATTTAAACTACCATCCGCGTTTACCTTATCAATACGTCTTGTTGTAATTGACTTGGGAGGATCCTTTATTATGTTGTTGTTAGTTCCCCAAGATTCGGCACTTCCAACAGTTCCTCGTTCTTTGTTTCCAACTATTCCGTGATATGATATTGACATTTATTATAATCCAATATATAATTAAATATAAAAAAGATATTTATACAGAAGATATAAATATAAAAATGTCCCAAGAATTGATAGTATCCAAAGGTTGGTATCTTTCCCGAAATCCCACAACACATCAAATAAGCCTAAACCTACCAGAATCCAGATACGAAAGCAGTGCCAAGTTTACTAGGTTTGAAGAAGAGCAGGATGTTTGGATGAAAGTCACAAGTACCCATATTTATGTTCTAGATTGGAAAACAAATGCTCGCGTGATTTACATCGATGCAAAAGAACGAGGTGAAGAGGTAGTTGATATACCATCTGAAATTTTCGATAATGTTTTCTTATCTCTCGAAAAGACCAGAGAGATTATGAACAAGTTAACAATTCAATGATTATTCGAATACCTCTCCTGTAAATCTTTGCATACACTCACCCATTCGTTGCTGACAAGTATCGTTTTCAACAACACATCCTAGCATCTCACGCAACCCTTCATTCTCCTTTCGTAGTACATCGTTATCAAGTGCGAGCTCTTCTACACGCCTCTCCAGCCTATCTGATTGCCCGCTTCTCTCACTTAGTCTATCACATTCTTCATCGTCTTTTTTCCTGACCTCATTCTCCTCTTCGAGTTCTGTAATACGAGCTCTCAATATCCTGTTATTATATGAGTATGTTTGATTAGTTTCGTCTATAATTTTTTCCATTTCTCTAACCGATCCTTCGAGTTCTAATACACGACTTGACAATACTTGATTTCTAGTAACGAGTCTCCTCATCTCTTCTTCGTCAACCTCCTTACAAGGTTCGCATGGAATGTGCTCGATCTCTCCTGCTTCGAATAGTTGATCTTCCAATTGAACGTTTTGTGTTTCGAGTTGAGACACGTTTGTTTCAAGAGACCTTATCTGATCTTGTAATTCGTGTATCTGTGACATATATCGCTCTTGCATTTGTTCTGTTTGCGCAGTCTTTGATTCGTATTGATCTACTAGAGTTTGTACATCCAACTGGATATTTTTTATAGTCTCCTCATATTCTTCTCTAATCTTTTCTATATCTGTGCCAGCTTCTTTTGAAGCTAAATCAAGTTGGAGAGTTGTGATAGCACTATTTGCGTTTTCAAGGGAACTTTTCAGATCAGAAATCTGTTTTTGATATGAGCTCATATTCTCTGCAGTAGTTGTCTTGTACTTTTCAAACTGTTGTTTTATCTCTGCGCAGACATTCTCATTTGGAACATTTCCTCTCATCTGTTCCAAATCTACTTGCATACCAAGAATAGTATCGGTTAGTTCTTGGTTTCTCTGAGTCAGGATAGAATTTTGGGCAGCGGCATCTGTATATCTTTGATATATGTTTTGATACAACTCTATAGTCTCTTGTTTATCTTGATTACAAAACTCGAGGTCGTCAGACTTGTCTTGAAACTCAATCTGCAACCTTTGAGCCCGTAGAGTGCAGTCTGCGAGCTTGTTCATATTATCTCCAAATCTCTCTGTCATATCCTCGTGACCAGCTTCCTGATTTTCTAGTTCTGCAAGTCTGCGCATAGCTTCGTCAAAGTCTTCTTGCAACTGTATACGTGTTTTATCCATACCAATTCGAGAGAGTTTGCATTCCGCTAATTCGTTCATAGCATCTCCAAACTTGGATTGTAGTTCAGCCTTTTCTATACTACAAGCTGATAGATCATTCATAGAATCTCCAAACTTGGATTGTAGTTCAGCCTTTTCTGTAGTACAAGCCGCAAGCTTGTTCATAGTATCCCCGAATTTCACTTCTAATTGCTCCTTTAGAAATTGATATGAAGCGAGATCAAGACGCTCATCTTCACGTCTGCTTTCACATAGTTTACTATGCGTTCTCTCTTCTTCTAACATTTCGGATAGCATGTCTATCTCTTCAAGTTTCCTAGATAGGTCAGTGCTAGCGCGTAATAAGCTCGTACCAACATTGACAACCTGTTGTTTTAACTCGTTTTTACCGGTTTCACATTCGTTATATTTTTTAGATAGTTCATGCATATCATTGATTACAAGTGTGGCCGTATTTCTATAGTTTTCAGCCTGTTCCTGAGAGTACTTTAAACTTGACTCAAGATCTGATATTCTCTTTCGTAGGATTTCAGCCTCTTTTAGGTATTCTGCGGACGCATAAGAAAGACCAACATTCTTTTCCCTTATAAATTTCGCAATTTGTGCATCCATCTGACTGATATCTTCCTCTTGTTGCGCGAAACGAGCTCTCAAATTTTCTAGATCAGTATTTGCTTTTTTATAGTCTAATATAGCTTGAGTCAACTGTTCTTTTAGAAGCTCAGAATCACTCTTGTCTGTCATTAGCATTTTTGTAAACTTTTCCTTATCTTGTTTCAAGCTTACGGAACATTCCTGTTTGAAACGTTCAATGTCTGTCTTTAATGTCCCTATCTCCACATCTTTCAAACCAAGCTCGTCTGAGATCTTCTTATACTTATCTACAAGTTTCTCGTATTCCGTATCTTTGAGTCGGTTATTTGTATCATAATATGTAGCTTGATTTTTTAGAGCCTGTTCCTTAACTGATATTTCTTTTTGTGCAGTTAGAACTTCTGTCCTAAGATTCTCTATAACAGATTTCAACTCGTTACATTCTTCCAACTTCCTCTTCTGATCTTGTAGTGTTTGTTGTTGTTTTTCTATAGTTTCGCGTTGCTTTGGATCTTTAACAGTATATTGCGCGGATTTGAGCACATCCTTGTATTTTGCTTCATATTCAGACTTTAGATTGGAAAATCTCTCTTCTTTTTCGACAAGATCTCGTTTTAATTTTTCTATATAAGAAGGTTTTTTCGGGGAAGAACTCCTGACAATATCGGACTTATTTACAAGCTTTTTAACCCGCTTGTATATGTAGAATTTTCCATCCTTTTCGTACACCTTGCGTTTACGTTTGTCAATTATAGCATACATTTATATTTATAATATATTTTATTTAAGTGTATAAAATGTTATATAAAAATGCTTACCTATTTTTTACTTAGTGTGATAGCTTATCTACTTTACAAGTTGGACTTCTATAATATCGCACATGAGACATACAAGGTTAAGAAACGCAAGTTGACACGTCTCAAGAATCTTGTGTCAACACAATATTCAGGAGTATCTAAAATAACATGGATTTGCATTTGTATGCTTGTAAAGGCTCTTTATTTAATGCTAATACAGTGGCTTTATCAGACAGTTAGACATATAGGTCCCAATCTATATGAAATTTCATACGTGATCAATGGGGTGACATATAAGTTTCACATAAAGGTGAAAAAGGGACCCAATAGTAACACTGTTATACAAGCGAGTGATGAGAACGACAATGATATCACACACGAGTTTCTTACATATCTAGGACCCATGGATAACTTCCATGGCTATAAGTATACTCCAAAGCATTTCGGCGTAAATGCGCTTACATTGAACCTCGCGTCTGGAGACGACAAGACATTTATGGAACACGAGTGTATTACCCTATAAAAATTGATTTTGTATAAAAGCTTTTTTGAGACAGATAGATACGAACATGCCATTGCCAAGCTTGAATACCGAGTGGGTTGTTGTTGAAGACCCGAAGACAGGCAAGACCAAGCGTGTTCCCCGCGTGCCGAGAGCAGCCAACTATTCGGAGGAGGAGCGAGAGATGTACGGACCGCCTGCACACTTCATCAGCTGGAAGGACTACGACGAATTCATCGCAGCATACGATTAAATAATCAAGTTAACTCTTACTTAACTTGATTTACAATATAGAAATTTGTTTCAACATATCTTCCGCAAGCTTGCCAAATTCTCTCTTCTTCTCTATAATTTTATATAGAAGATAATCTCCAGATCTGGAGAATTCTTGTTTTCCCGATATAAAGGCTTGCTCTACAAGAGTCATTAGGTATATATTAACCTTTTGCTTTTCCTTTGGAAGATGAGCGTGTGACATGTACCGTACTCCTCTCCCAATAATCTGATCAAGTTGAGATGCATTCCACACAGGGTCCAGAATGATTATATTCTGCGTACCCCTAAGATCTAATCCAGTACCTCCCGCAGAGCTGATTACAAGAGTGTTAATCTTTCCCTCATTGTATAGCTCTACGAAGACCTTTCTGTCCTTTATAGGAGTCTCTCCAGTGATTATGGCATATGTGATATGTTGTTCTTTTAAAAACTTTTCAATCACATTCACTCCGAATTCTAACCAATTTGAAAATATTACATTTCCAGTCACTCCCGGTTTTAGAATATTATCTTTGATATAAGCCAATTTTCCATTGTAAAAATCATTTGCTCCGATATTATTTACAGCCCTTCTATATCCGTTGTAGAACTTTTCTGGATTGCTAAACAGCGACGTGGTTCCTGAAATAGACCTAGCAAATTCCAGTTCAAACATCTTGTTCATAGGAATAACAGCTGTATGTATTTCAAACTGTGGATAATCTCCTCCCAGCGGCTTCTCGGCAAAACTAACCATTCCATTTAGATATGTGGATATAATCTGTAGTTGTCGTTTTACACTATCTTTGCTGTGCTTTCCGAGAGACGTACTACAACCAGGTATTTCACCCTTTGGCTTAGCCTGATATATGGGAGGGTCGTCTTCTACGAGTTTACGCCTTGTCGAAGGCCCAACAACATACTTTTGATGCAAAAGGTCAATTATGCTGATAAAATCACACGCTGAATTTATATATGGAGTTGCGGTGAGAAGCAAGACTTTGTCGGAATATTTAGCACATTCCATAGCAGCGCTGAACTTCTGTCCTTCATAATTTTTCAGAGTATGCACCTCATCTATAATAAACAATGTATTTTCACAATCACACTTGTTTATTTTCTTCTCGGATTTTTTATACTTGTTCATAAAGTTATCGAAATTGATTACTTGATACTTTGAAGAATCTACATTTCCATACTTATCGTATGCACTCTTAAAATTATCTACAAGAGATGCCGCGGTAAGAACCACCACTCGATTTTTTGGATTTTGTGATAGATAGCATTGTCCAGCAGTAAGAGCCGTAAGAGTTTTTCCCATACCTGTACCATGAACTACAAGAAGAGCTTTTCTCCCATTGAAATACTCTACAGTATTTTTCTGAAGTTCTCTAAGAGGTGTCTTACTATCAAGAATACACTTTGAAGTTTCTGCTGTTCCTTTGAACTTTTGAACGTCTTGTTCGGGAACGATATGAGTCTTTCCCCCATATACGGGAACATTGATTGTTTTTATACTCTCGTATTCTTTCATAATTTCCCTTCCTATTTTACCGTCTATTTTTACAAAACGCCCGCTCTTCTTGTTCAGTACCATTCCATTTTTAATTGACGGAGGCGAATATGCTTTGGTTTCTGCTAAAAGAGGATTTACTCCGGGCATTATCTTTGGAACCATAAATGAAGGCACGGTTACGGGGATGGATCTCTGTACAAGTTCTCTCTTTCCAGCTACACCGCTTATATTAACACATCTTCCCGTAGATGAGGTGCATAACTGGTCTTTTCTACAATCTTTATCCGACATGCATTTTTTACTCATTTATAATAATAATAAATATAATAAATGTCTTGTTCATATGCTAATGTATCAAAAATGAGAGATAATAATTATAGAATAAACGGAGAACATGGAGATCCGGATATTCGAAAAGAAAATAGATATTGCGCTCTTCCGTATGGACATGAAAGAATTTCGACTCCTAGTGGTATAAGAGAAGGTTTTGGAACATCCACATGGGTATATGGAGTTGGAATGGCTCAGCCTATTTATCACAATGTTAATAGCTTGCCATGTGTAAGAACAAAGTTGGATAATACAAAATATCCCATCCCACATGACGTATATGCTATGGATACGAGATCTGTCATTGTAAATAATCTCGAGTCTGATTTCCAGCCTCCTATTCACACGCCAGAAGAGGCAAAACTTGTACAAGGAGAAGTGACAAAGTATTCCCGATAATTTATTTAATATTTTAAACACATTAAATAAATGAGTGACTATGAAGAATATAACGACGAGTATGACGGCTTTGTCAGTGAAAAGGAAGAAGATGAGGATGCGAAGATGCAATCCGAAGGAGAATCAGAAGACGAGTATGAATACGCAGAAGAAGGCGATGATATAATGATGGCAGAGATAAACGCATACGAAAGAGCGGGAGGAGGTATTACTTCTTATACTTTAAAGAGTGTGAAAAATCCAAAAGAAAAATATAAGTTTATTCTTTCTTCTCTTTTTGAGAAAATGGGATTAAACCTGAGTATGCATGACAAAAACGCTATATTACAATCGGTTGCCGCAAGAGATGACATTATATATAAAAATCCATACGGATACATCTTGGGGTATATTGGAAGCAGAGGCGGTACGGGTATTACAAAGGATAGTATGACTCAGGCTTTTAACGGTATTGGTTCAGCCGAGGGCATCGAGGAGCCAGACGTTATAAGATATTCTGTATTCTGGGTTAATAATATGAAAAAATAAAATTGATTTAAGGACTGTAAACGGTTTAATAAAAATGTCTTCCACCTGTCTGTCAAACCCCGAATCTTACAATGTTACGAAAATGCGCTTTGGAAACGCGCAGAAGAACGAGCTCAAGCAAGATAATGGACCTGTTATCAAGTATTTCCGTATCCCTGTCAGTACTGTAAATGCTGATGGCGGAGTCGGAGAGCTTGTATTTGAAACTACTGAATTGTTCTCCTTTGGAGTATCTGTTAACAAGAACGACTCCGATAAGATCACAGGTTACACTCTTCCTTTGTGCCTCTGGAATAAGGATGGTGCGAGCAGGGCTGAAAAGACCTTCTCGGATCTCCTTGAGAAGATCGTAGAGCGATGCAAGGATCACCTACTCCAAGACGATGTTCGCAAGAGCATTGGTCAGCCCGATCTTGAACGCGCCGAGTTGAAGAAGCTTAACAACTTCATCTACTTTAAGAAGGATGAGAACAAGAATGTTGTTCAAGGTGCTGGTCCTATCCTGTATCCTAAGTTGATTGAGTCTAAGAAAGCGGGTAAGGTTATTACTAGCTTCTACGACGAGAGCGACAGTCCAGTGGATCCCTTGACTCTCATTGGAAAGCTTTGTTGGGTAAAAGCCGCTATAAAGATTGAGTCGATCTTTATCGGATCAAAGATCTCGATCCAAGTGAAGCTTTACGAGGCTAACGTGCGAGTGGTTGAGGGTAGTACTAAGCGTCTACTACAGCGTCCCAAGGTAGATAGTACAGTATCGGTTGATACTCCAGTTGCAAGCCAATCCGCAGCTGCCGAAGAAGAAGACGACGAAGAAGACGGTAAGATTGAGGATAGCGAAGAGGAGGAAGTCCGTGCTCCTCCTACTCCAGTTGCAAGCCAATCCACACCTGCTCGTAAGCCTGCTCAGCGACGCGTAGCTTCTAAGAAGTAATAAATAAAGTAATTATTAATTACTTTATGGTTCAAATTTAAAATAACATAAGTATAAACGTAACTAAGAATAAGACAACAGAGTGTACCGCTATACCCTTTATATTAGGACATCCATCTGCTTCTATATCAATACCCATCTTAATAGTAAGCATATTAACAAGTTTGTATGTAAAGGGAAGGGATAGGACAAAAAATAAAATTGCAGAAAGAATAGAGATAAATATCTTTTTCTTTAGAGATACCATTTATTTATATTTTTATATTTTATTTAAATTTAAAGTCATATGTAATCTTACTAAATGTCAGAATTAAGATACGTATATTATACTGATCGTTCGATTGCTGTTTACGGGGATAAGGAAAAATACGAAAAGTTTATGAAGGGGATGGGACGTTGGAATTCTAGATTAGATCCTATGCCGGGTTGGATTATACCAAAGATTAATGAAGGCTTACTACTAAAGACACTAGAATCTTTGAACCAACCTCTTGAACCAGATACAGAAATCGATTTTCATAAAAAGAAAATCTCTTCCGAATCAAACTCGCCAAAAGAACAAAGCAAATCTAACCCAAAAAATAAACCAAAAATCGAATCAGAGACACAAGAACCTGTTACTGATACACAACAAGAGTCAACAATTAAGACTAAGAAAGGACGTAAACCAAAGGCGAAGCTCGATGTCGAGGTACAACCAGATGCTTCTCAAGAATCAGAGCAACAGGCTCCGGAGCCCGAACAACGTGAAATCGAGCCAGAACCACTTCGTCATGAAGAAGGTAAAAAGGACGTTACACGTGAGATGAAGCCGTACGATATAAAGATGAATATGGCTCCACACGATGTAAAATTAGAGTCAAGACATGTAGATACAGAATCGGACGAATCAGACCATTCTCACTCTGATTCTGAGTCAGACCATTCTCACTCTGATTCCGAGTCTGATCATTCTCACTCTGATTCCGAGTCTGAGTCAGAGTCAGATAGGTCTAGATCATCTTCTTCATCTTCATCTTCGGAAGAGGATTGTAGGAGAAAAGGGCATAGATATTCAGATGACGAGGATGACCACAAAAAGATACGTAACCCAAAAGAAAAAATTTCTAGCAGAAGTAAGGATATTTTTATAGATAAATATGTTAACAGTGACGACGAGGTTGATCCGGAAGAGTCCGAAAAGATAATGCAGAAGTATCAAAAATTATTCACATACTTCAAAGCCTTTGCTGAGAAGCCTGAAAACTTTGACTTAGAAAAGGTTAGAAAATTGAGATCTGAAACGTATTAAAGACCACTCCATTATAATAAAATAATGGATGAGCAAACATTTATAGAATCTGTTATGCCAGATGTAATTGAGGCTAACAAAGAAGAGCTTTACGTAGACATTGTTTTGGATCAACTTAGATGGGATATATACGAGCATCTCGTATCGCGAGAATCAGAAGAGGAATTCTTAGATATTACAAAGTATATAAATAAACTAGGGGATGTCGAATGCTTCGACTCTATATTTGAATGCCTACGCCTTATGGGATGGAAAGTAGATTTTAGTTTTGGAAACACGGGTGTGTTTATTTATCTTGGAGATAAACCAAAGTCTTGCTGGTAATTTAATTTAATTTAAAATTAAATTTAGTTAATGTTTAATGTGCGTTCATGTAAGTAACATACATAGTAGGGGCAGTAGCTGGAATGGCGCCGTTGTAAGTTGTAGCTTCCGGGACGGTAAACCGGAGTCTGAAATTTCCAGATGGAACGGCTACGATTTTAGTGAAATAGCCGGGAGAAGTAGCAGCCTCTGGATTTTCTTCACCTAAAAATGTTGCAATAGCAAGAACGTCATCGGCTTCATCAACTGCTTCCACTGTCCAAGTATTTGCATCACTAATGGTCGGGAGAGTTCCCAAAATCTGTATATCTGTTATCATCGTTTGCGCTTCATAAACACCAGAAATTATTAGATCTCCAGCCAAAACCGTTTCTGTATCTACTACATTTGCAGAGAATGTAATAGGAACAGTAACATGATGCAAAGCGGTAGTACTATTGAGATTATCGAATCCAGAAAAGTTAGTAGAAATATTATCACTCATTTATTTAGGTAAAATAAATTTTATTTTTTAGCTAAAAAATAAACTTTGGTTTATTTTTTAAGATTATTTAGTGAGAGTTAGAGTATGTGATGGCGAGACTTACTTGAGTTCCCTCTACGGGGACTGCTGTACCTTCACCACCTGCACAGCTGAGTCTAAAATAAAAGTTTCCAGTTCCTGTGGAAAGCTTAACCTGGAAAGTAGTAAAAGTAACCGGTCCGTCACCAATAGCTGCAGCGTCGGCAAATGTACAGACGGTTGTAGCAGCTGTTACGCCGCCATCTTCTGGCACATATTGAAGACTAACATCTCCAGATCCTGTAGGTATCGCAGTTGTGTTTTGAACATTTACAACAATAGTACCCTGCTCAAATACACCTGGAAATGCAGAGGTACCATTTACTCCTCCAAAAGTTGTGGTAAGCAACATAGTATTAAGTCGAGCTGGATCATCGAGATTATCAAATCCGGCAAAGTTAGTAGAAATATTATTACTCATTTATTAAATAAAAATTTATTTTTATTTAATATTTTAATGACCTTTCTTGTAAATAATAGCAAAGCGATAGGTCGTGTCAGCAGTTAAATCAGCGTCTGCCGCGAAAGCGACTCTAATAGCGCAATCACTGGCAATCTCAACGTTCAGAGACGCGGCAGTTGGTGTGAATTCCGGAATGCCTGCATCCACGGCGACAGTGTCTATGACCCCAAGAGTTACAGGTGTTTCGGGATCGGTATCGGTAACATAAGACACTGTCATATCCCCAGTTCCGGCCGCAGCTGGATTTAAAGATGGTATAATGTTTGTAACTATCGATCCTCTTTCAAGGCCTGCACCAAAGTAATAGAACTCGGTGTTTGCAACACTTGTACCAGTTGGTAATGTTAATGTCAATATTTTTGTCTTCAAAGCAGTGGTATTCTGGAGATTATCAAATCCATCAAAGTTAGTAGAAATGTTATTACTCATTTATTAAATAAAATAAAATTTATTTCAAATAATATTTTAAATAAAATCAGCTTGTTTAAATACCTCATTAATTAATCGACTTAAAGACAGGGTAAAATATATAAAAATGCCTCGTGTTACCAAGTCAAGCCAAAAGTCTACCGATGTTGCCGCCCCCGCTCCTGTGGTTGCGGCCCCCGCCGTTGTTGTCACCCCTCCTGTTGCCGATTCCACCCCTGCCAAGAAGACATCTCGTACTAAGAACGCCACCTCAGTATCTGCTCCCGCTCCTGTAGTCGACACCCCCGCCGTCGCAGAAGTTGCAGAGGAGTCTCTTGATAAGGCGCGTGTAGTTCACACGCGCGATACTATTATGGCCGATTTCTCAGAGCTTATTAACCTCCTTGATACAGAGGTAGCTCGTCTTCGGGATAGTTCCGATAAGAACTCCGGAGTTAAGTTCTTGCGCGGCGTCACTCGTCGTGTCAAGGTTCTTCAGGCCGCATCTGCTCGTGTTATGAAACAGAAGCAGCCATCTGCTCGCAAGAATAACAATTCCGGTTTCCTCAAGCCGGTTCAGATTAGCTCTGAGATGGCCAAGTTTACCGGTCTTCCTGCCGATCAGCTTCACTCGCGTGTTGAGGTTACCAAGTACTTGTGCCAGTATATCAAGGAACACAACCTCCAGAACCCTAGCGACAAGCGTCAGATTGTAGCTGATCCGGCTCTTTCCAAGATCCTTAACTACAATTCTAAGACGGATGACAAGCCTCTTACTTACTACCGCTTGCAGTCTCTTCTTAAGAATCACTTCCCCGCTACTGCTGGGAAGGCTTAAGTAATAAGTAAAATAATTTAAACTAACTAAGTTTAAATTTTATTAATTATGGTCGATAATATACCAACTTCATTCAGGAGGATCATACCAAAAACGAGGCGTATTATTTCGACTATTTGCAAAACAGTAATATTCATTCTCTTATCTTACAATTCCCGTACTTTCCGCTCTTTCCAAACTCTACTCGTATTCCACTTTCAAACTCTTTAGAATCCCAACCCAAAAGTTTTAGCCTAAACATATCGTATGAATTTACACGTTTTAAATATGCCTTCAACTCCCTTAATGTCTCTACATCATCGTAATCTATATTTTGTATCACAGATTCGGGATTAATATTATATTTTTCCGGATTAAGAGATACAATATACAACCCCTCGACAGATGGTACAAAATGTGCAATACTGTTGTACTTTGTCATCATTAGAAATATAGACTTGTAGTCCTGTTCGGAAGGAGGTCCATAATTTACTCTATACTTTTGGTATGCTGAAAATGGATGACTGTGGAAATTGTAAAGACTTGCATTCGCCTTTATATTATCTTCATTTCCAGATACTAGAGATGACTTGTCAACCTCCAGAGTATGCACAACTTTCTTACCAGAAAGATTGCTTTCTACCAACTTAAAATTTCCAAAAAATTCCTTTTGAGTTCTATATTTATCTCCAGATACTGTAACTCCCGCATTTACAATATGTCTTAGAAAGTCTCGAGTATCCCTAGTAAACTTTACAACAATCTCACAGTGGTTCTTGTCTCTTTGGGATAGCACGAAATTGTATTCTGCCTTTACGCTTTTCTCTGTGGTATCTTTGAAGAAGGAGTTTTTCTTTTTCAGACATATGTCTCCTTTTTCGGAGCATACTTCAGGAGAGCCAAACCCCTTCCCTATAAGACCATCTCTGTAAGATGCTGCAATAGTAACTCCATCCTCAAAGAACCGAGCTATTGTATCCAATAATAATGTTATGTATTTTGGATCACATCCGTCTATAGATATAACGTTGTTCTTCTCATCATAAATGGTACAATAGCTATACTGTATACCATCTAAAAAATCTCTAGAGCTAACAAACCTTTTTTTATCCTTAGTTTCTTCTAGCTGTTCGAGTATATCATCATCTACAGCTACAAAGAGAATGTTACCTCTGATTGTATTATTTACACTATTATACAAGGGCAAATCCCTTATTGTATTTATATCGAATATTATTCCAATCATTTATTATAGAATAATATTTAATAATTCATGTTGAATCTCAACTTGTTTATAGGCTTATGATTCAATTTAAGACTAGAATACTGTCTTAGACCATGTTCATTAAAGTCTCCCAATATAGTGGTCCAAACTGTTAGTTTCTTGTTGTTCTCATCTATTTCGAATTCTGTTTTGAGCTGCTTGTATATCAACTCTGTAGCCTGTTCGTTTATAGTCAGTATATCGTTTCTGCACTCTTTGGCTGGAATGTGGTATATCGAGAATATATCTCCAAGTTGTGGTTGATATGTATTTAATACACTACTAACAGCAGATGAAATAGTCTTCATTGTCAATACAACAGGTCTGCCGAGACATGCCATCTTCTCTGAAACTTTGTTTCCTATAGACTGTAGATTCTTTTCAGAGAACAACACAGTCTCAAACGTACTTTCTGTTGCTTCGTATAACACATATCTATTATGGTTGTCATTCGTCAAACCTCCTACTTTATTTACATATCTTTGCTTTTTATCTATAACAGTTCCATATTCCATTTATTATATAAATAATTTATAATAAATGAACATTTTAAATTAAAAGGCCGAAATTAATAGTAATATTCTTCCAGGTAAAATAAAATTGATATCCATATCAAATTATATATATCAACTCAATATGTCAAACGAAATTGTAAACGGACTTGTACGTCTTGGATATCTTCCAGAAGGAAAGCAACGAAAGCCGACATCTCTTATCAACAGAGGTATTAAGAATGCGGGTGCAAATCTACTTATCAACAACGTACCCGAATTTTCTACTCCAAAGGAGTCTAAACAGAGCGAGAAGATTACCTCTGAGTATATCTATGATACCATCGTGTCTCTTGGAGGAAGCCCCGTATTTGTACTTCAGGTGTCGCGGCATGCATACATTGCATATGTGAAAGACGCAGAAGATATGGCTCAAATAATACACGGAAATATGTTAGATGACAATGTGTTGGAAGTTCGCTTTTTCAAGAACGCCAGACACACCGAATGGGTAAGACCTGTGCAAAAAACTATAACCGAAGAAGAAGAAGAAAAGAAGCAAGATTTCTTAGTATCTTCACCCGCTCTTACAAAGCCAGAACTAATACTTTGCAAGGTGGTCGTGGGTTTTATTTTTGTATTCATTGGAGTGACTTACTATTACAGCAATTAAAAATAACAAATTAATTTGTTATTTTTCCATTCTTTCTCGCACTAATTTCCCAACAGTTGTGGGAAAAAACAATTTAGAACATTGATACGTGATTCCAACCTAGTTCTTCAAAGAGAGATTTTGCTATATCATCATGGAACGTTTTCCTATCATTTGTTTTTAATATATTAAAGTCTTCTTTTCTACATGGATATTTATTTTTACTTAGAAGCTGAAAAAGAACGTACTGTATATTCATAAAACTTTTCCTCGCGATCTTGTTCTCATATTTGTACTTTTTAACATATGCATTAACAAGCACGTCAAAGTCTGCCATCAGCTGATCTTCTATGTGAGATAATTTTGGCCACTTCTTACCTGTGATAACAGAATAAATATATTTTGCATTATCGTGTTGTTTATCGTATCCTAATTCTCGTAAAAATAAAACAACGTGTTCTAACTCTACGTTTTTGTATCTTATCTCCTTCTTAGTATCTTTATCTCCTACCAACATCTTATGTTTTTCGAATTCTTTGTCTAGAATATCATATATCTCGTCGTCTAATTTAGAACATTGCTTTCCTTGGAACTGGTTAATACAATCTCTAAAGTGTGATTTCCTCTCATATGTATATTTCTGTAGTATAGTTGTGCGTGAAATGTCCTTGTAAGAAAGAGAGTGACCATTAAGGTCTTTTTCTGCACCACAATTTTGACATATTAAAAATATACCTTCTGATGTTGTCAACTTCTTAGACGTGCATTCTTCGCATATTAATCTCTTTGCTTTTTGGGAAAAGTCGATATCTATATCTATATACTTCAAGTACTTTTTTGCTATCTGCATATATTCCGATATGAGCGCGTCTTTATCGTTAGTATTTGAAGCTTCTGGTACACTAAAAAAATTTATTTTAACTGGAGTGTATAATATCTTTTTATACGTTTCTATAATAGGAAAGCTTTCCACAATATAGAAATTGTAATTTGACATTGTGGTTATATCTTCTATTTTCTCCTTATACTGGTCACATTCTTCTTTCAACCGTTTTCGTATAGATCCTCCGGTATCAGAAGAAGATAATAATTTTTGGAGCTCTTCAAGCTTTGTATTATAACTTTCTAATTTATCCCTTTCGTCCAGGAAGTATTCATGTATCTTATTATCAATAGATATTATGTCAATATTCATATTTACAAGTGGAAAAAATTCTTTTAACTCATATTTTGCAATTTTATTTTTTTAAAAAAATAAAATCCACAACTATAATAAATGTCTGTTCAAGGTAACACTATTACTTCTGGTTTTATCGATCTTGCCACGTTCGATGAGCTCGAAAAGTACATGTATGGCGGTCCCGATGCCACTACTTATTTCCACATGGGTTTCAAGCCTTCGACCTGGTTCACCTTGGTTCCCACCACGTTGACTACCAACTCTGGTACTGCCCAGTTCGGCCGCGAGTGGTCTGCTGCCATCTCGCGCGCTGGTGACTTCCTCGTTCACACCTGGCTTCGCGCCAACATCCCGTCTGTTACGGCTCGGGATACCGGAACCGGTGCTTGCGGTCTTCGCTGGACCCACAACTTCGCCCACAATCTAGTCAAGGAGTGTCAGATCTCCTTCAACGACTTGGTTGCGGCTCGTTTTGACTCTTACTACCTCGACTTCTGGGCGGCCTTCACTGTCCCCGCCTCTAAGAGATTCGGTTACAATAATATGATTGGTAACACTGCATCTTTGACTAACTGCGGTTTCGCTAACGCTGGTTTTGCTCTCGGAAACATTCTCCCTGCTTTCACTATCAATCTTCCTCTTCCTTTCTTCTACACTCGCGATACCGGTTTGGCTCTTCCTACGGCTGCTCTTCCCTACAACGAGATGCGCATTACTTTCCAGTTCCGAGACTGGAAGGAGTTGCTTGTTGCCTATGTTAGTGATACCGCTGTCGGTGCCCCGGCTCAGAGTTCCAATATCGTTGAGGTCGGTGGTCAAACTGCTACCAATATCGAGTTGAGTGCCTGTTACGTTTGGGCCGAGTATTCCCTCGTCTCCAACGACGAGCGCAAGCGCATGGGTTGTGCCCCTCGTGATATCCTCATTGAGCAGGTTCAGACCGCTCCTCGTACCAATTTCCAACTTAACAAGGATAATGCCGTTGATATTCGCTTTTCACATGCTGTCAAGCTTCTTCTCTTCGGCGCCCGCAACAGCTCCGTCGCTTCCGAGTGGTCCAACTATACCATTGGTAGCGTCTCGCAGAGTGGTTGGGTTGCTCCGCCGAACAACGTCGACACCGTCTCGAACGCTACTCTTCTCTATGAGAACACTCAGCGTTTGGCTGGTCTCCCCGCCGATTACTACTCTCTTGTCGAGCCGTGGTACAAGGCCCCGACCATCCCGTGCGAGACTGGCTACCACATGTACAGCTATTCGCTCAACATGTACGATGTCAACCCTCTCGGCTCTACCAACTACGGCAAGCTCACCAACGTCACCCTTAACATGCGCGGTGTTGACCCAGATGCAGATAATATTGAAGGTACCGCAACTCTCGACGGTCGCTGGGAGACTGTTATCATTGCTGTCAACCACAATGTCATCCGTATCAGCGGTGGTGCCCTTGGTTTCCCCATCCTTTAAACGTAACATTCTATATGTTTGTAAATTATTTAACTCAAATAGAGTTAAATAACTAATGATTGTTTTAAATTTCAAAATAAACTAGAATACTTCTGTATGAAATAAAAAAAATAAAAAAAATATTATAATAAATGTCTACTCCTTTTATAAGTAATAGTATTCTTACCAGAAAGGTTAATACGGCTAACGCTAACAGGCTACAGAGTCACAGAGAACAAGATCCCGATGAGATGATGTGTCCTGTATGGAATCATCAAGATCTTGCGGGCCGCCCTGCCGGAGAGTATTCTTTTTACTCGAAGCGTGCGGGTTGCAATTCCGCTCTTGACCGTGTAAATGTCGAGAACTTGTTGCGTCCTAGATACACCAACTACGTTCTTAGAAATGCCGCCGGTATTGGGGGCTACGATAATGGTTATGAGATCGAAGGCTATGAGCCGACTAGCGGAAATATTGCCAAGATTGGAAATCTTAACTCGTACAATGAGCGCAGTTTTGCCCAATCCAACACGGGCAAGTTTGCTCTTGTTAGTGCCCAGCAGCGTAAGCCCGGAAACTCTATGGAGGAGGCCGCAGCTGTTGGTTACAACTTGTCGCAAGATCAGCTTGCGCGCCACCAGCAAGTTAACCGCAATACCGCTAGCGGTTACCACGGGTTCACTTCCTCCGAGAGATTGAAGGCTCAGAATTACCCTCAAAAGATGGTGACACCTGTTCGCTACAGCGTAAACCCAAATTTGATGTACGAAACTCCCTCTCGTCGTGATAATGGTTACGTTAACTACCGTCAAATCTCCGGATGCAGTATGTAAACTATCGTATGTAAACTATCGTATGTATGTTAAATTAATTTTTGTTTTCACTTAATAAATGAAAACAGTTTATATAATAATGGCTATTACAATTGCAGTCGCTATAGCATTACTATTGGTGTGGAAAACCGAACACTATAATGCGGTTCCTTCTATTTGGAGTTGGGAAGAACAGAACACAGATAAAAACGAAAGGAAATATATGGCAAGACCGGGAAAGTATTTTTATTAAACTAGGTTTAAAGTAAAAAGATTACTTTAAAATAATGACAAAAAAGGTGAACATTATTAAAGTGCCGTTGCCGGCAAAAAGTCGAAAGGAATATCCCAAGGCGTTTCCAAGGATGCCTATCCTATATCTAGAACTTATTGAGAATAAGGGAAAGATAAAACAAGAGCTGATAAACACAGACTATATACCCGCTTCAAGGCCTGGATCTCCGAAAACAGAAGAACACCGTATCCCAGAATCTACGCGTGGTTCTCAGCATGGTTCAACACATGCTTCTGATTCGGAAGATGAAGACCGCAAACATCCATCCGTTTTCAGTTCACCTTCTCGTCTAGTTGAAAAATACGAAGATAAATACAAATCTCAAGACGACGATAAAAAATCAAGACATGAAACAGACGAAGAAAGCGATGATGATTATAGAAGGCGAAAACCATCCCGTAAAGAATCTACGGGAAGTAGTGCGGGAAGTGAACGCGGTAAAAAGGATACTATATCAAACCGTCTAAGAGAGCTACTAAATGATGACGAAGATGTAAAACCAGAAAAGAAGGAAAATTACGAAAAGAAGGAAATACCTACTTTTAATTCTGAAAATCCTCCTTCTTTGAACGATCTGGCCAGATCGGGTCAAATCAACAGGAAAAAAGAGATGATGGATGTTGCGCACATCACAATGTCAGAACAAGAAAAGGAAGACTCTAAGAGAGAACTCCTTTTCAAATTTGAACTTCTAAAGAAATCTTACAAGTCGGACAATATTCCGGAATTTAGCATACATTCAGATTATGAAAGTATGAAGAGATCATATGAGACGACAGTGCGCACTCTATCTCTTGATAGGTCTGTAGATGACTACAAGAAATACTTGTCTTATGCATTCATTGGAATGGAGTTTGTTTTGGGGTATTTTTTCAAGTTAGATATGAACGGGTTTGCAAGGCAACAAATGATATCTATGAACTCGTATGAAAGACTTCTTATCGAACTGGGTGAAAAGTCGTATGTTCCTACTGGATCTAAATGGCCGGTTGAAGTGCGTTTGCTCTTCCTTGTCGTTATGAATACAGCAGTTTTCCTTGTAGGTCGTATGATGTTAAAGAAGACTGGTGCAGATGTTATGGGTCTTGTGAATAGTGTTACGGGAGCTGTCCCGTCTAATGCTGTTCCCCAAAAGAAGAGAAAGATGAAAGGTCCCACTCTAAATACAGATGATATTCCAGATATAAATAACGCGTCTGAAAATTAATAATATATTAAATATTATTTTATTTAATATAAATGAGCGAATACACCGTAAACGATCTAAAAGATATGGCTCGAGAAATACCTATAAAAGGCTTTTCTAAAATGAAGAAAGCAGAACTTATCAAGGCTTTGAAAGCGGAGGGATATCTTCCTTCTCCTAAGAAGAAGTCTCCTTCTCCTAAGAAGAGGTCTCCTTCTCCTAAAAAAGTCATGTCTGAAGTAAGAAAAGATTTTAATAAGATGGTAAAACCTGATATAATAAAACTAATTAAGCACCTTGATCCGTCTTACAAATTGAAATCTAATTTGAAGAAGGCAGAGTTGATTGATATTGTAGAGTATCTTGTGTCAAAGGCTGCTGTTCCCCCTGTTGCTCCGGCCGATGTACCGATGCCTGCGCCTGTAGTAGTTCCTTCTCCTATTCCGGCTAAAGAAGAAATGAATTACGAGAAGATGACGGTGGTTCAACTTAAAGATATTGCTCTTTTAACGCGTGGTCTTAAGATCGGAGCGATGAAGAAGAGTGATATAATAAATATCCTGAAGGGTGAAGTGTGTGATCCCGAAATCGGTTCATACTGCAGCAATCCTAGTGATTTCTGTGATATAAGATTCAAGAGCTGCGTAGGAAAATTCGAGGAGAAGCTTGAACAGATTACTATAAATGGACACAATGTAGTTGGAACCAAGAAATCTCTAGAAGAACTAAGGAGAAAGCTTGGAACTGAAGAAATTACCAAGAAGGTCTCTCCCAAGAAGGTCTCTCCCAAGAAGGTCTCTCCCAAGAAGGTCTCTCCCAAGAAGGTCTCTCCCTTATCAGATGCCCCGATAGAAGATGTGCTTTCTGAAATCACGCGTCCTCCAGTTTCTACAGAAGCGTTTAGACAGAATCTCCAAAGATTGAAGATATGTTTAGGACTTATGTCAAGATAAAAATAAAAATTTAATAATGATATTTTTTATTATAGCATATAATAACAAATGCAACAATCAGATTTTGACATATTTGATGACTTTATTCCAAAAGAAATAAAAAATCAAGAATCAGGTGTGTGTAAACACACCAATATTACTCAAAGTGGCTATGTATATTTATGCGTTGATTGCGGAGAGGAGATAATTGAAAATATTTCACAAGACAAGGAATGGAGATATTATGGTCAATCTGATACAAAGCATTCGTCAGATCCAAATAGATGCCAAATACGCCGAGTAGAAGAAGAAAAAAATATATTCAAAGATGTTGAAGGTATGGGTTTCAAAGATGTTATTATATCAAGAGCAAATGATATGTATGTTCAGGTTACAAAAGACAAGATACACAGAGGTAATACTCGAAAGGCAATAGTGTTTGCTTGTATATTCCATGCTTACAAGTCATCTGGTAACCCACAATCTTGCGAACCTCTTACAGAAATTTTTCATATCGACAGAAAGACTGGATTAAGAGGATTAAAACTTGTAAGTCTTGGCATATCAAAAGACAATATAAATCATAGCACCCATATTACACCTGCAAATTTAGTCGGAGATATTATGAGCGAGTTTAGTGCATCCACAGACCAGAAAAAAGAAGTTATTAAATTATATGAAATAGTACGCGGTAAATCTACAAAAATAAATAGATCCCGACCTCAGTCTGTCGCCGCCGGTCTCATCTACTTTTGGATCTGTAGAAATAACAAGAATATAACCCTAAAGGAGTTTTCGGAACGCGTTAAACTCAGTGAGTTAACAGTTTCGAAAGTTGCCAAAGAAATTAGTAGTATAGTAGGTATCGAAATTTAGAATATCTATTTAAAATTACAAAATAGTACTAAAATGGAAGAAAATGCCGTATCTAAGACTTGCCCCCCAGCAACTTTTAATGTAAACTCATTCTTAAACTCGACTACTATTCACATATTGATTGAGGTTATTGTGGTATGCGGAATGGGAGCATTTTTCAATCACAAGATTAATAAGCAGGCAGCTATAATAAAGGAGCTATCACAAAGAATAGCTGAACAGGACGAAGCTATAACCAAACAACAAGATTTGCTTGAAAAGATTGTAGATAGGTTAAATGGAACTCCGGCTAAAACGGCTCAAGTTGCACAGCCCACTCGTGTCACACAACCCAGTCGTGTAGAAAAGCCTGTAGTTCATATGGAGCAACCCGCACAGCAGGATATACAAATGGGAGGTATTCCATTTAACCTTATTTCTGATATTATGAGCGTGGCTGTTGGAGGAGTTCAAACTCAACACAAGCCTGTGGTTCCAGAAACAGTTCCTACTATTGAGGAGCTTGATAACGAATTGGAGGCAGAACTAGGAGATTTAAAAGCAGACGAAGATAATTAAATGTATATAACTATATCTTCCTATAATAATAATATTCCCAAGAGAGATGGCAAAGTCGCCTTTACAACATGGGCGAACGAATATGAAAGACACATTCGTTTTATTTTTGAAATATTTATTAATGCCTTACCTGATATCAAAGATACACCTGTAAATTATATAAAACTTGCAAAGATCTTATATCGATATTCTTCGCGTGTTAATGCATATTAAAATAAAATGATGAATAATATCACAAACACGAGGTACCCCCGTATAATTGATGGCAATTGGAAATTAAAGATACCATAATCTATATATAAAATGGATTGTGTAGAAGACGGTATCTCTTTTACTAGAAAGCACAAGGGTCTTCAAGACAATCTTGAAGATGTAGAGATAGAAGAGGAAAATCTGGATGAGATCGACTCGGAATATGAGAATATGCTTCAGAATAATTTTCAAGATGAAGTTGTTTCAAATATATTTCATAATATAGCATCTTATATCAAAGATCAGGCCATATCGATGTGCGAATACATAACGGAAGATGATATAGAACAACTCTTAAACGAGTTTGAAAAGAACTAATTTCAAATTATATATAATTTGAAATACACTTATATTAGTCTCTTTATTACACACTTGTCTTTCGAATTATGCATATTCTTAAGACCTTCCATGAGTTTCAATAACTCTGTGTCATTCTCGCTTCCTTTTCGCTTATAATAAAAAGGTTTAATATGATAACAGTTACAAGTCTGAATCTTTTTTACATCGCTGTTATCATCTATTATGATAGTGTTGTTCTGATTATATCCGCTGAGCTTGAACTTTTCCCATAACATATCCAGTCCCTTGAGTCCTCTTCCTTCGTTTGTAGATAGATCACAATGATACGAGAAAAAGATAAAATCTATATTACGTCCACGTTTTCGTATAAATTTATTTATAATGAAGAGTGCGTAATTTTTCGTAGCAGCAGTCCAGATAGACACATTGTAGTTCTTAAAAAGAAAATCGAGAAATTCCTGCAAATGTGGCCTTTCAAATGTAATATATGAGTTATCCATCTTTGCGTGCTTGAAATTACTCATTTTCTTTTGATCTGGTACAAAGTCCTTTAAATCTTCAGATGAAATCAGAGTTTGATCCAAGTCCAATACAATGTTAAATTTTTTTACCATTTATATAGTAAAAAAATTTATTTAATTTCCTGCGAGACTCATTACATCTGATACTTTTATAGGGGGTCCTGTTTTTTTGCTTTTAATTGGAACGGGAGGAGTGTGCAAATCGATACCCGTCTCGTTAAAAGAAGGTATCTTCATTCTGCTTTCATTTTCCCTTTCACGTTTCATATTTTCTATGTCTTTTAGACATATCTTTTTCTTAAGAGGTGTTTGTTTTACTTCCTTTACTGTTTCCTCTACTGTTTCCTCTACTGTTTCCTCTTCTACATGGTCTTCTTCCTCTTGTTCGGTGTCATCTTCTGTTGAAAATAGATCTTCGATACTAGTATATGTATCCTGCTTTGGTATTGTTACTTGTGGTGCTGGAGTAACTATATTTTCTATAGGTGTTTTGGTTTCCTTTGGCTGTATCATATTATATATGAGTTCAAATGCCTTGTCTCCTTCGTACTGAGATGCGATTCCCGTAGTACTATCTACATTTAGAATACAAGGTACATATTTAATTGTAAAGTCCTTGCTCTTCTTTACTCGTTCTCTGAGATTCTTATCATCTATACACAACATTGTAAATTGAATAGATATATCGTTGTTTGAGATTATTTCTACAAGTTCTTTGCACTTTGGAGAAAAGTTACTATATAAAAATACCCACAAATTCATGTTTAGAAATATATTTTTATTTTTTAAGTCTCATGTGATAAATGAATAATATTTATTCATTTATTATAGGCATAAACTCCATCTGCCGAATCACTGGTCTGCTCGGCCTGTCTCCAGCGTCTTTCTTTAGAAATTCGTAAATTGCATTCTTGAACGCGTTATTGAGTACAACTCTCCTAAGCGGCGTGCTGCCCCTGAATCCCTTTTGCTTCTTCTCGGAAATTTTTAACAGGTAAGATGCAGACTCCATGGTATACTTCCGAATACAAGTTTTTAATTTTCAATTTTAACATAAGAATACAGTAGACAGGAGTACCTTCCGAACAAAATCGTATCTCACTCCATTTATTATTTAAACAAAATATATTAAATTGTAAAATGGAAGATGATGAGACAACTATAAGGATTAATGAACTAGATCTTAATACAATACCACCTCTTACAGATAAGATGTTTGATCATGATCACGGAGGTCCAAAACTTGTAGTTATTGGAAAGCCCGGAACTGGAAAGACTACTCTTATAGAGGCTTTGATTCACAGCAAGAGCCATATTATCCCATGTGGAGTCGCTATGAGCGGTACTGAGGATAGCAACGGTTTTTATAGTCGTATATTTCCGGATACATTTATATATAACAGACTCGAAGAGTCAAAGGTTGAGGACTTTATAAAGAGACAAAAGCTTGCCAAGAAGCATCTTAAAAACCCTTGGGGTTTGCTTCTTATAGACGATTGTACAGACGATCCAAAAATCTTTACTAAGCCTCTATTTCAGGGGTTGTTTAAGAATGGACGTCACTGGAAAACTATGTTCATTCTCTCGCTTCAATATTGTATGGATATTCGTCCTGTAATCCGAAACTCAATAGACGGGACATTTATTTTACGTGAGACTAACCTCAAGAGTAGACGCGCTCTTTGGGAAAATTACGCAGGCTGTATTCCCGACTTTTCCACGTTTTGCGATATTATGGACGGGATAACAGGGGACCATACGGCTCTGTTTATCAATAACATGATTGATACTGGAAACTGGCAAGATCGTATTTTTTGGTACAAGGCAGATCCTAATAAGAGTAGCGGATTAAAACTTGGGTGTCAAGACTATTGGGATTTCCACACCTCCAGATTTGACCCCGGAAGCATAGAGGCAATTTAATTTAATTTTAAAAATTAAATTATATCCAAGTACCACCTATAGCCCAATTTTTAACCATATATGCGCCCGGATATCCATCACAAGGAAATTTTACATAAAAATCTTTCTTAAAATATTTTCGTTTCAAAAATCCCTTCTTTTTTGTTTCCGATACACATTCATCAACAGCTACATCACTTGTACCATTTAGGGGATAAATATACTTTGTAGGAAGCATTTTAACATCTGACGCGCGGTGTATTCCTTTTCTTACATAATATGGCCCGGTAGCCACATTTGCGCGATCATCGAAATTAATATTTTCGAGATACTCATTTGAAAGCAGCCGTTTAATCACTATATATTGAGGCACACTTGCTATAAAAGAATTTGAAATAAATTTTCCCTTATGTGATTTACATTTTAGACCACACTCCTGTTCGTTACTCATTATAAATTTTGAACTATTTTCTAGTATCGGATCAAAATTCTGAAGAGCTTCCGCAGTTGTGTCTATATATATACCACCGTGGTGGTATAAAATTTCAAGACGTAATAGATCCGCAATCATAGCCCATACTATTTTCGGCCTAGACATTAACATGACTATATATGACCAAGTAATAGGAAAATTAACCTGTGTTACGTCTTTATTTTTCCAAAGTTTATATTTATAACCTTCCATCTTCTTGAAAGACGACATAAATAGTTTAAGAACAGGAGGCACATCAGATCCGATCCATATCTGATGAAAAATCTTGGGAATACCTCCTTTTGTGTATTCCACATCACTTTTAAGCTTGTAAGCTTTTGGCATTTATTATAATTTAAAATTTAAAATTTAAAATTTTAAAAACTTGCTATGGTATGTCGAGGCGGGTTAGATAACTCATTTGCTATTTTCTGTGCCGGGTTCATATCTATGCCATTTTCTCTAAGGTATTCTAACACTTTAAAGTTACGGCAAAGGTATGCGGTTTCTACACATTCATCTGGCATTTCTTTTACTATATCCAATTTTGTAGATAATTCTGAAGTATCTCCCGCGCCGCACACAAGAAGTGTATACCGGTACTCATTTATCCGATCTTCAAAATCCAGAAGAGCCTTCATTGCGATAGGACAATTATTTTTAAGAGCGACATCTACAAATACTGTTATAAACTCTTTGTCTTCAAATACAGTGTATGGTCTCCTTTTCAATATCGAAATCAAGTAAGGTATAATAACCGGAAATTGCTTTGCCAAGCTAGTATAAGCAAAATTTGGATTACGAGACGATAATTTCCCAATACCATATGTAAGTACAAAAATAAGAAGTCTTACATTTTTAGTCTTTTTTATGCACTCTAATAGAAAATTCCCATTGTCAACTGAAAATATGTTGATATCTTCCCTGTGATGTTTGAGGAGATATTCTATATCTTCGGGTTTATTATGATATAAAGATATATTAAAAAGGTCATTCTTGCTGAGGTGAGGAAGGCTTTGAATAAGGCTCTGCATTTTTATTTTTTTTAAAAATACATGAAAAATCAATTTTAAAAACTAAAAGCTAATCCATATGAAGAAAAAAATGGGATGACGATAAAGAGTACTACAAGAAGTGCAAAGCTCTCGTGTGCGAAGAAGTTAAACCATAAACAATTTTAAAGTAGACATTTTATATATAAAATGTCTTATGATATTCTTATGGAACAGTTCCCAAGGCTCAAGGAGAAATTAGAAGCAGTACAAACACTTTCTAATATGGGACTAGTTGAAACCGACAACTTTCATCTTGAAAAGATGATCTCAAGCACTGGATCTAATAATTTTATTCGTAAAAACGAGAAATGGCTTCAAAAACAAATAGATATGGCTCTACGTAATACAGAGTACAATCTTGTAATAACAAATTTGAAGATTTACCCAGAGGATAGGTCATATACAAATGTTTTTATGAATCTATTTTCTGGTATAGACGTAAAGCGTGTCTTACAATTTTCCAAAGATGGATACGCTGTTGTGGTAGATGAACCAGACGTATTAGCTAAAAACCTAAATAAAAAAGAATACAATACAGAGCTGATCAGAGTGTATGAGATCAAAAAACCACGTGAAACAGAAATTGGACCGACAGTATTAACTGTAATGTTGGGTGCTGTTCTTGCATTTATTACCCGTGTTTACTTTCGAACATAATTATACAGCGGGTTTCATATATACTACGCTGTCGATATCAAAGTTTAGCTTTTCTTTCGGGTACACTTGCTTTACAAAAGATAACAACTTTTTCCCACTATTATATTTCCCATAATTTTCTATAAAATATTTTCTAGGCGTATAACTATTTAGATTATTTAAAAAGATTCTGAGCTTCCCTGAGAAGTCTGACATGTCATTTTTAAATAATTCCCCGACCTCCGGAGATATATACTTCCAGCCTCCCAAAATATCTTCGTTCATAAATACAGGAAGATTAAAACACATTGCTTCTGTTACAACTCTTGGACTTGCATCTGTCATATTTGGCACAAAAATAAACCTGACTTTATTATAATTTTTAATAAACTCTTGATAAGTCTGAAAATCTGTTAGATTCATAAGGTGATGACAAGATGCTGGTATCTCGCAATTAATTCTCCCTATAAGTAAACCTTTTAATCCAAAATCATTACACATTATATCTAACATTAGTTTAGCCTTCTCCCAGTTTCTGTTGTAAGATTGCCATCCTGCGGTGCATGTGTCATTATCTTTGATACATATGTATATAAAATCGTATTCTGGTGTAATATTTGGATTTGAAACAAGGTATTCATAATTTGCAAAGTCTGATTCACTTAGTAGAATACTAGGTCTGTCTACCTTTATAAAGTTTTCTGGTTTTCGAAAGCAATAACACCACCCATCTACGATCTCATTATAGTTGTACTTCCATGCTATATCATCTGGATTATGAAACCTATCGTGTGGATTTGATATCATTCCCGGAAATTCACTATAACTTGTCATTCCCAAAAATAAATTTCCATTTACCTTCTTATCTTTATACATTTCTATCTGACTATTGTTACTAAACGGATGTGTAATAAACAAGATATTAGTTAAGATCTCGTTTCCATTCTTATCTATTGCATATAAATCAAGAAAAGGACGCAGTGTCTTTCCGTATAAACTATTTCTAATTGATACTATCTTGAATATAAAAAAGATAAATATTATAACTGCTATAACTATAATCCAAATCATTTATTATAACATAAAATTATGTTATAATTATCTTACTCCTCATGCGTATGATATGAGTCAAAGCAAGTTTCGCATACGCACGATCCACAATGATCACACTCTTGTATTTCTACTTCCTCGTCACAGTCATCACAGTATTGAATTTCGCGTTCTTGTTCGGCACACTCGTGATCTTCTATACAAGCAGGACAACAAATGTTATAACATGTTTCACATTCTTGCATACAATCTGCACAAGTTAGCGCATCTCCACAATTGTCACATGTCACGATACAACGCAAGCATATATCTCCACATGTTGGACATTTCTTAACACAATCATCGCAAAGCAACAGACCACACGAATTACATGAATGTTCAGAAGAATCACATCCAGAGCAATAATTCTCTCCACAATAAGTACATATGAATACAGTCATTTTCTTGATGTTATTCATTCTACGAATCAATATTAAAAAAATAAAAAATTAAAAAACTATAATAAATGTCACAAGAATTAAAGAAACAGTTTTTTGATAAATATAAAAGAGATCACCCAGACGCAACAATTACTTCTCCTCAATTTCTTACAGTGTGGAACAATATAAGCGGTCCGATGATGTCGCCCAAGCGTAAGTCGCCCAAGCGTAAGCGTAAGTCTCGCTCGCCCAAGCGTAAGTCGAAGTCTCCCAAGCGTAAGTCGAAGTCTCCCAAGCGTAAGTCTCGTCGTTCTCGTAAGTCGAAGTCTCCCAAGCGTAAGTCTCGTCGTTCTCGTAAGTCGAAGTCTCCCAGGCGTAAGTCTAGCTCTCCCGGCAAGGCTTCTCGTAGAATTATGAATATTATACAGAACATCAAGGACGTAAAGCAAGATCTTGCAACGCCCGCTCAAGTTAAGCCCATTTTGCCTCAAGCCACGAGCCTTGTTGACATGAAGGCTAGAATGGAGGCAAAGAAGAAGGCCGAGGAGGGGGTCGCTGTGGTTAAGGCCGAGGTTGCCGAGGTTAAGGATGAGGTCGCCGATGCTGTTAAAGCCGCAACCGCAGCGGTTGAGGACGCTAAGAACGCCGCTGCTTCTGGAGATGCCACACAGGTTGCTGAGGCTGCTCAAGAGGTCAGAGATGCTTCGAAAGAAGTCGTTGCAGCTACTAATGAAACAATAGAGGCGTTGAAGGGCGCCGCCGAAGTTTTGAAGAATCAAGCCGATGTGATTGAAGACGCCGGAGGCGATGCATCTAATCTTCGTGAAGAGATTGCTAAAGTTGAAGAAGCCACAGAAGAAGGAGACGATTTTGCCGACGCGCTCGAGGAACAGCCCGAAGATCCTTCAATGCTTCAACAAGGAATGGAAGGCGCTAGCCGCCTTTTAGGAGTTTTGAAGGACTCTGTTGCATTTATTAGCACCGCCGCAGTTACTGGGTTGGTGGCTGCGGTTGCTATGCAACAACAAGGGGAGTTTGGTTTTAGCATCAGACGCAAGCGTGGAAAGCGCAGCTCTCGCAAGTCGAAGTCCCGTAAGGTTCGTCGCTCTCGCAAGTCGAAGTCCCGTAAGGTTCGTCGCTCTCGCAAGTCGAAGTCCCGTAAGGTTCGTCGCTCTCGCAAGTCACGCAAGTCCAAGTCACCCAAGCGCTCTCGCAAGTCACGCAAGTCCAAGTCACCCAAGCGCTCTCGCAAGTCACGCTCTCGCAAGTCACCCAAGCGCTCTCGCAAGTCACGCTCTCGCAAGGCTCGCAAGTCCAAGTCACCCAAGCGCTCTCGCAAGTCACGCTCTCGCAAGGCTCGCAAGTCCAAGTCACCCAAGCGCTCTCGCAAGGCTCGCAAGTCCAAGTCACCCAAGCGCTCTCGCAAGGCTCGCAAGTCCAAGTCACCCAAGCGCTCTCGCAAGGCTCGCTCCCGTCGTAGCCGTAAGTAAATTAAAAATTGAATTTCATATTAGAACATATATGTTGAAACATATATGTCGGAATACTTTCTTTTCACAGACGGCGCATGCCGTGGAAATCCCGGAAAATCGGGAGCGGGTGCAGTTTTATATGACAAAGATATGAATGAATTAGAAAGCCGCCATTTGTACTTGGAAATAGGTACAAATAATGAGGCAGAATACAAGGCTATTCTACTTGGTATCGAAATTTTGAATTCAAAATGTATCGCGCTTGACAAGGTTAACTTAAGAGCAGACTCTATGCTTGCTATGAACCATATAAACGGTGTTTGGAAATGCAGACATCCAAATCTTATACCCCTTTTCAACAGGGTAAATAAATTTGGAAAATTCAAATCTGTACAGCATGTATATCGCGACAAGAACAAAAGAGCAGATTCTCTTGCTAATATGGCTATAGATAATTATTCTAAATAATTTTTAGAATAACTAAGCAAAAGACGGAAAATAAACAGCATGTAAATCTATATTATTTTTTCTATTTATATCGAAAGTGTGGTCAGAAAATATTTCAGAATATTCCAACTGTATAGCGCATATACTATATTTATGCATCTGAACACTTAGCATAACATCTAAATCCTCAATAAACTTGTTTTCATCTAGTATATCAGGAGGAAAAAATTGCGGCTTTATGAGAACACCCATAGAAGTGTCTATAACATCTGAACCATTATCTATCTTCTTGTTCCGAGTTGAATATATCTTTGCATTGTACTTTGAAACAAATATAACACAGTTGGGGTGTTTTTCGCTCTCATCTACGATAGACTCTATGAAATCGGCTCCGTATACCGTATTTTCGTTTGTTAATATTATCATAGTATCGCCATCTTTTTCCCTTAAAAGGGGGCTAACAAGATTACAACAAGTTTTATAGTCTTTTGATAGGGTATGAATTGTAATTAGATTATTATCCGTTACATACGGATCAAGATGTATGTTTGTTCCCTCGGGTACACTTATTATTATTTGGTCTGGTCTTACAGTCTGATCAAATATGCTATTTATTGTAGATTTTAACTTTTCAATAGAAGTACCATACAGACTAACAATAATTTTAGACTTTGAATCGGCTTTTGAAAGTTTAACGTAATCTTTCGCAAACGAATCACATGATCCCATTTTTAGTTTACATAAACGGACTATACCATAATAAGACATCACAATAAAAACAAGCGATAGCACAGTAATTATTAGTGTTAAAATTGTCATATTCATTTATTTAGTATAAACTTTTTCATATTTAGAAAAAGTTTAATTATAATACAACTTCGTAAATACAAAAATCTTTTTTGATGGTTCTGTCTGTCTTGCAATTGTCAATGTAATCTTACCACTTTCTTGGAAAATTTCAATTAGATATTCGGGCCCAGAATAACTACAATCATCTACAATAGTCCTAATCTTAGTCCCTCCGTAGAAGGTGTATAGCAACTTATTTTTAATTCCGTTTCCGTGTAGCACACCTTCGGTGTCTTCAAATATAAAATCGTCGGTTGAATTCCAGATACGTTCGATCTTCATTTTATACTAATAATGGAATATAAAATATCAGTTTTCTTTTTTGGTATATTTTTCGTATGTAGCTATAGCCACTCCGGGTATAGCTATAGGTACTATAACAGGGGCAAATAGACCTATAATCCCACCAAAAGTAAAACCGCAAAAACCATAGGCAGTAACGCTTAATACTCGGTTTTCAAAGTCAAGTGTCCTATCTTTACAATCTTCGATTGAATAATATAATCCCGTAGCTGTTCCAACAGCACTGAAAAACGTAACACTTTTGACTGGGTCTTCGAAATGCTTATTATAACTATGTAATAATCTTTGAGCTGCCGATCGAAACATTTTTATACATTATTACACGCTTTTAGTTCAATTTTAAAATTGAACTAAAATATTCGAATATAAAAATAAAATGAAAGTAATTGCAATTGGAGATCCACATTTTCGAGTTGAAAATGTAGTTGAAGTTGACATGTTTATGGACAAGATAGAAAGTCTGGCTAAAAGAGAGGCTCCAGATCTTATAGTTATCCTAGGAGACCTATTGCATACACATGAAAAGATCTTTACGATAGCACTAAACAAGGCATATGAGTTTGTAAGAAGAATGAGGGACATTTCACCTACATATGTACTTGTAGGAAATCATGACTACATTCAAAACTCTCAGTTCCTAACAGAAAACCACTGGATGAATGCTATGAAAGATTGGGATAATGTTGTAATAGTTGATACCGTTATTAGGCTTGTTAAGAAGGGTGAGAAATTGGTTTTTGTGCCCTATGTTCCAAATGGACGGTTTCTAGAAGCGCTAGAAACGGGAGAAGAGTGGAGAGATGCAGATTGTATTTTTGCACATCAGGAGTTTGCGGGTTGCAAGATGGGAGCTATTATATCGATAGAAGGCGATAGATGGCCTGAAGATTATCCACGTATCGTATCTGGACATATACATTCTAAACAAACCCCGCAACCTAACATATATTACACGGGATCTGCCATGCAACACGCCTTTGGAGAATCGGATAAGAATGTTATACCCATAATTACGTTTCCTTATAATGTAAAGGAAATAGATCTAGATTTGCCTAGAAAAAAGATTATATATATGGATATGGACAAGATAGAGGACTTTGTGCCAAAAGAAACAAACGATCAACTAAAGCTAACAATATCAGGAAGTTTTGATGAGTTTAAGACCTTTAAAAAGTCCGAAAAATACAAGGAGCTCACGAAAAATGGAACAAAGGTTGTCTTCAAAGCGAAAAAAGAGATAACAAAACAAAAGGAAACAACAGATACAAACTTCCGGGATATACTCTTCAAGTTAGTATCCGAAACGAAAAACAAAACTCTTTTAGAATATTACGAACTTGTTATTAATAATAGAAAAATAATTTTCGATGAATAATAAATGTCACATCAAAAAGTAACTTTTTTGGATGACCTTCCCGATATTGATACGATGGAACTACAAAAACCGAAGACATCGCGCTATATTAGAAACTCTCATAATGCGCCTCCAGAGTCGGGAATGTCAATGTATGCACAACCACCCCCTACGTTAAATAATAACTATGATCCTATGTATACGCCACCCACGCATATGGCCTATAATATGGGACATAATTATAGGCCAACATATGAGGAACCTTTTGAACCCCAGATGAACAGTACATCATCTTGTAATTGTCAAGATCTATACAACCATTACAGTGAATGCCCTGTATGTCAAAAGTTCTACAGATCTGATTGTACTGTATATCTTGTTATAATTGCTATACTTATGATTACGTGTGCATTGTTAGCCAAGAAAGTTTTGAATGTTTAGAATAAAAGTTCTAAAGATTCGTTTTATGTATAGAAATATGAGTTTCCATATTTCTTCAGAGTTTGACACAATTGTAATGTCAGGAGGCTCCATAAATGGTATCACTATTTTGGGGGCGCTTCAATATTTAAAAGACAAGAATCTAATTAATAACATAAAAAACTACATAGGGACATCTATAGGTGCCGTTTTATCGTATCTTCTAATCATAGGCTATACACCCGTAGAGGTAATTGTATATCTCTGTACACATTACCAGTTATTCGAGAGGCTTAAATGTTTTAATATAGTAAACGCGTCTAGAGGGGAAGGAGCTGTATCGTTTTCAAGTATATCAGATGAGCTGGAAAAGATGACTATAAACAAAGTTGGAAAAGTTTTAAATATGGGGGATTTAGAAGATCGTTTCGAAAAGAAATTTATGTGTATTACTTACAATACTACGAAGTCCAAGGCAGAGTATTTGTCAGGAGAAAATACTCCCGATCTTCCATGTCTCACAGCAATAAGAATGACTTGCAATTTGCCTCTTGTATTTGAAGCGTATAAGTACGGGGATAGTTTTTATATAGACGGCGGACTTGTAAATAATTTTCCACTTGATATAGCTGAAAAGATGGGCAGTAAAGTTATAGGGATATTCTTGTCGTATGATATTTCAGAGGATAATCCAAACAGGAACTTGCTAGAATTTATATATAAGTTGTTATATGTTCCTATTGCAGATTCAACTGCAAGTAAAGTTTTAAATAAATTAGATAGTTCAACCATAATAGAGCTTAAAACTGGAAACATGAATTTTTTTAATTTTGACGTCACTTCAAAGATGAAACTTGAAATGTTTAGTGTTGGATATGAAGAGACAAAAAAGTTCTTTGAAGAACAATAAATTATAAATAGAATTTATAATTTCAACGGTATTCAAGGACGTTCTTCCTAAAAAGTTGCATATCCATTCCCTCTTTGTCAGAATACTTTCGCATATATTCTGGATAACAGGGATAAACGGTAGAAGGCGCCGCCTGAAAGCAGTGGTTTGGATAATATCTTTTAGATTCTACTGTAGTTGGATTTTTGTAACACATGTCATGTCTTGGTTTCCAGCCAGCCTCTCTTTCGAGTATTACAGGTACGTCACTCTCGGGAACACCTCTAAAGTATCTTGGATATGGAAACACGTCAGTATCAGTTTCAATAGTTGGACCCGAAGAGTAGAACGGGAAAGGACCTTTCTTATGGTGTACTATTTTTTCCATTTATTATAGTTTTTATTTTATTTAAAGTTTTTAACTCAATATAAAAATGTTAACACATTTACATGAACTAACACATGCATTGGAAGACATTGAAAAGATAGAAGTCACAAAAGAGAACTACAAAGATATATCGCTTGACTTTTCTATACCAGTTGATATCAGAATACAAGCCGTTAAGTTTTATTCTCTAGATGATACCACAGAGTTGACAAAGAGACTCGTGAATATGTTTTCCCTTTCAGGATCTTTTGTTATACAAAAATACATAGAAAGCATATGTTCAGAAAAAGAAATATCACCCATAATCCGTCTAGAACTAGCTAAAGATTTTTCTTTCTGCAAAGATGACGATATCTTTTTCAAACCTCTTTCAGAAGTAATAGAGGAGATAATAGATGACATAGAGATAACAACTGTGAAGAGAGTAGAAAGCGTGGTTATTTTAATGAGATGCCAATTATACCGAGATCTTGCCTTAAAATATTTTTTACATATATTGAGAGATAATCGCATAAATTGTAATGATAGATATAAGATAATCACATCTCTCAAAACTACATATCATATGAGAAAAGTATGGGTTGGACCAGAAGAGAAAATACGCCTTGACAATGATTATGCATTTTACGACTCATTTTCACTTCTTGACTTTGTTTCTAACGAAGATAATACACCATCTACACGCATTTTGGCAGGACAATCTCTGCTTGTAAAATATGAGTATAATCAAACAGTTGTGAACACATTATTGTCTATCGGAGAAGATGATAACATAGAGTACAATACTAGGGCAGATTCTACAGATGTTGTTCTGAGATATGGAAATGAAGAATCCAAGGCAAAAGCCTCTGATCTTATTCAGAGGCTTGGAAAAATGGGAAATACATGCGATATTAAAACTGTGTATGAAAACGCGCAGAATGCACACGAAGAAAGTATAGAGAAAAGTTCAATTGCTTGTTACGAAAAGATAGCAGAACTTCCTCTTATAAAGAAAAATGACACAGAACCAATAGACTTTGAGTATGTAGTAAAAGAACTCGGAGATACATCTCAAGATGTAAATATAACAATTACACGGATATCATTAGACCAAGCGATGTATACCAGGTTTAATTGTACTCTCAAAACGGCTCTCGTTGTAATGTATTCTTTTATATCAAATCAAGAGCAATTCGTCTTTTTAAAAACTCGATTATTACAAGAGCTGTCAAGCGCTGCTGGGATTTGTTCAAGCGGTATATTCGAACGCATAATGAATACTGTATCTGGGGTGATAGATGATATGAATATAACTATATCATTTGCAGAGCAGATTACGGCAAATCTCTGCGGAAGGCTAAACAAGATGATACGAGATATAATAGACCAACCATGTATTCATGCGAGTGATGTATACTTTTGCGATTGTAAGGAAAATGTATGCGAGTTTTCTCTAGATAAAAGAAACAATAAGAAAATATCTAGAACTCAGAAAAAGTCGATTGTAGAATGTAGAAAATGTGTTCTGTGTTTGGGCAAAGAATGCGTGCATGTATGCGTAGGAAATTGTAATGAGAATCTGGCAGGAGAAATATTATCCCAAATGATTATACCATCTCAAAACTACCTACAACGAAAGACTTTTCTAAAGTTTTTCAGATGTGCTGTTTCGGATATAATAGACGAGATGCGAGATGAGTTTCTAAATTATATAGACGAGACATCATTTGACCTGTATATGAAGCGTGCTATTATAACATATGAAGGGTAAACCTAATTATAATTTGAAAAATTATAATTTAAAACATACCACAGCTAAACTGCATTGACCCAGAGCTTGTTTCGCCGAGAGCCGCTCTTGCGGATGGGTTGAATATAAGATTGAGAAGAAGATAAGGCAATGTCATGGTAATAGCGAGTACAACATTAACAAACATCAACTCGGAAGACTTGGAAATGTATGTCGCAACTGTAATTGCATAGTATAGAAGGGCGATCTCAATAACAAGGATAATTACCGAAAGAATCAACAACGGTAAGCACCCACTTTCAGAAGAAGGCTGCTGAGTATAATTATAACTTTCCGTCTTAAAATTTTCTATAGCGTGATTAGTAAGAATACTACCGAATATCATTTTATTATAATAAATAAAATAAAATTGATTTATATAGTTTATTTTAGAATCATATCACCATGCAAGCAAACAACCGAACCTCTTCTAAGAAAGGATTCACTTCCCGCGTTTCGATGGAAGAACGCAGGCGCGCGTATTCCATTCGTGTGTCGGAAGGCATCAAGGCGGACCGCGCGATGATCAAGATGCACGAGAAGACTATTGAAAACTTCGAATCACATGGCGGCTCAGACGTCGAGTACACGGCCCAGCGAATCCACAAATGTCGCAGCCAGATTGAATATCTGCTTCGAAAAATCGAACAGGATGACAATAAGCTCACTCGCATTGGGGCTGGGGAATTCGACGAAGAGATTATGGGCGCGATCAATACTATGAAGGACAGCATGCGCAAAAATGCAGAGGAAGCCCAGCGGAAACGCGTATTCGAAAAGGAGCGGTCCGAAGTACTCCAAGTCGAAGGGTCCGCTTTCTACAAGTCGGAGCGGAGCGAACAGAGCAAAGAGAGGGCGATGGATAAGGAACTCTCCAAATACTGGAGCGCGGTCGAAACACTTCCTCCTCACATCGCGAAGAATATCGAGACAACACCCTGCAACAGGGCTTACAAATGGCGCGGTGTTTTGTTCTACGGAAAGCTCCCAGAGCAGAAACCGGACATGGTCTTCGACAAGAACCGAGATGGCACCTTTATCACCGAAGTCACCCCTACAACAAGAACTATCTTTTTCAAGGACAACAACAAGAACAAGACCATCGTTTCGAAGTTTCGGCGTGAAGTGGATCCGCGGCTTTCGCGCCCCGCAATTCTAACTCCTATGTAATTTAATTTTTACTTAAGTAAAAATTAAGCGCAAAATAATACTATTTCTTTTGATACCGCATCTAGATTTAAACTTGAATGACACGAATCTGTCATTAGTCTTACCTTCTTATTTTTTAGAATCGAACTATCGTATAGAGCGACAGCGTGTTTACACGGTACTATGGTATCTTTCTTTCCATGCAATATTAAAAGGTTAATCGGGTCTCGTAACACGTGTATATATTTTTCTGTATCATATGCGTCTATTTTTCTTTTTTCACAATCAAATCCAAATGCAAGTTTTTCGAGAGAGTAGAATGGGGATATCATACATAAATGAGTGCAGTATCCTTCAGAGGCTAGTCTAGCGGCATAATGAGATCCTAATGATTGTCCTACTATACATATATTTTTTCCGTTTTCTTCACTTATAACAGTATCAAAAAAAGTACGTAAACAGTCCATTATAACATCACTACTTCTTCTAGGGAATAATTTTCTCATTGCTCCGTATCCAGAATATTCTGGGATATACACGTCTCCAATTTGGGATAACACCTTTCCAAAGTTTTTATTCATTGTTATATCACTAGCATTCCCATGTAAGAATATTACTATAGTATCTGTATCATTTTCACATTTTATTTTTAACCAACAGTTATCGTTGTTATGATATATAGAAGAATCTTCTACATATTCTTCTGGTGGTTGGAATAAAAGTTTTTTTGTTAGTGACATACCAAGCGATGTACTAAAACAATATATAAGGGAAACTATAGTAGCAGATAGACCTCTCAAAACACTTGCACTCATTTATAGAATAAAATAAAAAAATGTACGCTTAAAGATTACTTTTTGAAAATAAAATGTCTGAGCAAGTAAATTCTCTTACTTCACCCCTAGATCGAACCGGTGCTGTATACAAGTCAAATACTGGAGCCCCTCCTCTTACAGAGTCCGAACTCGCATCTGCAATGACCGCCCTAAATGATACAAGCCTTGTTGACAAGTTCCCTCGGGTTGAGCGTCAGTATGCAGACCCTCCTATTCCACTTCAAACATATTCACTAATCTCATTTATCCCTTCAAAGGGTGCAACTCCCGATGCAGATGGTATTTTCGGATTTGCAAAGGTTCGTGGTTCTTATGCAACTCCAACCGAAGCTAATGAAAGGTCTGAATTCCTCATGCGAAATGTAGATTCGTATCATAAGATTTTTCACGCGTATACTGGACGCCCATTTCCTATTACTTTGGACGATAAATATTGTGCAAACACAGAGGAAATTGATATTCGAAAGAAGGCAACAGACACAATTTCGGAAGACGTAAAGCTAAAGCGAGATCAACAGAAGAAGGACATGGAAGATATAAAGGAGCGTGAGAAGCGTCTTCTTGAAGAGTCAAAGCCTGATTATCAAGAGGATCCTTTTGAACGATACATAGTTCTTCGTGTTAAGAAGGCACAACTTGTATGGGGATACAAGAATACGCTTGAACAACTTACAAAGATGAAGGATATCATAGTCAAGACTCGTCTCGAGATTGAAGAGCAAGACAAGATTAACCCAGATTTCTCTTCTAATCATTATGATAGGTATATGACTGCGCGTCGGGATGCGGGTCTTTCTGATGATATGAGCACGGAAGATAACTTTATTAAGTATCTATGCGAGGATATTGACTTGGGATTTTAATTTAAATTCTAATTTAAGACATTACCCCAATTTTTTAATAAATGCCTTTGAATTTATTAAAAGTACAAAAATTACTGTATAGTGCGGGATTTCTTATAGATACATATTTTGTAATGGGAAACCTATGTAGATTTTTAAGAGCAACTTCTATAGTGACGGGTGACAATATCATAATATTTATTTCCTCTACATATGATTTTATTCTAGAGGATAACGTAGATACTGTATTTTCTATCAAACTAATAGAGTTTGAAAATGGGAACAAAGTATCGGAACAATATGGAGATTATCCGACAGGAAAAGTGATACTGGATATGTACGGACAGAGTGTAAATATAAAAGATGAGAGCAAAGACGATCAATTGGAGGCGGAAATGGAAAATAACTACAAGAAGAAAATCGACCTGAAATCTATGGATAGAGATCAGATAGTAATACTAAAGGATTGTTGTAGGCAACTCAGACGTCTTTATCTCGCAATGCACGGTGTGAGGTATAGTTTGTGTATTATACAAGATAATTATTTATGTATTGTAGATGACGATAATATAGACTGTTATTATGTTAAAAGATTTAACTCAGAATCAAGGTCTTTTATTGTTGTAGCAGATTTAGAATACTTTTATGAGAAATTACAAAGCGTAAATACAGACATAAATTTAATAAAGTCAAGTATATATAGTGTTCTGGATAAAAATACTACAACTAATATTGAGACTCTTGTAAATGTCACTAAAAAGCTGAATGCTGTAAACATAGGAGATAAGAAAATAAGCAGGAAAAAACAGGACTATATGCAGCAATTACAGAGACATAAAATAAGACTGGAAGAATATGCAAAACAGGAAAAAAGTTTAAAAGAGGAAATTGGAAGCATAGAAACAGATGGAGGATTTTTCAACGACGCCATACGTATAAACAAGCGTGCCGGGTTGGAAAGCCAAATAGATGAGATAAATGGGGAGAGACAAAAACTTATAAAGCTTGTTGTACAGCTTCGGAAAAAATGTGATAACCTCTATTTAAATTCAGACAGGGTTGATTTTGATAATTGTATACTTGTGAATAGTATCGCAAAAAATTTTTCAGAACTAGAAGAAATATTGAAGAGTAATTAAATTTAAAAAAAATAAAAATAATATTAATAAATGAATCAGAATATTGTAAAAATCGGAATTGCCGCATTGGTACTTGTAATAGTTATAGTTATCATTGTTGTTTTAACCAAAAAAGATAATTACGCATATCCTACTGGAACGTTGTACGTACCGCCTTCGGGTGCAACTTGGGCTCAGAAACAAGGAAATGGAGGTCAAGCAATTACCCAGACCTACACATCTGCTCTTGTGGCAGATAATTCTGGAAATATAAATGTTTCAGCCGCGTTTCCTGTTGGGGGTATTATAATGTATTCCGGAACTATTTCACCTATGCCTAGTGGATGGGGATTATGCAACGGGTCTACCTATCAAGGTGCAAATGGAACATCCATACAGTCGCCTGATCTCACAGGCCGCTTTGTGGTTGGTGCAGGTGCAAGCTCAACAGTTAACCAGCTTGCAACTCAATACAACGTTGGAGATACTGGAGGCGAGGAATACCATCAGTTGTCTGTTGAGGAAATGCCAGCGCATAATCACAATATTGTTCGCAATCCAAATAACAATATGTGGACTGGATGGAATTTTCCGGCGATGGGTGTTTTAGGATCGGCAGCCAATCCTCCGGGCGCTATCGAGGGTGGCGATCCTAACAATAAAGATGCAACAGGCAATCCTCTCACCCTCCCCCACAACAACATGCCTCCCTATTATGCTCTTGCATACATTATCAAATATATTTGAAAAATTAAACCATTTAATTTTTCCCTTAATTGTATTTCAATACACGTGCACTTTTCCCGTTGTATAATGCTCTTGCTTCCTCATAGCTAAAAAGGCGCTTATTAAGGCGTTTATTTACATCATTATGAAAGTCTACATAGAAGTTAAAAATTTCCGATCCAGTTTTAAAGTTGTTAATCCTTCCCTTATTTTTTTCTATAAATCCACGCGCATGTTCAGAGCATACCGCACACGCAACAAGCATATCTGGAATACCATCTATAAATGCCTTGATACGTGCAAGTGAAACAGGACTTATATTTTCTGGCAAATGAGCCGCACCTGTATGCAAAGTAAACCAGACAGGTGGACCAAAAACTTCGGGAGACGAAGTAGACATCTGCTTTTCTTTCCAATGCATTATCATCTCATTGTCATTTACAACTATAAAGGGCTTTGGAGTACAATACGAATTTAGCAATTGGTAATTCATTTATTATAGTTTATAAAATTATTTTGTATAATAAATGGCAAAAACAATAGATGACATATTAAGCGAACTCGCAGACGGAGATATAACATTAAAAGATGTAATAAAAATTGCTTCCGAAAAAACCGACATTTCAGCTAGTTTAAAAAATATAGTTGACAAGCTTGGAAGCTGGATGTCATTAGTAGATTATGCAAAGTTCCTTGCCAAAGAAGACATAGGTCATAGTGAAAAAACAGTGTCTAAATATTTAGGAGAAGAACGCAAAAAGAAAAAGGCAAAGACATACAAAGAAAAGGAAGAAGGTGACGAAGAAGAGAGTGACGAAGAAGCTGCGATGACAGAGTCTGAATCCGAATCAGATATATCAGGAAGTGAGTCTGAGGGAGAAGGTGAATTTACATTATCAAGAGAAGATATCGAAAAGGCAAAACTTTTAACAGAAAGAAGAAAGAGGGAAGAAGAGGAGAGAGAAGCTCCAGAGCGCAAACACGCTCCAAGGCCACCTGTTGTAAAATATACAACCAAGCCAGTAGAAGGCGGGGAAGTTCCTATACCGATTCCTGCATATATACCCACAGATCCCAATCGATATTTTAACAAGTGCAAAAGTGAATATAGGTCGGCTACATGGCTCAACTCGAACACAAGACGAGTGACATCTGTATATACAGATGAACCGTCATTTGGAACAAATGCGCCTGCAGTTACATACAAAGGAAAGACATGGTATATAGTAAATGATTCGTATTTTAAGTTACAATGCACTCGAGGTGTTAAAAAAGGTTTTGTACAAGACGGAGATATGACATTCACAACACCAGAAGGTGTTACTGTGAGCATGGCTATACTATATGGATTTTCCGATGGAACATATGCTATGCAAACTCCAGATACTTTTACACTAGAAGCCGGTTACTTCTTAGAAAAATTTGCTACACCCGAACAGAAAAAAGATCTGCTTGTATCTAGACCTTTTATATTAGATGGATCACATACTACCAATCTAGCTAGAAAGATCGGAAAGAGCAAACTTGCTATAATACCAAATGCAGAGGAAGTAGAACTTTCTATTGCACGAGATGGTAATAATACTATACGTACATACTTTAACAAGATTGCAGATCTATATGTTTTTCTAGATGAGAATTCAGTCTTTGCACAGCGCATTAAAAATAATTACTATACAGGTGTTGATATCGTATCTCTTCCCGTATCCGAAAGAGTAGATTATCCAGAACTCGAACCGTATTACAAAAATCTCGGAAAATATGAACTAGACGAAATGGGGTGGGATTTGTATTATATGGAATATGTTGGATCAAAAGATATTAAGCGTATGAAACCTGAAAAACCGGTTAGACCTGTTATAGAAAACGAAAATAAAGACGGCAAAAAGGTGTTTTTCTATGGGTCGATATTTCGAATAGACTATTTGAAAGATAAGTTTCAAGGCCAAGACTATAAGGTTACAGATGAGAGTTCTAAAACCAGGATTCTCGAGGACGATACAGAGTTTATTAAAAAGATAATGAACATGAACATAACAGTGTCAGAACAACCCAAAATTAAAAAGGCAAGAATACTTGATATTTTTGACATATTAAAAGAGAATCTTCAGATGATTAGAAACGGAGAAGTTCCAAAACTCCAGAAATCAGCTGATGTATGCGACTATTGCGAAAAACATGTAGGAGAAAACACTGAGTTTAAATCTGTAGTTATGAATGACGCGAATCAAACAGAAATTGTAAAGTATTGCTCTATAAATTGTTTTAATAAGTCCCCCGAAGAGTAAGATTGAAATAATAAAAATTATTATTTCATTTATTTGACAATGCGAAACACGACTCCATCCGCCCTGTCAATCCTCACGATTTCCCCTCTTTGAAAGTTGTAGAACTGAGCTACCGGGTCTGTCTTTAATAGGACGAAAATCTTTGTACCGTATTTTCGCTTGAAATCTTGAGCTTCGGATTTGGAAAGAAGAGTATGCTTTGGCACGAGTCGATGCTTTGTAATGTTGTATCTGAGGGCAGTTTCCTTGAAAATCTCTATTTTGAATTCTTGAAGTTCATCTACGACTTTCCTTGCAGGTGCGGTGATATCATCCTTACAAACGATAATACAAGCGTTGAGATCGAGTTCCTTCATCTTGGAAATGTAAAGTTTAACCTTGTCTGTATCCAGCTTTTGAGAGGCTTCGAAAAAGACCGCAATTGCATCTGTTTCAGATTTTTCCCCCAGTATATACTCCTCGCAGTCTTCTGCTATTGCATATCCACGTTGATCCAGCATTTCGATGCAAGTATTTCTGACATTATCAGAAGTCATTTTATACCGTATATATTTGATTTATTTTTTCAGTTTTAAACATACGAATGTTGCTATGGTCATACTGATCACACCCCAAGTCATATCCATTAACGTATAACTCCAAGGGTAATTTTTAAATATTGCCTTATTTGTCAAGTCAAATGCGCCGAACATTAATAACCCTATCAACGCCGCTAAGCCTAATGCTTCAGAAGTAGACTTTGAATATCGCTTAACTATAAATACATAGGAAAGAGGGGCAATTAGATAGTACAAAATAACTGGAATAAAGTTTATGCTTAAAGGAGCATTTTGCACTAGCTCTACTGTATTAGAATGTAGCTTACGAGCTCCTACTACCCAAAAAATATCTATAATCAGGTATACAATAAGGAAAATAATATAATCTAGAAGTTCTTCCATTTATTATATTATTTTTAATAATCATCTCCTTCTCCTAAAATATCTGATTCGGAAAGATCTTCAGAAGACCACTCGCTTGTGTCATCCTCGTGAAATGGATCGTATGAGGGGATCTTTACGGTATTTGTACCATTATAAATATCAAGAGCGTAATTACTCCTAAAATATCTTGGGAGAGCATTCATCTTTTTCGCCTGTGCAGCCGTCAAGTATACTCTCTTATTGCACTTTTTAACCGCATCAAAGATATTGAGACAAGTCTTTTCGGAATACTTGTAGAGTTTGTCTTCGAAATTAGCATCTATAATATTTACAATCTCTGTGTTTGATTTCGGAATGACCTTTTCATATATTTTTCCCTTCTTTTCTACTCGTTTTTCGATATACTTATAAAGTAATCCTTCGATACAGTCGGACAGACTATAAAGACTACACAACATGAGCTCATATTTAAGGTCGGATGGTGTGAAAAATTTCGACACGCTCATGATAGCATCCAAAACATCTACCCTAAACTTCTTTACGGTAGATACACGTGTGGATTCATTGATGTAATCTTTCCTGTTTTTCTTAGCGGAATCAACAAGGCACTTTAGGATATACATTGTATAAGTAGAGCTCTTTATTCCTATCTCAATCTTCCTAAACTCTCGCAAGAAGGCGGGGTAAGCCTGAGCGATTTCTGTAGAAGGCTTCTTTTCTAGAGGCAAAATAAGCATAGATTGAATGATATCAATACAAGCGTATCCGTTATCTCTAAAAATTGACTTGTTCATATATAAGAGATCGTTTAACTTGTCCATTACAAGAGTAGATGCTCCGTAATCTTTCTTGTCGTCTGCATCCCAACCTGTTTTCCAATCTAGTTTTAGACCCGAAAATATATTGCGGCAAATATCCCTGAACTTTATAGATTTGGAACTATTCTCTATGTCGTCTTTAATATCCTTTGAAATAGAAATTAGGAAAACCTTGAAATCTGCAATCCAGTCAAACCTATCACTCATCATACCGGAATCTGTAAAGCAGATTCCGGTTGTTGCATAGTTGTCATTCATATTATCGTTATATGCGAAACCAAAGTCGATAATCTTAGGATAATACCCATGTGTTGGTACTAGAAGAGTATTCTCCTTATCGAAGATGTAGAAAGAAACATCGTCTTTTGAACACTTCAATAAGAGCACGTTATCCGAGTGCAAATCATAGTGTGAAAAATTCTGAGAGTTTTGTGCGATTGTGATAGCCGCAAGAACCTGCTTTACATTTGCAATAAGCATGTCTATGTTTCGGGAAATAATATAATCACTCATTTTTGACCCTTCTACGAGCTCTTCTAGCAGAACTCCTTTTTTAATTGGATACTTGGAAACCACTTCAAATGGGTTTGTCTTCTCTTTGAATTTTGGCTCCATACTAAAATTTACAAATCCTAGAGATCTACAAAAATGTGGGCAGAACTCCGATATTTTATCCAGACCCAACATAATATTGTATTCGTGTTCTGCAATGTAATCTATATATTGAGAACATTTAAACACTACATCCACATCTCCAGATGAAAGTATACCGCAGATTCCTTGTGTACCAGTTGAGAAAGTTTTAGTAAGAGAAAATTTAGAACCATATTCACCCGACGAAATGTATTCTTCTACGTTAGCCTTTATTGACTTAAATTTCTCAGCATTGTCGATCATTTACTTGAAACTTTTATACTTTAAATATTTTTCTTTTTTATGTATAATAAATGTTATCATCTGTATACTTAATTGCACAGAAAGACAAACTAGATAGTCTTTCAAACCCAACTCTACCAATTATAACCGACGTTCAGATGCAAGATCAAAATCAAGGTGGAATAATAATAAATACGCGGCGGAATCCAAACACGCATGTACTGAGAGATATTTTGATTGGATTTTTATTAATTTTAATTATTGAAATCTCGTTTATCGTATATGCTATACACTGCATTGTAAAATGTGGTCATGCTAATAACTGGCCTACATTTTTGATTTTTACTTTAATTGTCCTTATGTTCACTCCTTTGAATTTTATTTTAGGTACCGGGATTATTGTATATCACCTTGCATCTGGATGTAATAAGCCGAAGCTCGCCTTTACTTTCTATTAAACGAATTGTAATATAAAATCAATTACAATTCAGATTAAGAAAACTTATATACCGAACAGACCTTACTTTTTTCAAATACAGAAGGAAACATTTCTTGCAAACGATGTATGCACTTGCTATCCGATTTTTCAGAAGTCGGAACTGTGCGCTTGAAATATAATGTTAATGTATTTGATATTTTTTCACACGTGTTTTCACTTACTTCTTTTGGTATAATAACCGTCCCATAAATATCGCTCTCGCACTCGAATACAAATACAACCCAGTCTTTACCTGCAGAATTAATAGCGTTTTTTTCCTCTTGTGTGCCGGAGTCCATAAGACGTATAATTTTAGCTTCTTTTTCCCGAGACTCTCCTGTCACAAGAGGTACGATGTTGATTATACGAGACTGAAAATCGTCTTTCTCTGTCATAGCCATTTTATAATTATAAAGCAATTAAAAAAATTCAATATTTAATAAATGCCTATAGAGTTTATTAGGGAAAATACATATGCATTAGGAAGTTTTGAGTATTTATTGCAAAAATTGCAGATGGGATACGGGACTATTCTATCGCTTATGCAAGTATTTTCTAAGCAGTTTATAAATTTAATACCAGAAATTGCACCGATTCTCGACCTTAAAAGTATAGAAGACATGTCTCATTCACTTGCAAGGTGTTATACTACAAGAAGTGTATTAAGTAACATTCTTGGCTTAGACAAGTGGTACAAATTCTCAAAACTTATCTCAGATGATATGGAGTTTAGAGTTGTTACTACATCGGGTAAGTTTTTCCCCGACCATACATTCATTTTAATTAAGCACAATAAGGCACTGTATGTATTGCAGAGTTATTATTACTCCTACCTATTAGCAGGGAAATACGGAGTTCTAAAATTAACCGGGCCAAACATATATGACATGGAGCTTATACTTGCAACTTACGATGATTGTGCAAAAAAATTAGATAGGAGAAAGATAAGTGAAAATAATGAAAAGTTGTCAAAGTATACAGGAGTAAACTACCATATCCACGCTGGAAACACATTGAGGAAAACTGGACGTAACAATATAGAAATATTAAAGACACATGCAAACTCTCAGTGTGTAATGAGATATATTGAAAATAAGATGAACTCATTTGAAGATGTCTTATTTTCGGAAATAGGAAGCCCATATGACATTATAGCTTTAAACTTTCACTATTATTTCTCTGATGCGTTTAAACCGGAAGCACATCCATTACTCCAAGCAGCGAAACATGCCAATGTCGCTGCTGGGATAGTCTATCCCGATCCTAGGTTAGTAGATCTACCAGAAGATCAGCAAAAGCAGGTATTTCGGGACCTGATTGGTACCGAATATGCGATAACAACTTTTCACGGTGTAGATGTCGGTCCTTCTGCTATTCCGGGTGTCTTATCTGGAGCTACTCCAGTAGATCCATTTACTACAGTAGCTATCTTTACAGCTCACAGGGAGAACAAATTGGTATCTGTTAAAACGATCAAAGTTACGGTGCAGCAAATAGTTGATGTTTTTATCGGTATAAAGCAGTCGACATTCCCTCTTTTATATAACGCAAGAGTTGAAAACTTGAGAATTTGTAATATATTTCCCCAGTTAAAACCCGTAATTATATTAGATGCTTACACACAGCTTGAAAAATCACGTCTATCAGCAGAACTAGAATCAAATGGTTTACTGCCTTATTTTATTCCGCCAGTCATATCTGTTCCTATGGAAATTTATCCCACATTTCCACCTCCATAAAATTACAATTTTTGTATTATTTTTAATACAAAAAATTAAGTATTAACTTAATAAAATCTCCCGCGGCGACGGAAAGCCATAGATTCTAACATGCCAGCTTTACCTCCCATAGATTCTAACATGCCAGCTTTACCTCCCACACCACCCCCCTTGGCATTGGCAGCGGCATTGGCAGCGGCATCGACTGCGCCTTTAAGGGCTCCGCTCTTTACAATCATGACCACAATTATCGCAAGAACAATTGCACCGACAATACCAGCAATTGCACTCCACGGGCCGGAATCCAAAGCAGATGGAGGTGCTAAATTCTTAATAGTTGAGGTAGAGCTAATTGCACCGGCCATAGTAGCCGCAATCTCGCCCTTCACAGAAGTCGAGTAAGCTTCTGATATAATCTCGGCGAGTTGGAGATCTAGAATAGAACTTGTATTTATAACGCAAGGAAATGTTGTATTCTTGCCTCCATTGTAAGCTGCAAAGTTTAAATTTGTGAGCTGTGTTATTTGATTTTGAACACTTGAACTGGAATTATTTAACTGTGTTAACATGTCTTCGTTTTGGAATTTCTGTTGAACAGTTGAAAGATTGGCAGACCCCTGAGGAGTTCCTCCGGCCGCAGATGTTATATTTTGAAGCTGTGCGAGAGTTTGAGTCATACCACTTTTTACTGTATTTGCAATTTGTGTTTGTGTCTCTATAGAGAGACTGGAAAAATTTTTAAGAGTTGTAATTGACGAAACGGTTATATTAGGTCCACCTGGGCAGTCTGGTGGAAAAGACAGAACAGATCCTGCACCAGATGCAACAGAATTTATATTAGTTGTATTGGTAACAATGACACCGGCAGTGTTTGTGTTATTATTTATGATGCATCTGGATGTATATATACTATTAAGGTAATTTGCAACAACAGACTGCAAAGCTTGACAACCATCTACCGATGCCATATTTAAACTGGCGCGTCCCTCGGCCCCGCCAAGCATTCCTCCAAGTCCTGCACTTGCTTTATACGAAAGCGAAGCAGCCATACTTTTAGTGTCACATCCTTGAGTTGCAGCTGCCAATTTATTCATAAGCATTTGAGCCATTGTACCAGCATTACTTGCATCCGCGTTTGGTTTATAATTATTTCCACATGCAGAAGGATTATTTTGAAAAGACATTTATTATCAATAAATAATAAATTTTTATAAGAATTTAATTCCGATAACAACAATTAATATAAATATAACAACACTAATTCCAATTATCATAAGCATATGAGATTGTGCAGGAGAAGACCCGGAAGGTTGAGGAGAAGACCCGGAAGGTTGAGGAGAAGACCCGGAAGGTTGAGGAGAAGTTGATACCGGAACATATCCTCCAGAAGGTCCGGTGGGAGCCGATGTAGTTGATGTCGTAAGACCGCACTGATCAAGTATTCCAACTCCATTCGAAGATACTACTCCAGAATTGCTGCTGTACATAAAGTTGTTTCCACATGCGCTTACACCGTTTAAAGATTTAGATGCACTTATTTCCTGTTCTACAAAGGCGTTTCCGCTAGAACCCCAAGCATTGCACATCGGACTTAGATAAGCACAGTTATTTGCTATCGTATTATAATCAGATTCCGATTTTGATTTAAGCATGGCACCGCTACCGGCCAAAATTTGATTCGCGCACTGTTGTGAACCGTTTACACAATAGCAAAGAGGATCAACATTTCCTACGATACCGCAATAGTTTGCAATATTCTTTTTAATAGTATCATCAGACAAGTTGCTTCTGTTCATCGGGTTATAAAAAACATTAAACGAGAAGGAACCCGTACTTGAATTAGTTATATTTTGAAGTATAAATTTTCCCTGAAAAGGAGAAACATATAAAACACCCTGAAGCCCGTTACCCGAAATGACTGGGTATGTACTGTTTGCGATTATAGCAGCGAACGTTGCGGGATTGTTGCCTATTACGTTCTGGGCTGTTGGTATTTCGGTATTAGTAGCAAAAGGACTCTGATAATAGTAAGTTTTATTCTGTAAACTCATAAGAGATCCAGAGTCCATAAAAGCAAGATCGTTGCCGGATAACGATGTAGATATTCCATTAGCCATTTGCTTAATCTGGAAGTTTGGACTGTCGCTATTAATAGTTACGATTTTTAAAAAGGGAAATCCTTGACCGACATTCTGATCTGTAAAATTCGTATTATTAAGTCGAGATATAAGGAAATTACTTGTGGCCATTTAATATTATAAAAATAAAAATAATAACCAATAAAAATATAACTCCTCCAACGATAAAAATAGTTTTAGAGGTCTTAGAAGATGGTTTTGATAAAACTCCGGGTTGAGGTTGAGTGTAAACTGGGCCGTCTCCGGGTTGAGTGTAAACTGGGCCGTCTCCGGGTTGAGTGTAACTCGGGTCGTCTCCGGGTTGAGTGTAACTCGGTTGAGTGTAACTCGGTTGAGTGTAACTCGGTTGAGTGTAACTCGGTTGAGTGTAACTCGGTTGAGTGTAACTCGGTTGAGTAATCGTTGGAGTAATCGTTGAAGTATTCATGGAAGAATTTGTACCGCAATTTTGCGTTACTGTAAACCCGGCTGCATTTATTTTTCCTTCTGTAGATGCACTCATACCAACTCCGCAAAATGTTAAATTTTGAATAGAATTACAGGTTGGAACTTGGTTCATACTAGCAGGCAAGTTAGAACCCCCCGATTGAGTCCAAGTTTTGCATATACTATTACAACCACACTGATTGTTAATAGTTTCAAAAGCCTGTGCATTTTCTGGTGTAGTTGGAAGCTGAGAGAAAATAGAAACTCCATTGTCTTCACTCGTCAAATATGCATATGAACATCTTGGCTTTTGATTGGGATAATTGTTACAATAACAACCAGGATCCTGAAACTGAATCGTTTTGCAATAGTTTCCATATGCATTTGCGTTCCATGTAAACTCGGGTCTATTTATTGTATTATACAAAAGATATACATTCCCGCTGGTTGCAGTGTCATTAAATAATAACCAACCTCCTTTACCGTTTGATAAAAAGTAATTTGGAATAGGTGCTTGGTTGTTAAATTTCGAATATTTTTGTATATCTATGACCTCCCAATTCACATTAAACGTTTCCTGTTTATCAGAGTCTGTAACGGGATTGTAAAATATACATTCTCCATTTATGTATATGTTTCCAATAGGGGAGAATACAATTGTGTATTTTGATCCCAAGACCAATGCATTTGCTATAGTAGAAGCTGCCGGTATCGGGTTACCATTTGGAAAGGATCTAGGCGCATTCCCGAATGTTGTTACGATAATAAACCCATTTAGCGTGTATTTATTTTTTTGTGGATTATTGAATATATTCATAGGTGTCCAATTCATTTATATATTAATATTAATATTAAAATTGATTGTAAAATTAAATTAATATAAACTAAATGATTGAGGTTATTCTCGCAACTGATTCAAAAGGTGGTATAGGATATAATGGATGTATGCCTTGGAGTGTAAAGCTAGAAACTTTTCTTTTTAAAGCGAAAACAATGGGGCACTATTTAATTGTAGGAAAAAATACATACAAGACGCTTCCTATACTCGAAAATAGATACATAGTTGTTGTGACATCTGAGAAAGGGCCCAATCGGTTCGAGACAGTTGAAAGAGCTATTGAATTTTGTGCTGGAAATAAAATATTTATTATTGGAGGCGGTATGATATATAACTATGTGTTTACCAACTTGTCGCACCTGATTACAAAGGTGCATCATTCTGTTATGAATGGAGAATACACATGCGATACATTTGTAAGTATACCCAAACTTCCAATTACATCTGTGCAGGATTTCGTCGACTTTATACACTATGAGTATGAACCAAAAACACTAGGGGAAATACAGTATACAAATTTGTTACAGAATGTTCTTAAAACAGGTGTAGATTCAGAGGGAAGAAATGGTATTACCAGAAGTGTATTTGGAAAGCATCTTAAGTTTGACCTCAGAGAAGGTTTTCCTCTTTTGACAACAAAGAAGATGTTTTTACGCGGAATTATAGAAGAATTGTTATTTTTTATTCGAGGTGATACTAATACCAAAATGTTAGAAGAGAAAGGGGTCAATATTTGGAAAGGTAATACGTCTCGAGAGTTTTTAGATAAGATGGGGTTCAAATATCCGGAAGGAGAGATGGGTCCGATGTATGGATACCAATGGAGAACGTTTAACGGGGAAAACATAGACCAACTTGCAGACGTAATTGAAACTATTAAGGAGGATCCCAAATCACGACGTATTCTTATGACTACGTATAATCCTATTCAGGTCAAAGAAGGTGTTTTGTACCCATGTCACAGTATCATTATACAATTTTTTGTTGAAGACGGAAATTTGGATATGTTTTGTTATAACAGAAGTTCAGACTTGTTTCTTGGGTTACCATTCAATATTGCATCTAGCTCTCTGCTACAGATGATAATCGCGAAAATGACAAACTTAACTCCGCGTTATTTTAACTTATCTCTTGGAGATGCACATATATACGCTTCCCATATGGATGCTGCTGAAACTCAGACTAAACGCGTTCCATACAAGTTTCCAAAAATAGAAATACTAAAAGATATGCCAGTAGTATTCGAGGATTTTAAACTAACTGAATATGCATCACATCCGATTATTAAAGCACCAATGGTAGCTTAAAAAATGAGACACTATTTAAAAATGGAAAAAGAAAATCTAATTAACTCAGAAGATGTTAGGTCGAATCTAGATAATTTTCAAAGGTCTGCGGAAAGGTTGAAAATTCTAGTAGATAGAAACGCCGCTGCTGCTAACAGGAAATGTATCGCGTGCACAATGTGTATGTGTTTTCCTTGTATTCTATGTTCAACTTTTATAGAGAGTTTTTATACAAAGCCGGCAAAGTAAAAATGATTTCTATAGATAAATTTATATAGAAATATACGAGATGAATACTGAACGACGTGAAATTGACTGGGTTAATTTTGGAATCTTCTCTTCGAAGGAGATTCTTGCGACATCGGTATGCGAGATTACGAACTGCAAGAACGCCGGCATCGGGAGCGTCTACGACGAACGCATGGGAATAAGTTCAGAGAACAACGACGGGACATGTGTAACTTGCGACCTCGACTCGAAGATGTGTCCTGGTCACTTTGGGCACATCACACTCAACGAGGCGATCGTCCATCCAAGATATTTTAAACACGTTATCTCGTGGCTCAAGTTGTTTTGCATAAAGTGCTACAAGATGCACATTACAACAGAACAAGTGCAGCTGCAGGGACTCAACAAGTTCAAACGGAATATTAGGTTCGCCAAGATTGCGGAGCGAGTGAAGAAGGTTACAAAGTGCATGAATTGCGGAGCAACTCAACCCAAGTTCATGTTCTCATCCCAAGAGGAAACAATACAAACAATTTACAAAAAAAATTCAGAGTCTATCAACGTACCTCTTACAACACAAGAGATTTTCCACATTTTCGACAGCATCGAAGACTGTGATGTTGAAACCCTTGGTTTCAACCCCAAATTCATCCACCCCAGAAATCTCATCATGCAACAGCTCGTTGTGCTTCCACCGTGTGCTCGCCCGATCATAGTAACAGATTCGAACATCGCGGATGACGATCTGACTATCCAGTACACAGAAGTGCAAAAGGCTAACATGAAGCTTGCAGATCCAGAAGAAAACTCTGACGAGGTGAAAAAGCAAAAGAACATTCAAACTCTCAAGTTTCGTATCAAGACTCTGTTTGATAACAGTCAAGGGAAAGCAAAACACTCTACAGGAGGAAAGCAACTCAAGGGATTGAAGGAGCGTCTTTCCGGAAAAGAGGGTCAGATTCGACACAACCTCATGGGAAAGCGATGCGAACAAACGGGGCGCACCGTTATTGGTCCAGAGCCAACACTTCGTCTTGGTCAGATGGCTATCCCAATAGAGGTCGCAGCAAATCTCACTGTTCCGGAACGTGTGTCCAGATTCAACAAGGACGAGCTCATGTCTCTCATACTTGATGGCAAGGCAAATTACCTTATCAAAAAGTCTGGAAACAAGAAGCGCATAAACTTGAAGTTTGCAGTCTTCCATTCAGGCACACCTCTTCTGTATCGAGATGAGATTGTGAGAAAGGTGAATATAAATGGAGAGATTAAAGAACTTAGGACTATCAACATCGGTCAAAAAGAACTGAAACTCAAGGAGAATGATCGAATCTTTCGAAATGGGGTCGAGGTTCAGAAGGTTGTTTCCCCCAGAGTCAAACAGGAATTTGCAATTGAAGAGGGAGATGTTGTGGAGAGACAGCTTAAAAATGGAGATGTTGTTCTTCTAAATCGTCAGCCCACTCTCCATCGAGGCTCAATGCTTGCAAAAGAAGTTGTCATACGGCCTTGCAAGACGTTTCGATTTAACCTCGCTAGCACACGATCTTTTAACGCTGACTTTGATGGAGATGAAATGAATATTCATGTTGCACAGGGATACGAAGCACGTGCAGAAATGAAAGAGTTGTCTGCTACGAAATACAACATAATATCTCCTCAATCTAGTCAGCCGAACATTGTGATTGTACAGGATTCGCTTCTTGGAGCTTTTATTATGACAAAACCAAACTCAAAAAAGCTTACTAAAGAAGAGTTTTTCAACATTGCAAATGTAGCCATTCAAGAGAACGGGGAGAATCTGTCCACACAGTTTATCCTAGACAAGATTCAAGCCATCCGCAGAGTTCTTAAACTCAAGGGCAAGAAGATCAATGCTTTCACAGGCAAGGGAATCATGTCTCTTGCATTCCCATCAGACTTCAACTATGAGGCAAAAAACAACGCATGCGAAGAAGAGCCTGTTTTGAAAATCTACAAAGGCGTTCTGTACGAGGGTGTATTCAAAAAGAGCGACAATGCCATTATCCAAATTCTTTATAAGGAATACGGAAAAGACGCGGCTTCCACCTTTGTTGATAACATACAATTTCTTACAAACAAGTGGCTTAGCATGTCCGGATTTTCCGTGGGAATTAAAGACTGTATTGCAACAAAGACTTCCGAGATCGAAGACGCTATCGAAAAGTGTTTTATGGAAGCGAAGGGTATAGAAGACACAACATCGCATTCTGGTATTAGAGAGGTACGTGTAAACGCCGCTTTGAGCAAGGCTCGAGATATCGGTATGCGTATCGCTAAAAACGCCCTATCTCCTTCAAATGGATTCCTGGCAACAGTCGGGTCTGGAAGCAAAGGTGACTTCTTCAACATCGCACAGATCGCGGGAGTGATTGGGCAGCAGAACCTACGCGGAAATCGTGTTCCAAAACATCTCAACAAGGGTACTCGTACTTTGCCTCATTATCCTTTTGGAAAGATGTCCACCGAGATGGAATACGAATCGCGGGGGTTTATCAAGCATTCTTTTATACACGGACTCAACCTTCGAGAATTTTTCTTCCACGCCATGTCCGGTCGCGAGGGTGTAACAGATACAGCTCTTGGTACTAGCAAGTCTGGATACATGCAGCGGCGTATCATCAAGGTTATGGAAGACTTGCAAGTGAAGTATGATGGAACAATTCGAAACGTCGAAGGCAACATATATCAGTTCGCATACGGAGATGACGGCCTGGATCCAACAGAGTGTATAATCAAAAAGGGGGAAATAGAGATCGGAGACATTTCTCGCCTTATCGAAAAGCTAAATATGAAATGCGAATAAGTTTTGTAATTAATTACAAAACTCTAAACATGTGATTCTGTTATAGGTTTAGGTACAGATATACTAGAACGATATACACCACTCGCTTCGGGCAACCACTTTATTTCCTTCCTAATACATAGAAATCTTGCTACTAAGAATATTAAGTCAATAAAGTAGTTTGTATCGTCATTCTTTTTAAGATTTACAACTTTTGTATATAATTTTTGTATATTTTCTAGCTTTCTTTTCTTATCGTTTATCGAATGCGATATCAGGTAGTGAACCTCTTCATATTCTATACCAAGATCCGCCCACTTGTCTTTCAGTACTTGGTTTATTCTAAGCTGTTCTGGAGGCTTAAAAAATGTATTTATAACAGAGAGTATTAGTGTAGCTATACTTATAGATGTAGTCACACTCTCTCCGAATAGAGATCCTGTAGCAGATTGTCCTGTTGTAATTGCAGTAAATATAGTTATACATAGGTTTATAGGGTTAGAAGATACAGACCAGAATCCAGCGTACATATATCTCTTCCACCAGTAGTATCCAGTGTCCTTATTTATAGCGTTATCGTATCGTTTTATTTCAGACTCCATTTCTGAATCTGTAAGTTCGGTTTGTTCCATATTGTAGCTTTATTAATGCGTGATATTTCTAACTTTTTTAGATATTTCTAGAAATACTGACTTATAATTTTCGAATATGTGTCCTATATCATCTAGGAAAGAATCCGGAAAATCCACTTCGGGATAGTTGTAATAGATCTTTCCAAAATCAAAAAACTCTATAGATATCAACTGATTATCTGTATACTTAACAAATAAATTATTATCAAAGTATAATGCCGTATAAAAATCTGTAGTTATTACTCTTGCCTTTACCATTTATTTCATGCCATATCATCTTTAAGTTCTTGATACGGTTTCATTTTATATATAAAATAAAAAATTAAAATACAACAGTTAGTTCTTCGTCCTCTGTTAATTTAAACTGTCTATTTCTTCTTAATTCTAAAAATTTAAAATATCCGATAAAGAAAGATGAAAAAAGAGCAAATGAATAAGATATAAGAAGACTAACTTTCCCCAGATATATACTATACACAACAAAAGGAGAGTTACCTAGAATCCTAAGTATTAAAAACCACTCGTTAATGTCCTTTGTAGACCGAGTCTTGTATGTCTGTATCATTTGAGGTATATTGTATCCTATGCATACCACATTTCCTATTATTAAAAACACATTCATAACGATATCAACATTTGGGTCTATAATGTCAAATTGCATATATAATTATAGATACAAAGGTTTAAAATTGATTTGATTTTCAACTTATAGATAGAAAATGTCTGACATTACAAGTTGTGTATACATCGGGAGGCTGTCGGTAATCGAGCCGTGCGAATTTAATAGACTTGCTGGAGAATTTTCTACTTGGTCTGCCAACATAAATTCTTCTTATAACAAGGTATTTGTAGGTATCAATTCTGTGTACGAAGCTGTAAGAATTCTTAGTACAATATCTATTATTGCAAGGCGTCCTGAGGTCACTTCAGACCTTCTAGAGAGTGATTTCAATAGTATATATGATTACTTTTTGAAAGACTTGACATACATTGCAGAGAGTCATACAAAATTCATGCAAAAGTCCCCTATAAAATTTTATATCTATTCTAAGCAGCCATCTTGTGGTGAATATAAATTTTCACAGACTCCCGTATCGGAAAGTGTATTTAGTGATAAATTTGAAGACTCAATGTTCGAGTGTACCTTTTCAATAATCTTGAATGATATTGGAAAGTTTGTAAGATATCAAGACGTAGAGAAGACCTCTAATTCTAATATATATAACCAGCCCCACAACGTTTTCAATGATTATTCTAGGCTTGTTCAAACTCCCAAATACTCTACCGAATTTCAAAATATATTTAGCAGAGATACACAGCCTGCTCCTGCTCCATATCAATATCCCTATCTATCTCCATATCAATATCCATATGAATTTTGCCAGACCACTCCAGTAACAAGCCAATTTTCATTTCAACATCCAGCTCCAACTCAGTTTAACCCTGCTACCAATCCAGCTCCAACTCAGTTTAACCCTGCTACTAATCCAGCCCCAACCCAGTTCGGACAGACGCAGTTCGGACAAACCAATCCAGCCCCAACCCAGTTCGGACAGACGCAGTTCGGACAGACGCAGTTCGGACAAACCAATCCAGCCCCAACCCAGTTCGGACAGACGCAGTTCGGACAGACGCAGTTCGGACAAACCAATCCAGCTCCAACCCAGTTCGGACAGACGCAGTTCGGACAGACGCAGTTCGGACAAACCAATCCAGCCCCAACCCAGTTCGGACAGAATTCCTTATTTGGACAGACTAAACCCGCTACCAATCCAGCACCAACCCAGTTCGGGCAGACACAGTTCGGACAAACTAACCCCGCTCCTAATCCAGCCCCAACCCAGTTCGGACAGACACAGTTCGGACAAACTAACCCCGCTCCTAATCCAGCCCCAACCCAGTTCGGACAGACACAGTTC